CACTTGAACCGTCTGTTCCTGAAACTCCTGATGTACCTGAAGTACCACTTGAACCGTCTGTTCCTGAAACTCCTGATGTACCGCTAGTTCCTGAAACTCCTGATGTACCGCTAGTTCCTGAAGAACCGTCTGTTCCTGAAACTCCTGATGTACCGCTAGTTCCTGAAGAACCATCTACACCTGAAACTCCTGATGTACCGCTAGTTCCTGAAACTCCTGATGTACCGCTAGTTCCTGAAGAACCGTCTGTTCCTGAAACTCCTGATGTACCGCTAGTTCCTGAAGAACCGTCTACACCTGATGTACCGCTTGAACCATCTGTTCCTGAAACTCCTGATGTACCGCTAGTTCCTGAAGAACCGTCTACACCTGAAACTCCTGATGTACCGCTAGTTCCTGAAGAACCGTCTACACCTGATGTACCGCTTGAACCATCTGTTCCTGAAACTCCTGATGTACCGCTTGAACCATCTGTTCCTGAAACTCCTGATGTACCACTAGTTCCTGAAGAACCGTCTACACCTGATGTACCGCTTGAACCATCTGTTCCTGAAACTCCTGACTCACCTGATGTTCCTGAAGAACCACTTGAACCTGATGTTCCGCTAGTTCCTGATTCACCTGATGTTCCTGAAGAACCACTTAAACCTGATGTTCCGCTAGTTCCTGATTCACCTGATGTTCCTGAAGAACCACTTGAACCTGATGTTCCGCTAGTTCCTGATTCACCTGAAGAACCACTTGAACCTGATGTTCCGCTAGTTCCTGATGTACCTGAAGTCCCACTTGAACCATCTACTCCTGATGTACCTGAAGTCCCACTTGAACCATCTAATCCTGATGTACCTGAAGTTCCTGATGAACCACTTGTCCCTGAAGTTCCAGTTCCACCACCAATAATATTCACTAATACAGTGTTTCCAGAAATACTTGATACTGTTGCACCACTAAATTGAATTTCAGTAACACCTGAAATTGAAGTTGTACCATCACTTATTGTTGTTAAACTAGATGAACCACTAGTTCCTGAACTACCAGATTCTCCACTAGTTCCTGATGAACCACTTGAACCTGAAGTACCAGAAGTTCCTGACGGTGTTGCTAATGTAGTTACTAAATACGAATAGTTTAAAGTACCCTCAGAATAAAATGTTGCGGTTCTATTTTGATTATCTCCATTATTGACATATAAATCAACAATTATTCTATCAGTAATATCTAACACTGCCGATGTTGGCAATGCGTTTATCTTTATTTCAACTGGTGTTGTATTATTTGTATCCCACCCAATTTGAACCGCACTTGACGTAAATAGTGTTGTTTTAGTGCCCCCTGTCGTATATTTTGACACCACATAATAAACACTAAGATTATCATTTTCAGCATTTTTAGTAAAGTAGGTATATGCGTGCCATAGACCGTTTGGAATTATAACAACACCAGGTTCTCCTGGGTCTGTTATAAAACCTCCATTAACCAAAACATTTTGTTCATTAGCAGTTAAATTTACGGTTACTGTACTTTGCGGTAGTCCATCGGTTAATTCACCTAATTCTTTATATGGTGTTACACCTTGTGCTACGGATTGGTTAAAGAATAAATTTTGTCCTCCAGACACACCGTCTTGTCCTGATGTTCCTGATGAACCACTTGAACCTGATGTTCCGCTAGTTCCTGATGAACCACTTGAACCTGATGTTCCGCTAGTTCCTGATGAACCACTTGAACCTGATGTTCCGCTAGTTCCTGAAGAACCTGAGTTTCCTGATGTTCCGCTAGTTCCTGATGAACCACTTTCTCCCGATGTTCCTGATGTTCCTGAACCACCTCCCCCTGATGTAACTCCTGTAATAGAAATTGTACCACCAGTTGAATTATATAATTCTAATGTACTTGACCCTGAAAAATAGGTGCCACCCGTAATTGAAACTCCTTGAATTGTTTCAACGTCTCTGAAACTTACTTCCGTAGTTCCATCATTATATACAAGGACTTTTCCTAAAGTGTTATTTGTATCACCACTTTTTAAGTAGAATTTTCCATCTACTATTAAACCGTTTTTAACTTTAAATTCGTGCGCCATCTAGTTTTCTTTTTTCACTTTCCAAAAGAAATATTTTTATTCTTTTGATAAATACAACATAATGTTCTTTTGGTGTAACTAAAGTAAAAAAAAAACCACCTTTTTTTGGAAGGTGGTTTTTTTAAATTTGTTTTATATATTAAGGTGTGGGACTTGCCGTTGGTGTTGGCGTTGGAGTTTCCGTAGGTGTGTTAGTTGGAGTTTCAGTAACCGTTGGTGTTGGAGTTATCGTAGGAGTTGGTGTTGTTGTCTCAGTAGGTGTTGGTGTCGGAGTTATCGGAACATTAATTTCTGCACTAATATATACAGTTTGTCCTGTAACCCATTGAGTTGTTGCTGATTGTATTAAAACAGTATTACCTGTCACACCTGATGGTACAAGTGAAATACCAGTTCCAAATACAAATCCTGTTCCTGGTACACCTGGAGGCGTTCCCGTACTACCACTCCAACTTTGGAACGCATTTGTACTACCCGAATAAATTGCAGAATCACCATTTTGAGTTAATGTTATTGTTATACTTTGACCTGTAAATCCTGAGAAATAATTGGTTCTATCTGTTGAAGTAATATCAATAGAATTGAAATAAATACCATTTCCGTTAGATATAAATACGTTGGGGTCTGTGGTTCCCGTTTGTCCAGTTCCTTGTTCAGTCATAATAGTATTTCCTGATGTTGGGAACTCATAAGGTAATACTACCAAATTAAATCCATACCCTGTTACAGGTATTGGAGTTACTGATGGTGTTGGAGTATTTGTCGGAGTCTCAGTCGGTGTTGGAGTATTAGTCGGAGTTTCAGTTGGTGTGTTGGTCGGAGTTTCCGTAGGAGTATTAGTTGGTGTTTCAGTTACCGTAGGAGTTGGTGTTGTTGTCTCAGTAGGTGTAGGTGTCGGAGTTGGTAATGAACCACAAGGATTAGTTGTTTGAATAATAATATCGGGGTTTCCACCATTAGTGAACGAACCACACTGAGCACAGAACGTATATCCAGGTACTTGGTTATCGCCTGTAAATGTATGTGATTGTGGATTACCATAGAAGTCATTCCATGTAATTGTATATGAAGGTGGTGCTGTAAATCCAGTGCCTGTATATGTTAATATATACTCACAACCAAATTGATATGGTGTTGTAGTTGGTGTAGGTGTATTAGTCGGTGTTTCAGTAGGTGTAACCGTGTTTGTTGGTGTAATTGTAGGTGTAGGAGTGTTAGTTGGTGTTTCCGTTGGTGTTACCGTATTAGTTGGTGTTACCGTGGGAGTTGGCGTACTAGTTGGTGTTTCGGTATTTGTAGGTGTTACCGTTGGAGTTGGTGTTTCCGTTGACGTAACACTTGGTGTTGGAGTTGGAGTTGTTGAACTTGTGCTAGGTGTTGGTGTAATCGTTGGTGTTGGTGTAGTTGTTGGTGTTGCTGATGGAGCAGGATTTGTACAATTCGAACCAATTGTGTTTTTCACATAATTTAACTGCCAATCGTTACTTGGGAAGTATCCCAAAAATCTTATTAGTCCCGAATTAATGTCAGCACTCAAAATAACATCATCAGTATAACCTAAATCTTGTGTGCACACTTCAGTCCAATCAACATTTGTTCTGTCGGTTATAATTGTAAATGTTCCAGCTCTGTAGTTATCACAATTTGTTAAAATATAATTATAAAAAATACCTGTAACACCACTTGTAGGTTCGGTATCAATAACTCTTAATCCTGTATCTAAATTTGAGGCTTCACCATAACTGATATGGTCTAAAGTTGTAAATCCTGTAATGTTTACAGTACCACCTGTTGAATCATATAATACAAGTGTTCCACCGCTTAATGTTCCACCTGATGTGTAAACATCAGTAAATCCAGAAATATTAACTGATGAATCGTCACTACTATTAATTGTTAAGATTCCTGTTTCATGGTCAAAGGTACCACCCGTTACAGTTGTTCCACCACCACCTGATGTAAATCCTGTGATTGAAATTGTTCCACCAGTGTTGTTGTATAAATCTAATGTTGTTGTTCCTGAGTTATACGTTCCACCTGTGATTTGAACACCACCACCTCTATAAATTCTCCAATTAGCGTTAGAGGCAGTTACACCTGATACACCTTCAATTGTTGAACCTGTCCAAGAATTAATAAATGCAGTACCTGCCGCTGAACGAGTGTTAACGGTAGTTGCATATGCGGTTTGTGTAATAGCAGAAGTACCTGTTAATCCGGTAATTGACGACCATAAAGTATCATAGTTTGGTATGTTGTATTGATATGTTGTTTCATTTTCATAAACATAGACTAACATCCCTAATCTTCGTCTGCCTGATGAAATATTATCCGAGTTTAAAGTTAAAGTATCCGGTAACGCTGAAATGGCTCTTTTAGAAAATTGAATTGGTATTGTATTTCCTGAATATTCAATAGCACCAGTGGCGTTATTAGTTGTCCAATTTAAATCGGACAAGGAATATACTTCCATGTACCCACCTGTTTGTAGAACACTAAAATTACTACCGTACGGTTTACCAACAGGTACTGAATTTGAACCTGTTAACTGTACGGAACTTAAGGGATTTTTATACGGAAAACTCATTTTGTTGTAAATATTTTATTATTAAGGTGTTAATGAATATTCATTTCCCGAATAATACCAAGTGTTATTCGTTGACAATCCTCCCATGTTTGGACCAACATAGTACATTCTATAATTACCATTGTAATACACAGGACCATTATAGTTTATAGTTGCATTACCACCATTGTAGTATATTGATGAATCCATATTCAATACTGTTACTGGTGGACTTGCGTTTCCTTGATTTATCTTCTTTTCGTATCCAACTAAAGTAACTGTTGGTATTAAAATAACGTGTGAGGCGTTTCCATTACCATAGATTCCTGATGCTGGCACAGTACCTGATGGTATGTTAAATTCATCCAATAAGTTTGAGGTTAATGTTAATTGTCTAACTGTTGGTAAACCTGTGACACCTGACGTTGCATACATTGACATCCAATTTACAATATCCGTAGTTGGAACAGAAGTTCCCAATCCAATTGGTCCCGTAACACCATCAAAACCAAAGAATGCCGTATTACCTGTATTAAATAGGTAGGTATTAATATCTACAAACATACTTGAACTTCCGTCGTCAGGTTGTATAAATAACAACGCTGGTGGTAATACTGAGCTAGGTGTAGGTGTTGGTGTATTAGTTGGCGTCACAGTGTTAGTTGGTGTCACGGTATTAGTAGGTGTGACTGTTGGTGTAGGTGTTTCAGTATTTGTAGGTGTGTTTGTTGGTGTAACAGTTGGTGTAACCGTATTGGTTGGTGTATTAGTAGGTGTATTAGTTGGCGTCTTAGTTGGAGTAATGCTTGGAGTAATACTTGGAGTAATACTTGGGGTTACAGTATTAGTTGGTGTGTTAGTAGGAGTAATACTTGGAGTTACTGTGTTTGTTGGTGTCACAGTATTTGTAGGTGTTACAGTATTAGTTGGTGTAACCGTATTTGTTGGTGTAATTGTATTAGTAGGAGTAACTGTTGGTGTTACCGTGTTTGTAGGTGTTATTGTGTTAGTTGGTGTAATACTCGGTGTCGGAGTATTTGTAGGTGTGATTGTATTAGTTGGAGTGACCGTTGGAGTCACAGTGTTCGTTGGAGTAACGGTGTTAGTAGGTGTTACAGTGTTAGTAGGTGTTACAGTGTTAGTAGGCGTTACTGTTGGTGTTGGTGTTTCAGTTGCAGTAGGAGTACTAGTTGGTACTGTTGATGTTTCTGTTGGTGTTGGTGTTACTGTTGATGTTGGAGTAATTGTAGGTGTAACAGTTGGGGTAGGTGTTGGTGTTGGTGTAACACAACCTGATTGGTCAGTGTTATATAATAATACTGACTGACCAGCAACTAAATTGACCCTTGTAACCGCCGAATAGACTGGTGTTCCTGTTGTTGAGCCAGTATAAATGCTAAATGGACCCGCAGCATTCGATTGTGAACTTATTCTAACAATATATGTTTCAGAACAAGAACTGAAACTAACTTGGTTTTCAACAGTCGTACTTGGACAGCTTGGGTCTTCGTTTACTATATAAATTGATACTGTATCTAAAGATGGCATGGTTATCTGTTAACTTTAATAGATAAATACTTGATAAGTTAAATTAGATTAGTTGTTTTTTTTTTATTTTTTTAAACCGATTCTATATACGGTCCAAAACCACACGAGTCAACCACTACTTCAACACAAAAATCACATTCAGCAGTGTTAATTATAACCTCAAAACCACAAGTTAAATCACAAGTTAAAACTTTAAAAATTTCACAACCTAAACTGTCAATCATTTTTAAAATGATTTGAGGTGCGCCAACAAATATTTGAGGTAAAATAAATGTTAAGGTTGGTGAAGTGGTACTACCAGTACCAATTAGAGTACAATTATTGAGGTCCAAACCACACATATAAAATGTAAATGGAGCCGTTCCTGTTACTGATGTTATGTATAATTTTGCTCCCATATTCCTTATGCTGTATTTGTTGGTGTATTTGTTGGTGTTGGTGTTGGAGTAGGCTGTGGGTATATTGCCCATCTGTCTTGTAACCATATGGTTAATCCTTCTAAGTTATTTCCACTCAAAGGTCGACTGTATATTAAATATTGTAAAATGAATCCACTAAAATAATATACTTCACCAAAATCAACACCAAGATATATTCCATCAACTGTGTTTGATATTGTTGTACCAACATTTGATACAAAAGTTAAATTCTGTAACACTCCATCAATATAAAACTTCAATCTATTTGAATTACCAGTTTGTGTTCCGTCAAAAACTAAAGTATGAATGTGGAAGTTTGTATCAACCGCAGTAGTAGTTGTTGCCAATCCACCCGCAGACCCAACTTGATATGTACCACCTGACAATCTAATGTAAATTTCATTAGTTGACGACCCTGATTCGCCCATTGACATTTGTTGTGTTGAAGATGGATTGAAAGTTTTTCCGACCCAAACAAAAGTTGCACCAGTACTGTTTTGTAAATCAACAAATGGGTTAACGCTCAATCCATCTGATGTTCCGTCAAACCAAGTTCCTCCCGAAGAATTTTGAACATTAGACCACCATTGAGGTCTTGTTGTTGCTCCCCCTATTGGATTCGCATTATGAGCGGCAGATGAAAGGTCAGTCCATTGAGTAAATGTTGCACCACTTGTGGCTGCTCCAACAAAATTCAAGTTTGTCGAGGCATCATAATTAATTTCAAGTGTTGGGTCCGATGGTGATGGTGGAAGAGGAGTTGGTTCAGGTGTCGGAGTTGGAGTTTGAGTCGGTGTTATAGTATTGGTTGGTGTTTGTGTCGGCGTTTCACTTTGTGTCGGAGTGTTAGTAGGTGTAACTAATTGGTCTGTTGAAGTTGGCGTCTGAGTTGGAGTATCAGTTATTGTTGGCGTAGGAGTCTGAGTTGGAGTATCAGTTATTGTTGGCGTAGGGGTTTGGGTTGGAGTATCAGTTACCGTTGGCGTAGGGGTTTGGGTCGGTGTATCAGTTACCGTTGGCGTAGGGGTTTGGGTCGGTGTATCAGTTATTGTTGGCGTAGGAGTCTGAGTTGGAGTATCAGTTATTGTTGGCGTAGGGGTTTTGGTTGGAGTATCAGTTACCGTTGGCGTAGGGGTTTGGGTCGGTGTATCAGTTATTGTTGGCGTAGGAGTCTGAGTTGGAGTATCAGTTATTGTTGGCGTAGGAGTCTGAGTTGGAGTATCAGTTATTGTTGGCGTAGGGGTTTGGGTTGGAGTAGGAGTTACTGTCGGTGTGCTAGTTGGTGTTTCAGTATTAGTTGCTGTAGGTGTTGAAGTTATACTTGGTGTTGTTGGGAGAGCTTCAATATACGGTCCAAAACCACACAAATCAACCACCACTTCAACACAGAAATCACATTCGGCAGTATTAATTATGACCTCGAAACCACAAGATAAATCACATGTGAATATTTTTTTAATCACACAATCATTACTGTCAATCATTTTAATCATGATTTGTGGTGCAGAATTAAATAAACTTGGTAATAAAAAAATAGGGTCAGGTGAATCTGTGGATACTGAACCTAATAAAAAAGAATTATTTTCAAAAATGTCACATACGTAAAAATCATATGGTGACGCTCCAGTAATTGATTGTATGGTTAACCTTGCGGCCATTATGATTCACAAATTATATTATATTCTATACGTAATCCCACAATAAACTCTGAGTCACTAAGCGGGTCTGTATTACCATCACAATCTGATTTTACCTCAATAATATTTGTTTGTGGATTTACCGTATAACTTGCAACACCTGTAATTCCCGATAAAATACTTTCTAACGCATCTACCCATTGAGATTCGCTTGGAACGTCTGTTAGTGTTGTACCAGTGTAAAAACTTTGTTGATATGTATTACCACTGACTTCTATTGTTGCAATATAAGTTGCCGCGGATAAAACACAGTTCGTATTACCCGTAGTTAAGTCATAAAAACCTTCATTGACCATTGTATCAAAATCTCTTTTGTTATTAACTGTTGTGTTAAATCCACTACTAATGACCGGTACAACTTGATACCCAACAATAAAAGGTGTACAAGGAACAATGACACTCCTTGTTAATGTACAACCACTTGAATCGGAAACTGTTACACTAAAGGTTCCACCCGTCAAATTAGAAATGCTTGGTCCTGATTGACCAATCGGTACGTTGTCTGACCATTGATATGTAAATGGGGGTGTGCCAGAAAATACACTTACAGTAATTGTACCACCTGAACCACTATTACCACAACTTGTTGACTCCATACCATAATCTAATGAGCTGGATGAACTAATCGAAAATGATTGATATACTGAACAGTTGTCTTCGTCTCTAACTTGTAAAGTGTAACTACCCGATGATAATCCATTAAAAGTGACTGCTGATTGTGGAACATCAATATACTGAATCACAGGTATATTATTTTTTGTTAGAATCATATCTAACACACCTGTGTATCCTGTTCCAACCTGAACAAAACATGAACCATTATCCTGACCACATGTTGTTGCCGAAAGTGTTGTTGTTATACTAAACTTATCATTAGTAAATAGTGTAACATCTTGAGTAAATACACATCCGTTGGTATTACTTATAATTACAGTATATTCACCTGAATCTAAGTCAGTATAATTTTGTGTTGTTAAATTTGTTGTAAATGATTCGGTACTCAAATCAGGTTTGACTAATGTATATATAAAAGGACCATTACCAAGAACGTTGACCGAAATAGTTCCACCACTTGCTGAACATATAGAATTTTGTGTGTTAATTGACAATACTGAAAATCCAGCATTTGGTTGTAAATAAACACTACCTGTTACTGAACATAGAGCCGAATCCGTCACAGTAAAAATTGCAGTACCAGGTGTAAATCCTGTAAATATTAGATTGGTTGCATAACTAATTAATGTTGTACCATTTGTCCCTGAATAGAAAAATGGACCTGTACCGCCAGTAATTATAATATTTACAGAGCCATCAGCGGCAAAACAACTTGGGCTTACGGTTTGAAACGATACTATTTGTAACGGGTCAGCGGTTTCAACCTCAACTGATTTTGTCACACTACATCCTGCAGAATCACTAACTGTGACACTATAGGTGGAAGCGGTTAACCCTGTAATCGTCGTTCCTGTCGAACCATCACTCCAAAGATATGTAAATGGAACTGAACCTGTTAATCCTGTAATTTGTAACTTACCTGTGGGACCAAAACAATTTGTATCGTCAACAACAAAAAAACCATAATCTACAGATGTTGATGAATTAACTATTACTGACTCTGAATATCCTGAACAACCACCATAATCCTCATAGTAAGTTCTATAAACACCAGGTGCTAAGTTTACAAATGATAACTCACCGTTAGTTGTTACGGCACTTTGAACTATGGTATCTCCTGAATATAAATTTATAGTTATTGGATAAGCGGTTGACTGACCACTTATTGATATTACGCCATTATTTTGTCCACAAGTTGTGGCACTAACAGAACTTACACTTAGACATCCACCACTCGAAACTATTATATTTATGTAAAATTCATTATTTACATCACCCAAAGAATCATTGGCTCTTACAATGTAAACGCCAGCATCCAATCCTGTTTTAGTACTTCCAGTTCCAATGTTTGGGTCAACCCAATCAATAGTATATGGTTCAACACCACCCGAAAGAGAAATATAGATAGCACCACTACCATTATTGGAACAATCACCTGTTACTGAAAACTCATACTGAAAATTTGCCATTATCCACAAGAAATAGTTGCGTTTATCCCTACATTAAGAGTAAGTGTTTTGTCTTTAAATAGTTCCATACAACCTGAGTTTGATATTATAATTCTTTCTGAATTAACATTATAGTTTAATCCATATTGGTAAATAGTTGATAAGTAAGTATCTAATCCATCTATCCATTGTTGTTCTGTTGGTATACCATTTATACCATAACCAGTAAAGAATGGTTGTTGTACTAATATTGTATCATCTAATCTTAAATCAATATACCAAACAGCGGTAATTGAATTGAGGTCACAGTTTTGTAATTGGAACCCTTGTTCGGTGACAACGCCATTTAATGCGATATATAGAGCATCTGAGAAGGAATCGATTGTCGAGCTTGTTCCACTCCAAGGAATAGTTGCACCTGATATTGTTTCGTCAATACAATCATATGCAAATAAAACACCAGTTGCGGTGCAGGGTACACACGGTACTGCAACAAATTGACAACCCCTTTGTTTTCTGTAAACATACTTTTGTCTATGAAAAGCAGAGTTTTCATATTTCAAACCACCGTTCCATATTGTTGATGATGGAATAACCTGTTCAACTAATTTTGTCCAATAATTACCAATTCCGATTGAGTAGTCAATCATTTTTTGATAAGTGTATTTTGAGGTATCAACACCAGCTAACTCTAAGGATTGTAAATAATTCCAATATACTAATTGTAGTGTTGGGTATCCTGAAGATTTACCATCATTTGTAAACCATCTATTTCTAACGTTAATCATGTTGTGGTAAAATGATTGTGCAAACTCAGCGAATGTTTTAGTTTGTGGTTGTGGACTAATCACTGTCCAATCTATATTACCAGGAGATGGATAAGGTGTTGTTAAACCAGTATATGGTATTGGGTAATCATATTCATTCGATTGTGACCAAACATCATAAGTGATTCCCTGACCAACATTCAAAAATAAATCAACATTTTTTACGTTAAGTGTCAAACTGTTGTCCAATGATGTCGGTGTTGACTCATCAGCAATTGATTTTGCATTATCTTTGAAAGAATTAATTGTGAATCCTAAACTACCCATATTTGGGAAATTTCTATATCTTTGTAAAAATTGTTGTCCGTATGATGGAGCAACTTTTGTAACCTGTATAGTCGGCGTTGTTGATGTATATGTTAGATTCGTTATTTCTACCAAATTTTCACTGACGTGAAATGAATTTTGTTCATACCAACCTTGACCTTGTTGGAAAAAGAAATTTGTTGTTTGGTCAGGTGTTTTTGGAAACCCATCAATATTGATTGGGTAATCAGTAATTAAAAAGTCCGACTCTGTCGCAACTAAATTTGTTGTGAATGCGCTGTAAACCCTTCCTCTAATTTTGTATTCAGAACCAACCAAATATCCTGGTATCTGTTGTTGATAAGTACCACCTGAGATTTGAACATATTGTGTTAAGAAATCTTCGTATTTTAATTTTCTATCTGCGGTGTATATAGTTTCATTGAATTCAATCAAAGCATCAGGTGCACCAATAGTTCTCATCAAAAATTCTATGGATTTTCTTGTCCCTTTCGAGCGGAATAAATTTGATGCGTTTAAGATTAATCTTCTATAATATTCAAAATTTAATTCTGTAGGTGTTTGGTCTCTTGTCCATCCATCATAAATTGATTTGTTTTTAACACCATAAATTGACGTTAAAAAATCTTCATTTGTGATTGGTGAAATATTTGTATCCCACCCTAATGTCTTAGCCAAATAAACTAACAAAGCGGATGGTATATCATTTTCAGGAACATATTCCACAGATGTCATTGTTGCCAACGAATCAATAAAAATTTTTGTTTCATCAAAACTTCTACCGTAGATTTGAATAACCTTTTCAACTTTTTGGTCATTTGTATCAAATTCGTGAAATGCATCTGTGGTTAAAAATCTACTGATTAAATTTGTTTTAAATGTATCTAATTGTTCACCGTAAGAACTTAATGTTTCCAAGTAAACATCATAGGCGGTTGTAATAATATCCAAATTCCATACACCTAATAATGGCCAAGTTAAATAAACATATGATGTATAAAAAGTACCATCATCAGTTTGTTGTGGTAGTTTAAATTGTGCAGTATATTTTGGAACTACAAATCTATTTAATAAAAATTTTTGTATCTCATCAAAATCATTATTAAAAACCATTTCAGTTTTTAATTTATTCGGTCTCATTACCAAAGTATTTGTTGTTGTAACATCACCTGAAAATGGATTTCCACTAACGGTAATTGATAATGTTCCACTTGTTGTTGAATTTGAGGCTGTGAATAACATGAATTGATATTCTGTTGACCCGGTGCCAATAAACAAAGAATAATCTCTAAAAAACGTGGTCATATCCCTTAAGGGACTAACAGGTGTTGGTCTAAGAGCAATGTTCCTTGCCGCGTTTTGTGAAAAATCAATATCGAAAATATTTTTGATTCTTTGAACGTCCACGTCAAAACTTGTTGTGTTTTCGTTTTGATTGAATACGATGTTTGTCGCGGTATTAGCTGTGCTAAAATCAAAATAAACTTGGTCAACTTCAATAGCCGCTGGAAAGAAATTAATAATTTGTGTTATCGATGTTGAAAGTCTTTTACTTAATGACCCATATAATGTGAAGTTTGTTACCTCAGTCAAATCATATGACGGATAAACTTTTAAGTCTTTCGATAATGCTTCTTTTGCCTCAAGTATATTAACGTTCAAATCACTCAGGGTGATTGGGTTTGAGAAAACACCCGATTGATAATCATTATCAATCTTTTCAACCACCCCATAATTCCATATAAAATTTGTGTTTGTTAATCCACCACCTTGCGTTGTCTGAAAACCAACTAAATCTTCGTTGGGGTCAAGAAAACCTGCGCCAGGATTTGGGATAACTATTCTACTCATTATGGTATGATATTGTCAAAACTAACACTAAAGTCAATATTATTATTTCTATCTTGACGAACTTCATATAACAAGTCACCAAACTCACTTCTAATTTCAAACAAGTTGTATTGTTTGTAAATTCTACTTTCTGAGTCGTAAATAGTGTAGATACCTGTATCGATTGCTTTGCTTTGATTACCGTAAAGAGCTACAGCAATACTGTTCAAGTCATACTCAGCCATCTCTATTTCAATGGTGAAAGGATTAAAGAATGTATTAGTCAAAATAACTTGTTGTCCTGGCTGTCCAATGTATGGAACTGCGTTTGGGTTATTGGATGGTGCGCTTGATGGTGACACAGTTGCAAATACTAAGTTTCTTGCACTTGGTGAGTCGATATATCTATATCTCACAGAGTTCACATTACCAGCTGCGGGGTTACTAATTACAGTATCCACAAAGAAAGATGATGTTACGATTCTATAAAAATTGGGTATTTTGGTACCGTCTGTGTTTAAATATTCAACACGATATCCAACTAAACCTTGTGAAATAAATCTATTTCTAAATGCTGATGGTACATTATTAGTGTCCATTATAATACCCTTAACATTTGGTAAAGCAGATAATACACCACAATCTGTCAAAGTAGTTCGTATTTGTGCCGGTCTAATCATTAAAGTGTATATACCAATTTTATTAAATTCATTTGCCGGTAATTTTAAATTATATAATCCACCCAATATTTCATTACTATTACCACCTGTGTTTCCGTTATTGAAATAAGGTGTTAATATTTGTGATGCGTTGAGTTTTTTAATAATCGGTGTTGATGTAAAGTCACGTGACGGTGTATACACCAAGATGATTTCAACATCTTCAGGTGCCATGTCGGCTGGGCGAGTTATGCCATATGTTCCTAGTGCCATTTTATTGTTCTGTTAGTTTAAAATATCCATATCCGTATTTTATGAGGTCACCAAGATTGTCAACTTCACCTAATCTAAGTAAACTTTCCGTTCCTGATAATTTGCCCCTATCTATAAATACATTTGATTGTATTTCTGTAGCGTTCACCATACCAATTAATATTTCTTCTTTTACAATTGGAACTGGTGTTATGTTGTTTTCTGTTAATCCTGACGAGTTAGCAATGAATAATGTATATCCTTGAGGGAAATCATAATATAATGTATTCAAATATGTGTAACCTGTGTAATCAGGTCCTAAATTTTGGACGTACCCAATAATTTCCCCTTTTTGAATTACGGGAGCGCCGGGAATGTATGGGTTAGGACCATATTGTTTTAATTGTGTCAATTTTGAACTTGTAAATCCTGAAACTAAAAATGGTATTGTAGTATAGTTTGAAGATATTTGAGACTGAATATTATTTTCACTATCTCCTGTGAATATCCATTTATATGATATCGGTGTTCCTGACCAATAACCATCGCGAGGCACAAAATAATATTCACCGTCAGGATTGTCAAAACTAATATCGGTATATGGTATTGTTATTTTTTTAGTGGTGACTGTAGTACCCCAAGCTGCGGTGCCACTTAAACTAACATTATATACTTTTGATGAGCCATCAGATAGTGGAGCATAGTCATGTGATACAAAGTCAGGATATTTTTTAATAATCGTTTCATTTGGTTGATTATCACCCCAATCAATTTCATATACAATATCTTGTGCTAAAATTTCTGAGGTATTATATAGATATAATGTGTATGCGGAATTACCCGTTACACCACTATATACAAAATTATTATTAATATCTTTTTGATATATGGCACCGTCGAATCCTGAATAATATCCAATATCTTTGTATGTTTGTTTAAACATTACAGGTATTGTTAGTCCTGTCAATACTGAATCACCGTTGGTCCCCCCTGACAACAAATAAGTCATTCCCGTCCAAGCGGGTTCATCTCTTCCACCACCATCGGGAAATGGAACATAAACTTCTACCTTGGCAGATTCTAAAAATTCTTGTGAAATCACTATATTATATTGTTCTGTCTTCATGGATTTACATATTCATACCACTTAATCGGATTATAATCCGTACCAACTTTTGTTAAATTTCCTAATTGGTCTTTTAAAAATACCTCATAGGTATAATCATCGTAATTTAACTTAAGTGTATAGTAGAAATTTAATTCTTGTGAAAAGTTAAATTTATCTTGTTTTGTTCCTTGTGGTGTATTCATCATTCTTTTAAATCCACCAATGTTAGCATCATAAAATTTTGCTGACATAAATAATGTATCCACTTCGGGGTTCAAAAATTCAGGTGATTTTAACCAATATACAAAGTATCCCTCTTTGTCACCCGTAAAGTTCAGTTGGTATTCAGGTTTTCTGATTGCAACGGTGTTCTGTCCTATGATTGCAGATGTTGTCAGACCCTGTTGAGTTGGAATTATTATGGTTAACAAGTTTCGTTGTACGGTACTTTTCTCTGAATCATAAAAATCTAATTTGAAATAAGACTTTGAAAAAACATCCTCATTATAATAAATTTGTCTACTCGTAAATCCATTAGCTCTGTAATCCGATACCCACGCTGTGTTTGTTGTGGTTGCAGTTATTGATGAATCAGTTGTTGCAGAATAAAAATAAAAATCATAATGTGTACTTGTTTTAGACCCAACATCAATGACCTGTGGTGCCCAAGGCGCATGTGAATATCTTATGGTTTCAAAATTATCAATTGGGTTAATTGCTTGTTGAATAATTTCATTTTCAAAAACCTCAATGGCATCGTTAACACCATTCAAATCCCAAGTAGTTAATATTGGAACTTGTAACGCTAAATCGTTGTCATTGGCGTTTTGAATTGGGTTATATCTTAATCTTAAATTATTCACAAAGGTCTATAATTGGTTGAGCAACAACTTCAACAGATTGGTTTATATTACTAAATGGTGTTGATTGTAAGAATAATATTTGTGAAAAAGGATAATGTGCATCATTCAAAAATGGATAATCAACACCTCTTCCATTTTGGAAAATACCGTAATTTAAAATTGTTCTCCACAACCAAGTATTGAGATTTTGTGAGAAATAAGCCCAATAAGGTCGTGTGTTAACATTTTGTCCTACTGCGGTAGTTATAGAATCTGCAAAGTCTCTTAATTTAATTGAGTGGTGTGGTGTGTAAAAATAACCTGGTGGGTTATTACTTGTAGTAACTTCAGTTTGATATAAAGCATCGTTGAATGTGATTTTATGTTTACAATCAGAAACCACATATTCAGTTTGTTCGATATCGTTGTATTCACAAAAATCACCTGATAAAACGTCATCAATTTTTAATGGTTGATTATAATAAAAAGTATATGTTTTACCATTGGATACTTTATTATAAGAGCTAACAGGTATCTCGACTAAATTGTCATCAGCATTTGTTGCCCACCAGTCGTCCAAACTATCAGAATGAAAATTAAATGACCATCCTTTTTGTAATCCGTATTTATTATTGGCGGTTGGTTTTGGTTTATTGAACCATCCATAGTATCCTTTATTAACAATTGTAACAAACACATCGGTGACTGGTTTCATATTGTTATCAACCATATCATAGATATTTAAATCTTTTTTAAATGTGAAACTAAATGCTTGTGAGTTTTCTCGTATAGAAACTCTTTGTTGTAAGTTTGGTGTTAATGCTGAATATTCCATTTTCTGTTGGTTGGTAAACGGAACGTTTTCAAAACCCATTTTAGAAACATCAGATTCATTTTCATTTGTCAAAATCTTGTGTAATCTAACATAATATCTTGATTTGCTCTCACCTGAATTGGATATATCACCAATTCGTTTGAATGTTCCTGAAACACCATTTACAAATGTAGTACCTGTATAACCAGGATTTACTATCGAAAAACTTGTACTCGCGTTGTTATATCCTTGTTCACCAACTAAATCAACTCTAAATAAATTATTACCATCATAATTTATAGACAATTCAACATATTGGTAAGACGTTAAATTGTGATTTCCAGCACATCTGAATGTGATATAATTAATACCGTTCTGTACTGTGTTAATAATTGTAAAAGGTATACCATCAGATACAACAAAACTTAAGGGTGTTCCATTAATTTGTTTATCCACATATGACATTCTTTGTTCTGTGTCAGATGAAAATGGATAACTTAAATACACACCCCAATTGTATGTTGAGGCACTTTGCGGTTGTAGAATATTATGTGGATTTTCAACATCAGTCCTAATAAAATTAAATTCATTGTACTGTGGAAGTCCACCCCATTTTAAACCAAATGTGTCGGGAACTCTTTCAAATGCGTTAAATAATATTTGGTTATTATTGACCACAGATAATTCGTTTGTTAAGTATAAAAAATTCTTATATCCATCATAATCAGTTGTACCTGATATAACATTAGAAAATATGTTTGATATCTTTCCACCAATTCTAAATGTTGTTGACGACTGTCTTTCAACTTCAGTTTGTTCGGCAGCGTTTATATCACTAATTCGGTCAGAATCAATTAATTCTTTTCGGTCACCAATTAATTCAACGGGTACTGATGCAAGTCTTTCAGGTGCACCTTTGTATCTAAGATTACCTTTAAGTATTGTGATGTTGTTTTGATAGTTACCCATTATATATTAATTAGATTTTTTGTTAAAAATATATCGAATGCTGTCTTACCTTTTTTCAAACCAAAGTAGAAGTGATATGGTGCACCAACAACAATTCTACTATTAGGTAATTTGAAAAATCCGTCATACGTAAATCCTGTTACATTTCCGCTAGAGTCTTTTGATTCTAGTGAACTATAGATATAACCAGGTCTTTGTCCTGTTGGGTGTTTAACAAAACTTGGGAAATAAGTACTGTCATTTAATCTGTCAATACCTTGATAAGGTGTGGTATAGATTGTACCTGATGTTATCCAATTGTTTTCCTCACCACCAAACATACTTGGGTTAGTACCATTTTGTTTAATTTCCCATCTATACATTGGAACCACTTGTGTTTTATGTCCAAAAGTATTAAAACCAAATTTTGTTGGTGTGTCTATGAATATTTCACGGCCAGGGGAAATGTAATCTCTTGTTACAGTGTCAGAACTAAAAAATACACCAACCACAGGTTTTGGTGATGCTCCGTAAAATAAATTAGCCTCGCTGTATGACTCAGGTGAAAATGGTATAACACCAATTTCATTGTTAATACTATTTAATTGTGCAAAATCACCATCAATTTTTTGTGCAGGTCGGCTAAATAATTCACTAATTGATGAATCACCTAAACTTAATAATCTATCTAAAAAGTCTGCATTTGTTAATCTACTAATAATAAAATACTGCATCAAATCACTAACACCTTGAAATGATGTCGCTTTTAATCTGTCGGCAACATATCCTTGAAATTCAGGTTGTGCACAAACATTTTTAATTATGTTATCTTTAGGTCCTAAGTCAACAATAGTTGTTGGATTACCTAAAAAACGAACATTACCAAAGTTATCCTCAACTTGAGAATTTAACATCCCAACAAAATTACCGGTGTTTCCGTTAAAGGGACTTGAACGATAAAAGAAAGAATTGTTTTCTTCTTTGAATACAATCTTTTCCCTACAATAAACATATGTTGGGTTTGTAACCTCAATACCTGGATATATTTTATCATTTTGAAAACCTGGCATGTACAATACACCATTTATCCAATTGTTTGTAAATGTCATACCAAACACATTTCTACAAATTGCAAAACCCATTAAGAATCTTGACTTCCATTCTGCAAATGATTTTAAATCATCACCAATTGCCAAATCTTTAGCAACTAAAGTATAACATCCATTTGTTATTATTGGATACTCAGTATCACCGCCAGTATAATAAACAGAATCTGTTTTTGGTTTAACTGTCATACCTCCACCAGCACTTTGTGTATACGCACCTAACGGTACAATAGTAGGACAACTAAAACTACTCATAACTGATGTTGTACCTGTACCATAAGATTGTTCAAAATCCACAGAACTATTTGTACTATAATCAGAATTAGATGTTACATCACCAGCGATTTCGGTTGACGCACCATTATCAGATATTGCAAATACCGAAAATGCTTTATTTTGTGAAAAAACAAATCTATTATCAAATGAACTTGAACGTGGTAATCTGTCAGACCTCATAATAATTTTAGAACTTGTTGACATATTAAGAGTAATACCTGTTGAATATACATTACTGCTGTATGTCACACTTCCCGCACCACACCAATTAATTGGAGGATTTTCAAAACCTTTACATCTTCTTGTCATCAACCCTCCGCCCTCAACATATTCATTAGCAAAATAACCATTACGACCTATAACATATGTATTTGGTCCTGCCCATTTACCTGATGGTACTGAACTACCAGCAGCATAATAACCACTTATTTGAGTACCAATAGAATTATTTGTTGACGTATCACCAACTGTTGTATCATCAGAGTCATGGTCGGAATCAAAATTTGAATATAATGAGTGGTTATGTGTTGTATACGCACTATACTTAAATGTTCCATTACCCGTTGATGGTGTAAAAACATATGACTGATTAAATAATGAAACATTATTATCGGTTAATGAATCATGTCTAAGAAGATTCAAATTGGGCGCTATTGGTATGTTTAACTTATAATCAGACTCAACAACCATAGAGCCCTCAAGAAGTCCAAATGGTTTCGAAATATCAATTTTGGTTTTTTGTCTTGTTGTATATGGGTCAACTCCCTTCATTAAGATTATTACACCCAAGTTTTTATAATTTTCAATTAATTGTAATGGTTTTACAGGTGGGTCACTTTTACCTCTTTGAGCCTTATTATTTTCATCTTTAACATTATCAAAATAAACTGTCATTTGACCGTCAATAATTCTTTTGTAAAAACTACTATTGAATAAAAGATTATCAATTGTCGGTGTTGATGGTGTGTTTGTTTTTATTTTCGATTCAACAATATTTTGTATTTCACCAACGGTAGTTGCCGTAACTACTTGATGATATTCAATATCGGATGGGAATGTGTAACTAGCAACACCATTATATAATGTTTGATAGATATTAAATGGTTTTGTAATTGTACCACTACCGTTCGGATTTGCGTAACTAATATTTAAAGAAGTTGTACCTGAGGATATTGTTGTTCCAGTTACAGAGTAATTATTTAACCCATTTTCTACAGTTGACGCACTTAAAATATTAACATCGTAAGTTTGAGATAAATTAACAAAGGTTATTAAATTTCCTGTTTGAAACGTTGTTATGGCGTTTGCGTCTACCAAAAAAACCATTGGTTGGTCTTCATAAAACTCAGCGTTTGTGAAAGAAATTTGACCACCATTATCCAGGTAATTTGGATAAACTTTAATTCTGTTGGAACCTCCACCAGGTAAAGTTTCAAAATAATGTCCTTTTGTATTATATAAGTTAATTCTTTCAGGAATTGGTAATTCGTTTTTACTCCAAAAATATTCATTTAATGTATTAGTATAAAACGGTGTACGTGCAAAGTTTTTAGTTTCAACAACGGAATTACCTGCCATTACCTGACCAAATCCAGCATTTTTCTTAATTCTTAATATTTCATCATCATCATCAATTTCTGGAAAAGATACGTAGACACCCGATAAAGTTACATCCGCCAATGGTGAGGAATTAATGTCACCATTTACTAATGTATCAATTGCAAAATTATTGTCACCTGTTGTATTACAATCACATGTTGAGCAATCAGGATAGGTCATCATTGGTAAATTAAATGATGGAAATTTAAATTTTTTAATTAATAAAAGAGTAATTCCAACAATAAAAGCACCATTAAGCACTATTTTACCTATAGTTGGCGCTACGTCTAATAATGTCGCCCCAAAAGTTAAAGTTGATTTAATAAAGGCATTTGCAAGGTCAACACTCAACCAATATATATTACTTACGGCGTAGGTAAGTAGTAATGTAAAAAGTAAAGGTAGTAATTTATTCCATAAATATTTAACAATATGATAAACAATTATAAATAAACCACCGACAATTCCAAATATTTGGAACAAAATTGAAATTATAAAATATAAAAGGTCAAAATTTCTTACCCCATCATTAATTGGAAATTTGTTTACCTCAGAATCACAACTTCGGTCTAATATTTCTTTGATGGATAAGAATCTACTTCTATTAGTTCCCTTTCTATATTCATCAATTAATTGTGCTGTTGTATAAACTTTATTATAATTAAATTCATAGAAAAAATCTTGACAGCTAATTGCGGAAGTTTTATTAGGATAATCGTCCCAATTTAAAGAAAAGGCGTAAGACCTTTGGAATAATGAAAAGTTATAATCGTAATTATCAAAATTAATTGTGATTGTTTGTGGAGTTTCAATTACAACACCATTTACAACTTCAGTGGTTGTTTTTTTCTCAACAGTAATTTCAAGTGTTTCATTTCCGTTTGGTAAGTCAACCCATTTAGAATTATCAACAACATTATTAATTTTATAGGTAATACTTTTATATTCACCTGTAATTGATTTAATTAATAATGCTTTACCACCTGTACCAAAGTCTGAATATGTAAAAGTTCTTGTTTCTATTAATTTTGTATTATCACCAAATATTGGTGAAAAAATTGTAGTTTCACTACTTCTAGTTGCTGGGTCAACGTTACCAGTCCATCCATATTCTTTAATATTTGGAACCAAAAAGTTTCCTCTTAATAAACTACCTTTTGGGTTAAAAGCAGAAAGATTTAATAAACTAGGTCCAATGATACTATTAGATGTCTGTACAGCACTGACTTCTTTTTCACCATCATCGGTTTTAATTTTGAATCTGTATTTACCTTTTGTTGGAATACCAACACTTGGATTATTTGAAAATATCAATTCGCCGAATTCATTGGTTGACACATAATCTAAATTCATTGGTACATCAACAACAAAAGCACCATTTTCGTCAATGACCTTTCCACCCTGTTCTAACTGATACTGTTCTAATATTGGGTCACCATCTGTATCCACATTTATTGTTTGTCTTACCGCTAAAATTCTACCAGGTCCCGCAACCATTCCACATAAGTCACCTTGTTCTGAACTTGGTTTACAATTATTTTTTAACATAACAGAATCATTTGATGTCATGATTGACCCCATGAATGTTGCCGTCGGTTCAATTGTTATGTTTGAATCTCTTAAATCAAAATCTACCCTTGTTATGCCAACATCACAAACATCTCCTGTTCCCCAAAAAGAAGAAACTGAAATACTTTTTCTTTGATTGACAATTTGTGGTAATGATGCTAAATCAGATGAACTTTTAAATTGGTTACCGTCAAACTGTTTCGGGTTACCAAGATTCATTCTAATTAAATCGGTTGGTCTTAATGAGAAACAACCCATATCAGACAAATCAACATCTAAAATAACTTGTTGGTTTCCTAATGGAACTCCAACAATCATGTAATCCCCCGACTCGTTAGTTTTAACTGTGTACTTATAATATTTTTCATATATTTGTAATACTTCTGTTCTTGTTAAAACATCCTCTCTTGTTGGAAAAGTTCCTGTGGCAGCGTGTCCTTCATATGAAGGTGTATAGGGTAGTAAATTATATCTGAACCCATCTTCATTTTTGTCCGAAACATTTTTATATGGGTACAATGCCGATATTACGGGGTCATTTTGGTCAACTAAATCAATTGGTACAAAAACAGATACTTTGGCGTTTGGAACACCATACCCACCATTGGCAATCACACGACCAACCACAACTCCGTAATCAGAACAAAAACTTCTATACACATCAGACTGAGTAAGTTTCAAAGAAAGAATTTCCAAGAAATCGAAATCTTGGTCAACTTGTACTTTGATACTTTTGTCAGATTGTGTACTATTTCCTACTGATGTTCGTATCCTATAACTTTTAGGCATAATTGTTCTTTCTCATAAATAGTTAAAGTATTATTTTACAAAAATAGTCGAAGTAATTTTCTTGTGAAGATTACTGCTTAACACGAATACCAATATCTAAATTATCGTATCTAATTTGATAGAATTCTGTTGGTTGTGCATTTATAACATCATCAATCAATCTAATTTGTTTTGTTGTGGAATCTTGATATTTTTGTGCGGTCTGAGATGTTGAATATTTTCCTCCGACTCTGTTGAAGACCTTAACATCTGATATGTTAATAACACCTTCAGTATCTTGGACCAAACTTTTAATTTCAGAAATTAAAACATCTTCACCAAATTCTCTGTTTTGTGGTAACATATAATCACTAACTTTTGTTACAACATCTGATATGATTGAATTTTGATTTGTGTTTTTTGCAATTGTAATATAAATTTCAAATGCTAAATCAATAACTTTGCCAGTATCAACACTTACATAATCATTTAACATTCTATAGTTAGACAAGAAAGATGCTATGTTATCTTTCAAAACTTTTGGAACATTTTGAGTCATTTTACCATTATCATCTTGGCTTAACACAATTACATTAATCTTGTTGTTATTTTCCAAAATACCAACCTTAGCTGGAACACCAAATTGACCCGGCATCTTTTGTATTAACGAGTAGTAGTCACCAAGAGTGACCGCTCTGTTTTGTGATGCAAAGTTAAATGTAACATAATTTCTAACTTCCTCTACAGATGGTGGATTTGCCCCACCAATAGCCGCAGTAACGTTTGTACATTGGATTGAATTTCTAACAGCGTTTGCAATTTCAATCGATGGTCCATTTACATCAAAATTTACATTACCAACAGTATTAATAATATTAACACCAACATTACTTTCAAGACCACCACCAACTCTATATTGTATAAACAAAGTTGTATTCGGTGTTGGAATGAATCCTAAACTCAAATTGTTTTGATAATCGTTTACTCTCAAAGTCACACCTGTTCGTGCAAAGCTAGCTAATTGGTCATCAGCTGTTGTATTACCACCACCGAAAGTCAACTTCATAAAGTTTTCAGGCGTAAACTCAGTTATAAATCTATTACCACTTTTGATGTATTTTCCAACTTTTATATTAGAGGTATCACTTGGTTTCGATGGGTCAGGAACAAAAATTGTATCTTCGGCTAATGCTTGTACTTCATACCATTTACCAACTGAACTTAAGAATTCTTGATACGATGGTATATTATTATATTCAATTCCGTCTTTTTGTATTATTGACAATACATTAACCACGTTTCTTTCAGGTAAAAATAAACTTAAAAATGGTGTCGCATCTGCTTGTGTTATAACTTTTTTAAATACCTTTGTGATACCGTTTACCACAACCTCTCTTTTTATAATATTATAACTTTGTATGTTGTTTGACGCATCCAAAATTGGTATTACTTTTTGATTTTTTTCTCCTGAGGAACTAAATGCTGACGCAAAATTAATGTCATTTGGATTTTCAAATGTTTGTCCCGCACCAACAAATTGTGACCCAGCTTTTAAAACACCCATGTAATCAGGGTTAGGTCTGTCACCTAAAGCGGGTACATTAATTGTTATATCACAAACCGCGATTGATGGTCTGTTTCCCGGTATTTTCAAACCGTAAGTTCTTGCTATGTTATATATTGAACTTCTTTGTTGTGCAAATTCAAGGACAGTTTCCTGTATGCTTCTATCAATATGATAATGTAAGTTGTCTGTTACGGCAGCGTTTAAATCCATTAAAACAGAAAAAATTGATGCGTCATTGAAGTTGTCAATTAGGTCGGGATAATACTGTCTAGTATAATCAATAAGTTCTTGTCTTATAGCGGCAAAATCTCGGACGGTATAGGATATTCTTTTTTCAGCCATTTATGTTAAATATTTATAATTATGAAATCTTTTGATTGGAAAGCGTTATCACTGATTGTGTAATCAATTCTCATCTTAGCTGTGTATTCTGAAGTATTTCTACCACCAACCCTATAAACACCATTTCCTAAGTTCTCAGAGTTTAAAGTACCAACTGACTCATATTCATCAAATGGTAAAATTATAATATCATTAATAATTAAATTAGGAATGTACTTACTTACATTATCTCTAATATCATCTTTAATTGATTCAAATGTTACACCATCTAATGGTTCAAAAATAAATTCATAAATTTTAGTACCAAAATCAGGTAAATAATATCTACTACCTTTTCTAGTTAAAATTAAATGAATTAAATTACTTCTTATTTCTTGGTCAGGATTTTGAGACAAAGAAAGATAATCCCCCTTTAATGAATCATTAAAAGGAAAATTAATACCATAAGTTACACCATTAGCCATTGTTTATAAATATAGTTGTATTCCCTTTTTTGTGAGCAGGAAAAAAAGGACAATGTCTACAACCATTACCACAACAACTACCTCTCTTTAAATGAAACTCTTTTGTGAAAACATAAATTCCGTTTTCAATATAAAAATCAGAAGGGAGAAGTTTTTGACTTCCCCCTTCCGAATTATTAATTGTTTTATTTTGATTACTTAATTTCACACGCTCCACCAGCACATGCCAACTCACCACTCAAATCTGTGTTGTCTTGTAATTCAACAACTTTGGATAAGTCAATTGACTGTAATTTAGAGAATAATCTTTCGTATTCTTCTTCAGTACAATCTTCAAACGGTGCTTGAATGTAACTTCCACCATCATAAGGTAATACTGATAGACCATTGTAAAAGTCTCGGTTTTCCCACATCCACTCACCTGCCAATTCCCAGTCTTCAGGTTTCAAACTGATTGTTGCCGATACGTTGTGACTATTTGAACCTGTTCTGTGACCTGGTCTAACCCACTCTTGTGTGATTTTTTTAACACGGTCTAACAATTGGAAGGGTGATTCGGTTCTCAAAATAGCCCCCTCAGGTGCTTTTTGTGGAACTGAAATAACCGCTGTATCATGCGGACGGAAGAATTCATCTTCAACCAACTCAGGGTGATACATTGCCAAGTATTGGTAGATTGCTTCATTCTTACCTACACGGACTCTACGGATGTAATAATCGTTGTGCCATGCATGGATACCTGAAGATGTTCCCAATGTCAGGGATGTTGTACCAGCGGGTTTCACAGTAGTTGTACGGGCCGACTTATTTATACCAATTAATCCTGCAACTCTTACGTTTTCTTCTTTAACCAATTTAGCAGCTTCTTTCATGTTGTAACCCAATACAACACCTGAACCGATACCCGTCATTGATACACCAATCAATGCATCTTTTTCAGTTGTACGTTTCCATATGTCTCTTAAGTAATGGAAATCAGTGTATCCAGCTTGAAGTGTTCCAATGAACGCAGCTGCTTTAACACGGTTGTTTAAATCTTCTTGTGATTCAATGTCAGAAACATTTACCTCACACAAGTTACAGAATTGATTTGGTCTCAAAGCGATTTCACAACATGGATTGGTTCCCCAATCTTTGTCGTTTGTAAAGTAGATACCAGGTTCACCTGCTCCTGATGCTTCAACACGTTTCCACAAATCTAAGAAAAATTCTTTTGTGATTTTGTGTCTAACCAAAGTCGCAGAATTGTTAGCTCTACCTCTTTGTGGGTTGGTTTCCCACCAAGAACCTGACTTACATGAAATCATTTCATGGTCATCAGCTGAGAACAATGAAATCAATGCCGCTCTACGAATACCACCTGCAAGAACTGCGTCTGCAATGTGACATACCATGTCGTGAACTTCAATTGGTGTCATCTTTTCACCATCTTCTTTAGCGTCCAACATACCTTTCAATTTGTGAAGACAATCTTTCAAAGGTTGAGGACCAGGTGCTTTACCACCTGATGTTACAAGTTGAGCCCCTTTTGGTCTAATATCTGAAAAATCAAATTCAGGTGTTGACAAATGTTCACCAAAGTAAGACTTCATTAATACTTTGATTGCATCTGCCCATCCTTCAATAGAATCACCAACCAAGAATCTTCTTGTTCTATTCGGGTTTGGTTTTCTAATTTCAGGTAGTTTTTCTACGTGATGTTTCTGTACTGAATAACCAACACCTGTTCCACCTAACAATAGGAACATACTTTCAGCAAATGCGTCCAAGTGGTCGATTGGTAAATAAGCACAGTTGTAGATTCTGTTTGGTGAAATTTCAATTGGTTTACCACCAAACTGCATTGAGCGCATTGATGGTAAAACTTTTTTATCATAAACATACTTGTAAACTTCCACAATCTCACCTGCTAATTGTGGGAACTTTTTGATGTGCATGTTCATGTTTCTTGTTACTAACTCTTCCCACGTTTCTCTCCTGTTTACATCAGGAAGGAATTTAGCGTATTTCATATACACCGTGAGGTCTGACAATATCTTTTGTGATGCGTCCATTTTTTATTTTTCTCCTTTAAATTTTTAATTAATTTGTTGTTTTCTTTTTGCCAATAATTCATTGACTCTGTTCCTATTTCGTTCTTCTTTTTGTTCTTCAAGACCCAAGAAAGTTACTGAACTTTCTGTATCAATTTCCATGAGTTCATTGTCAAATTTACAATTTTCAAACACGACACCATCTCGTCCAATTCTTGATTTGGTAATAGCTATTGTTGCGAGTTTCATTTCTTTTTGTTGTAAACTCTTTGCAACTGTTATGATAACGTGTCCTACTTGTGCCTTTTTAATTGAACCCCCCATTTGGTCAGTAGTTACAACATCTGATGATATTGAACTTCTATTTCCTTGAGTCGCAGTCCATCCTGCTACATCCAATTCGTGACACATTGCTTCAAATCCTCTCATCACGGAACCTTCACTTTTCCATTCATCCCCTAAGTTTTTGTCAGGAACAACACAGTCAATATAATCTAAACTAATCATATCGATTTTTGTTCCTTCAGCAATCATCTTTCTAATTTGATTTTTAATTTGATTCATTGTTAGAGTGTCAGATGCATATTTTTTCAAAATCAACTTGTTTGTTGTATTTTCTTTAATGTCTCTAACTTTTTCCATAACAACATCTTTGTGGAATGAAAGTTCATCAGGAGCAATTCCTGTCCAAAGTGTAAAGTGTTTTCTTTGGATAATTTTTGGGTTGTCTTCAAAGAATATTTGAAGAACGTTGTAACCTAAATTAAATGCGTGGTTACAAATTTTTGTTAGTACTGTTGTTTTACCAACACCTGTTGGTGCTAAGATTACACCCAATTCACCTTTTGCTAATCCACCTTTTAATAGATTGTCAATACCTGCGATTCCCATTGGGATTGGGTGTCTGTAATCTTCATCTAACACTTGGTCCAAATTTGTGAAAACATCATGTTCACCTTCTTCGATTTCACCAACCTGAAGAGCTTTGTTTACCATCTCTTCTAATTGGTCATAACTTTCAAAATCACCTTTATCTATAATTTTTTGAGCTTTAGTCATAACCTTTTGAAGCTCTTGTTGTTTACAGAATTTAAGTGCTTTTTCAATTACAAATTGGTGTCCTTCAAAACTTACATCACGAATTTGAATTAGTGTGTCAAGAACTATTTTTCTTGCACTATCAGAACTAATTTCAGAACGAGTCAATTGGTCCAAAGTTTCAAACGTAGGAACACTCTCATATTTGATGTAATACTCTTTAATCATTTGTGTAATGATTTTAAAATATTGATTATCAAAGTATTTTGAATCCAACACATCAACAATCGCACGTGCGAAATCTTTGTTAAGAATAAGTTGATTAATAAGTTGAATTTGAAATGTGTTACCTAAATACCCGAAATTTTTCTCGCTTGACATACTTGTTTTTGTTTTGACTTGTGTTGATAAATACTATTAAGCAAGTTGATAATTCATATATTGTGTAGAAAAATTTTCACCTGAAAAAATGTCAGTTAACGACTTAAGAATGTTTTTTATCTCTGGTCGTATGTCTACGGTATATCTAGCCTTCGGTGGGTACACTTTGGCATCAAAACCCCTATGACAAATTGTCTGTTCACCCATCTTGATATATAGGTTAAACCATTCAGGTCCATCAGTTTTTGACGTGTTCATGACTGAAGAGTCGTTCATAATCAACTCAGCGTTTTCATTCATGTAGTCCAAACTTTTGTCTTTCAAATATCTTTCCATGTAGTCGGCAATGTCCTTCATGTAATCATGAAGTTCTAAACTGTACTTAGCAGTTTCATTGTAACCCTTAACATTGAAAAACCTTTGAACAACGATGTTGTCGTTGAGTTTAATTACAAACTCCATTTTCGTTAAATCTTGTGTTTCTTTCATAATTAATTGTTGTTATTGTATCGTTTTTTTTCTTTTCTTGTTAATTTCATAATTGGTTGAAGGAATTCTACCCAAGCGTCGTCTTGTTTTGGCAAGTACTTGAAGAATCCATCTTCAATCATCATTTTCATTAGATTTTTATAACCTCTACCTTCGGGGTCCATATCTTCTGAATAATAAAGTTCTACTTCTTTTTTGGCTTCTTCGGTCATTAAAGGGTTTGACAGACTAACGATTTTTTCACGAATATCGTAGTATTCCTTTCCGTAGGTACCTGACTTTGTGGTACCCGATAATAAGTTCTTAAGTGGTTTGATTGTATCATCTATGTCTAAAAGTTCTTGTGCTCTTGTACAAATATAGTCAATATTAAGTTCTTGTTCAACAACCTCAGGAAAATATTTAACTAATTTCTTTTCACCAAAACTATAAATTCCTTCTATATTATCGGATTTATCACCTAATAAAATTTTAACTAATTTGACATTTGCAATCGGAACTTCTATTGTCCCTAATTTAACCTTGTGTTTGTCTGTAACCCATTCTTTTACAATGGGTGAGTACATGTGTACTTTTGATGTGATAAGTTGTGTAAGGTCCTTATCTGAAGAAAGAATTGTTATTTTTTCTTCTTGACTTATTTGTGTGTAATAAGCAATTAAGTCGTCACACTCGTGGTTGTCAATACCAATTTGTCTAATGAACATTTCTTCAAGATATTGTTTCAATCTTTCTTTTTGTCCATAATAAGATTCTTTCTTTTCTTCGTTCATTGTTAAACGACGGTTTTCCTTATATTCAGAAAACAGTAACTTTCTTTGGGACGAGTTATTATTCCCGTCCCAAAAAACTATTACCTTGTCGTAGTTGTATTCCGATAGGAATCTACGAAGAACATTAACAAAGTGGAAAATACCCCCAATATGTTTTCCTTCGTGGTAGAAATCTCTAACCCCGTGAAACCCGATTTTGAATAAGTTGTCTCCGTCAACTATTAAAGTTTTTACCACTTGTTTATTATTTATTCTTGTTCCTTTTCCTCTTTCAATTCGAAATCCAATGATGTTACACCAAGAATATCTTTCCAATAATCGGCATATTCTTTTTTGTAATTCTCTATAGATACCTTTTCTTCTGCGGCTTCTTTACCCGCCAAGAATCCGTGTGGGGTTACAATGATTTTTCCATCCTCATATCCCAATCCATTGATGTGGTTTTTCATTACGGATACTTTTGTTCTGATTGCAAATTTAACACTTCTTTTGTCTTTTGTTGCGGTAATCTTGTTTGTTCCCGCACCTTTTTGATTACCAAATAAGAAAACCAAAGATGAGTTCAACCAAATTGCTTCACCACCTTTTGCTTTAATCTTTGGTTGACCAAATGGATTATCAGGTAATTCAACCCAAGGCTGATTAACAATAACCAAAGTGTTTTCGTATTTTGAATCCGATTTACGTGAACCTGAAATACGTTGGTTGATACCCATACCAATTTTGTCAGCAAGTACTGATGCGTTGTGTTGTTTACCACCTTTACCATCGTAAGTCATCTTACATGGTACTGAACCAACAGAATCCCACAAGAATAATAAACTGTAATCCAATTCACCTTTTTCTTGTGCATCTAACAAACTATTGATGTAATCTGTAATTTGTTCAATGTAATCAAAATCATTATTGAAGATGTAAAATCCATCCCAATCTGATTCGCCAGTTTCTTCGTCAACAACTTCCTCACATTCAAAACCCATAATCTTTGCGTGTTCAAAAGACCATTTTTGTTCTGTAATAATGAATACAGGTAGAATACCTTTCTTTTGTGCATCAACAGCGGCTTTAACTAAAGCGGTTGTTTTTCCTGTGTCTGAGTGACCCAAGAACATGTTTAGGTGCCCAATTGCAGGACCTGGAAGTCCTACAGCGTCCAAGAAGTCAGAACCCAAATCAAAAAATCTTTGAGGTTTGTATTTTGCTGAAGTAGAGAATTTTTTCTTTACTGAACTGAAATCATTTTTTTTAATAGCCATATATGATATAAATTAATCATGTATGGTACCATAGGAGATACCATACATGATGTGTTTTAGTTTATTAGAATGGTAATTCCTCGTCAGGTGACATACCTGCTTGTGGGTCCACAGGTGTACCACCGAATACTTCAGTAGCGTCATCACCGTAAACATATTTTTTAGCTTCCGAATCCCAACGTGGAACTTCACCACGAGCGATTGCTTCCAAGTACTCAACAGGTTTCTTAGAGTAAACGTCAGCCCAAGTTGTTGGGTCGTTTTTCCAAGTGTCCAATTGTTCAGGGTCTTCCGACAATTTACTTGGGTCATCATACATTACAGTTTGAATTGATGTGTATTCTTTTCCTTTTGGTGTTTTTGATTTAACCAATTGAATAATCAAATCGCGTCCTTCATTTGGGTCGGTCAAATTACCTTTAGCTCTCCAAATTGGAATGATTTTGTCCAAGATACCATCTTGCTTATAGTTGTGTTTAAATCTCCAAAATTTAACACCATCCTCTTCATGGTCTCGGTCAATGACCTTAACAATGTAAAATTTACGAGCTTTGTACTGTGCCGCCAAATCTTTGTCAGTTTGTTTGCCAGTTTTCATAAGTTCTTCGTAAACCTCAGTTAAAGGTGAACGTCCACCTTCATTTTTGTCGGGGTCATAAAATTTGTTGTAAGTACCATTTACCTGAATTTCGTGGAACCATACCTCCTTGAAAGGAGATGAACCATCGGTAGTTGGGAGGATTCTAATTCTTCTTTGTCCTGAATTTTCACCTTTAGGAAGAATAGCCGCGAAATAACGCTTCATTCTGTCTTCTTGTGACATCATTGGTTGGTCACCAAATGGTTTTGTGTTTTGTTCGTACTGCGCCAAAACGGCATCAAATGTTTTGTCTGTCATCATAATTGTATTTTTTATCTTTTAATGTAAGATAAGTATAATACAATTTTTTCAGAAATCAAATTAGTTTTGTAAACCAACGTCAAAAGATTTTCTAACATTCATCTTGTCGTAGTTTTCTACATCATCAGGTGTTAGAATATATTGTTCTTTTCCCTGTTGTTGCATTTGTGGTTCTTTTTCAGTAAAAAAATCAGACAACTTTTGACTGTAAGGACCGGAATCTAAAGACCTTAATTCTAATTTTTCTTGTGCAGTTTTTGGTCTGTATTGTTCAACTTTATCTTCAATTGAATTAATCTTTTCGAAGATTGAATCCATCTGAGCCAATTTACCCTCTAAGTCATTTAATTTAGACATCATTGAATTCATGTATTCTTCCTGCTTTGACTGCATGTCTTTCTGTGTGGTGACCAATTCTGTAATATCCAACTCTTCAGTACCACTATCATTTTTTCCACCTTCAGAATCACCCGTTTCAATTTCTTCAACATCAGGGTCGTTTTCAATATCAATAGGTGCGCCTGTTTCAGGTGCTGCTTCTCCTTCAGGTGGTGTAGCGCCACCTAATGTTGTATCATCAGCCGCAGGTGGTGGAGGTTCAACCGCACCAGGTTCATCACCCGCTGGTGGTGGAGGTAACGCAGCGTCTTGTTCAACAATATAACTGTTGATTTGATTATATCTTTTTAATTCCTCTAATATTGTTTTTGAAACTTTGTTTTCCATGATTATCCGTTTAATAATGTTTTAACACCCTGTGGTGTTTCTACTCTTAATGTTTTGTTTAATTTCATAGTGTTGTCCACTCTTTCAATCAAACCATCCTTTAATCTTACAGTATAACAGTCACCAGTCTGTAAATCACAAACTTCTTTATATCCGTTACCTAAATCTTTTTCGGCAATAACAGTATCTTTCTGTAAGTAGTTGTCCAATAAATTTTTTAAATTACTCATATTGTTTTTCTTAATAAATATAACGATTATTTAATTTATTACAAACCTGATATTTTTGCTTGTGTGTATGCCCATCTGGTGTTTGCCAGCCAAGTATTATAATTTGTATTTTGATTATATGGTACTGTAAGTGAACCTGATGTATACCAAGTATTATAAAATAACTTTATAATTGCTTGTATTTTTTTCTCATCATCATCAGCCTGATTAAAATATTCTTGTATCCTATTTTGGTTGATGTCTCTAAAGAAGTCTATACTATCTTTGACTGTATCAAAAGTTGCAAACGGTCTAGTAAAATTTTCACCTGTTGTTAAACATCTATATTTTTTAATTAACGATGAAGTAGCGCCTGGTTGTTTAATATCCACAGTAGCACCGTATAAATTATTTTGATTGTATTGTAATCTTACATCAGTATCTGTTGGGTTGCCCATCATATATAATACACAAAACATATACGTTTTTAATAAGGTATCTGTTGTTGAATTATTGATAAGTGTTACTAACTCATTGACAGTAATTGAACTTGAAATAAAGTTACTTGACTCAATTAGACCATAGATTGCTTTAATATTTTCACTACAATCTTGTACTGTAATATCTGTTGTTTGTACAATAAACCCTTGATAAGGTGTTCTGGCCGATAAAACAAGGTCTTTGGATTGCTCACCTGTGAAATACTGATTAGAATTATTATCAAAGGTAACCAAAGTATTGTTTGTTACAAATTGTTTTACTTTGTCCGATAATTTTTTTGAAAAATCTTCATTCACACTAGCCAAATCATCGGAAACTTTTGTATTGATATTCGCAGACACCCTTTGTCCGTTGAATTCTGTATTAAAACTTCCCGGACTAATACTATGTTTTACGTTTCTAATAATATATGTTCCATTAAACATAGGCATGTGTCTTAACACAAAATACATGGTTGGTTGAATCATGACATTACCTAATGTTTTTATGGTACTAGAATAGGAACGGTTTTTATAAAAATCATATAGTGATGTTGTTTGTTGCATGGTTTTTTTACCAGCCCCTTGATTTCCTAAATCAATAGTTGTTTGAATCTGTTCGGAGGATGTCACACCCTGTTCTTGATTTATATCAACAGATTTAAAAATACTTTGATTGATGGTTCCAAAATCCACCACAAAACCAACAGCTTTATTACTATTTTTTTCATTAGTAGAACCCTGTTGAATTATTGGATTGTTTGTTGGGTCACCCAAGTCAAAAGAATCACTTTTGAATGGATAACTTGGGTCATTTTCTAATGACAGGGTTTGCGATGGTCTATCTACGTATTGACACAAGAATTTTGGTGCAGAATTGATGTTATCCACATATGTAAATGTACTAAAAACATCATTGGCATTGTTTACAATCGACGAGTTTCTGTTTGTGTTACTTGCTGTTGATTTACCGTAGAAATTAATATAAGCTGGCATAACAAAAAAATTCATTCTGTTATCAGCAATCACTTGTCTAACTAAGGACATAATTGAATTTGATGAATTATCCCAAGTACAATATTTTCTGATAGTATCTGTATTGATAATCAATTCATCACCAATGTCACGATTAGCTTTATCAAAAAATAAAAATTCTTCAAATAGTAGTCTTTCTTTGAAGTTTCTACCAGCCACCCATTTATCGTTTACCGCTTTAAATAATTCCCATTGTTCAAGTTTTATTATGTCACCATCCAATTTCGAATCAACATTTTGTGTTGACTGTTGTTTTGGTCCATTAATAGATGATGGGAGCTTTAATCTAAATTGTTGTTCAATCGCTGTACGTTTGGTTTCCGCAACGTTTAAAATTGTTGAAATAGCATTAGCGAACGTTGTTGGATTATATAATGGATTTATATTCTTTTGAGTTGCATAAATTCTAATTAAAGGATATAACAATTCAATATTACGACTTATAAATGGAATTTCATTATCCCTAAAGAAATCATAAACAGTTGAACCCGTATTAGTATATTCAATACCTTTAATTGTTGAAAACCCTACGTATTTTTGTAATGCTTTCCAAACTTCGGGATATGCCGCTTTTGACTGTTCAACAGTTTTTCCACCCTCACTTGGTAATGGATTTGGGTCATTAGGATAAGAATTTACATATTGTCCACCATAATTAAAATCGGGACCTTCTGGTTTAAATTTTGGGTTTTTAGAAAAATACCCAAATTGTTGTCTATTAAACTTTTTTGGATTTCCATTTTTTAAGTATACTTTAATATTAACAAACTTACTCAAAACATCTGTAATTTCAGCAGCTTGTTGAGCACCTAAATTAATATTGTCTTTTCCTGATTGAGGTTTGATAAGGAACATTTTCTTAAATAAATTCACAATATTAGCATACGTTGTATTGTCACCTTCGGGTGAAAATATTTTTGATTGTCCACCCTTTTTACAGAATTCTTTAAATTCAGTTTCAAAAGAATCTAATTGGTCTTTAGAAAAAACACCAAATAAATCTTCAATTGAACTGTATTCAGTACCAATATCAAAATCAGGTTGATTTTCGGTTGTTCCTGTTCTAACATATTTCAGATATTCAAATGGTGTTGGTTGTTTAACTTTCAAATTATCAAACCATCCGTAGTTTGGCGCATTCCATAGTGTCTTAACACTACCGTTATACATTGGGTTTGAATTTTCAATATTTGAAATAGTTATTGGTGATGAATTTGTTGATGGTCTTAATTCAAAGTAGGATTGTTGGAATGGTTGTACACCAGAGGATGGGAATAAACACACATAACCTTCATATTGTGGTCCAAAAAAATTTGTATATTGTTGTGCAATATCAAGATATGAATAATAACTTATAATTGGTCCCTCTGGTTTGCTAGTATAGGTAAAACTATTAACAACCACCAATCCCTCATCTAAAACAGTAGTATTGTTTAAATCATATGTCTCTGCATTATTACCATCAACAAATAAATTAGTACCTGTAAAAATTTTATAAAAGTTATTTATTACTTTTGGATAAAACCCACTTTGGATACTATTAGAACCTATCAGTGTAAAATCTTGTGGTGTGGGATTTTCGTCAACGGGTATTTTATATGTTTTTTTTGGGTTTGAAGTAATTGGGTCATAATTTGTTTTGTAGTCAAAATCTTTCCAAATAGAAGTTAAGATATCTTCATTGTTTTCAATGTACTTTTTATATCGGTACCAAACTGAACCCATTTTCAATATCCAAGCGTATGGTAATTCGTGTACCGCTGAAAATTTATTTAAACTTGCAAATATATAATCCTTTTGGGTTCCATTATCACTATCGATATACTTTTCGTGAAGTGTTGAAAGTGGTAATGAGTTTAACAACAAATACCCAAGTTTTGTATATTTTTCATCTCCTGACGAATCACCCGATTCAACAATTGCATTAATAAAATACGGGGTGTTCAATAAACTTGTTGTTTGTGTAAATGTCAGATTGTTATCTGTTGTATATGTTAAGTTTCCTTCGGTATAAAACTTTTGAAGGTTGTTTCCATATCTTGTGTTATAAAAATTATTAATAGTTGTATGGGTTGTTGATGTATTATTATAACCCGTTTTGTTAGTTTGGTTTCTAGTTAATGGTGTAATATTTGGTCCTGAAAAATTATCAATTACTAATTTTTTGTCATTAAAACCATAACTATTAACTGTTGAATATCTATTATCTTTATTTGGTGTTCCTTGCATTTTTTGTGCAAAACTATCAATAATAAATGGATATGTATCAAATAGTGTTGTTTCGTTAGTTGTATTAGAACTTATCGCGGCTTTAATTTTATCCAAACTTTTTAGTTTCAAGGGGTTTGGTGATGTATTAAAAACTTTTTCACTCAGTAGTTGAAAACTATTATTAACTTGGTCGTTTATATAAGGTGTAACAAAATTCTGTAAGATAAAATTGTTCCATGTGGGTCCGGCTTGATTCTGACCAGCGGTTGTTTTTAAATAATTATATAAGGTTGTAGTGGGTAACGTATTGGAAATAACATTATTTAAATCACCAATTACTTGTGATTGAGTAACGTTATTAATTTCAAGGTCAGACGCTGTAAAAACTAAATCTTCTGTAATACCACTGATATAATATAAACCAGAATAAAATGTGTTTAGATATATTCTTTCATACATTTCATAAACATAGGTTTCAACAGGGACGTTTTGTTGGAGGTAAACATTGTTTTTAAACGGTATTTCAATCGCGTGTTCGGGTGTATATTTTATAATTAATTCAGTATTTGGTTTTACATTGGTTGTAAAATTTCGGTCTTTATTTAAAACTCCTTTAAGATATTCTTCAACAAATTCAACTTCAGGCCAAATAACAGGATTATATGACTGAGTTGATTCACTAGTTGATTTAGAGCCAGGATATGTCACCTCATATTCAACTTTACCCGATGTTTCTTTTTTCTGTACAAATTGTGGCCAAGGATAAACAAAATAATTTGGATTTTTGGTTGTTGTGGTTTGTATTGTGTTCTTACCTTCCTGAGATGGATTGGTCGTCAAAATTGATTTCAATCTCGCAGTATTTTCTCTTTGATTCCACGAGTTTGTATGAACATCATCCATTAATTGATAAAAAGCATCCACAGACGCCATTATAGTACCAATTACATTTCTTACGGTTGGTCTGAATTGTAAATCTTGTACATTGTCATTTTTTTTAATTTTGTCTTTCAAAACTTGGTTAAGTCGTTCTGATTCGTCTTTTGATTTTTGAATTATTTGTCCCTTGATATCTTGACTTGTTTTAACTTCTCTGTCAATCGTATAGTAATATAAATTACCTTTTGTAATATCAATATTGCCTTGGTTGTCAATCGAAAGTAATGTTCCATTGTTTTCCAATTCGGTTTTTAAATCTTTTTTGAATTTAATAAAATCAACGTCAGTATTTGGGTTTGTAACTTGTTTTCCTCTTTGTTGAAAGTAAGTTGCCTCGTAATTGATATCACTGTCACTAAATTTTACTTTAAAAAAGTCAACTTTGAAAGCTTTTTGGTCAAGTGTAATACTTTTACAAAGGTCTGTCGGCACAGATTGAAATTCTTTTAAACCATTGTTTAATATTGATGTTAATTCAGTTTCAACTTTTCCTGATAAATCAACATTGCTTTGTATTTCAACACCACTTTGACTGTTTGTTAAATTTTTTAATGGGTATAATTTTAAATTGTTAACGTTTGGAACTCCCGAATTAAATTCATTATTTAATACTAATACTTTAGAAGTTTCTAAATTAGTTTCACCCCATTGAACAATATTATTACTAAATTTATTTACTGATTCATTATATCTTTCTAATGCAACAATATTTGTAAAATCTAATTTTTCAAATTCGAGATTAACGAATTCAGTATATTTCTTTAACCTTTCCTGCATCTCGTTCAAGGTTATTACGGGTACGTTTTTGTCGATAAGACCGGCTTTTTTGTACTGTTCAAATACTTGTTTTATTTTTGAATATCCCTTAGATGTTGGTTCGACAGTTACTTCATTGGTAATACCAGTTCCGTTTTGTTGTACAGATGCCGTGGCTGAGTTAGGTGTGTTAACAGTTGGTATATTTGGTATGCTGGTTTGACTATACATGTGAGGTAGTGCAAACAAATACCCTAAACGAATATCATCCAACATCGCACTTGTTCTAGCAATGAACTTTAAATTGACCACATAATTACCTGTTGATGCTTCAAATGAGGCTTGAAAATTCAATAACATCAATTCATATTTAATCGACTTTCCGTAAAATCCCTTCAGAATTAATTCAAAAAGTGGATAGGGGTAATACAAAAAAACTGAGTACGGTGAATTTCCTCCTGTTTGGAATAAACTTTTACCCTGTACGTCTACTAATGTCATTGTTACGGTTGGTACACCATTGAATTTAATATCAACATTAATGTCTCGTATACCTAAGATTTGGGTATCTACAAAGTTTGTTTGTTGTGGATTTTGTCCATTGTTAAATTTAATCTGATTGATACCTCTCCCTTGTGTACTACCGGCACCAGTAATTTCATCCGTGTAACTTGTATCCAAAACATCTTTATCTTGTGGTTTAAGAAAATTTATAGATGCAACAGTTGTATTACTAATACTAGAATCCAAATCTGTACCTGAAGATAATTTTGTTCTTGGTACTGACTTCGCAATTAAATTTGCATACATGACAAGATTTTCTTGTTTGATAACACGGTCCTTTTTTACACCATTAGAACTTCTAACAGAGTTAGGGTCAATCAAAACAATGTTTGAATTTTCTTCATAGTATATATTTTCACTACCACCGAAATTATCTGCCATAATAATAGAATCTTGTTTGTACAGCGTTATTATAATCCTGAAGTGATGTAACCAAAGGATACGGAATTATAATAATTGAATTATCAGGAATGTCCCACTCTAAACTACCATATTCTTGGTTTGCTTGTAAAATCAACCAATTAAAAAATGGTGAACCATAATATTCTTGACTAATTTTATCTAATCTACTTACACCCGCTCTGAAGACATATTTGATGTCGGTACTTTTTCTTGGTAAATTCAAACCAGGAACAACGGTTTGCTCACCGTTTAATAAAAATTGTCCGTATCTATTATAGTAATCCATTAGAATATTACTTTACCATTGAATGTATTTTTTTCCTCATTACGGTTTTGTCCCGTATAAAGGTCTTTTAATCTACTTATTTCAGTATCCGTTGGTGATGTTTTAAGGGTCAAACCTGTTTTTCTTTTCTCTTTAATTAATGTTGTTACATCACCTGGCACATACGCTTTATTACTGCCTTTATTAAAGGCTTTGTCATAATCTGAAAAAATTTGACTCATTTTCTTTTTTTCATTATCAGCTGGTACTTTATAATTTTTAGTTAAACTTTCGCTAATAAATTTTGTCCAATCTTTAGTTGTAAACGAACCTGTAACTTGTGTTTCAAACGCTTTGTAATTATTCGCTAATTGCCATCCGAAAACTAAAAAGAATCTTTTATCTGCGGTGTTTGTTGGAAAACTACCACCCTCTAAAACATAAGTTTGGTCATCAGTATATGTTGATGTTATTATTTTTTTGGTTTCTAAATTGTTTTCTAATAAATTAATTAATGGTGAATAAGTGTTCATAACAGTACCAATTTCAGTTACAGTTGTTGCACTATCTATTGTATAAATTTTTGCAACACCCTTAGTATCAATATAACCATCTAATGTTTGAACTACATAGTTTAATTTATCTATATTTCTTGTCATCTCTAATTGAATCTTGGATAATTCATTACTTGTGTTTACCAGTTTGTCCGTAAACGCCACTTTATAATCGTTAACTAATTTTTTCAATTGGTTGTTAAAATTGGTTTGGTCAATAGATTTAAAGTTTTGCTTTAACATTTCTTGTTGAATGGTTAGTGAATTGTTATTGATGTCGTTTAGTAATCCACTAAATAAAGTATCGATTTTACTTTCAAACGTTGATTTACCAAAAATTGTCAAATCGGTTTGTGTTGCCGATGGGGCACCAAATTCATTCATCTTGCCAAATTTGTAATCACGGTCTTTTGTATATAACATTAATATACCACTGTTATATTGTTCACTAATTTGTTTTAGTTTGTTAAATTCACCACTTGTAAAGTTATCAAAACTTTTTATAAAGTCATTAACAATTTCTTTATATGCAACATTAACACTTGTTCCACTATTTTGAAATTTACCCTCTACAGAACCAATAGTAGTTCCACCTTCGTTTTGAAGATTTGTGTTTGTATTTTTAGGGGTGTCACCTGTAGGTTCTGTTTTTTCAATAAATTCTTTATTAAATGCGGAAATTTGTGAAGAATCTGTCGCTCTATCGTCATACATCTCTGTATTTGCAAAGAAATTAAACGACAAAGCATTTTGTAATTCGTCGACTGGTCCTTTTAATCCTTGACCACCAATAAACTTGAAACCCATTGAAACACTAACAATCATCGGTTGAACACCAATACCCTCAGGGTTCAAATCAAATTTACCATCCTCATATGAAAAATTACAACTGTCAATAACGACTTTAGAATGGTAAAAATCACCAATTCTCAACACACAAATTGGGGGTGCACCAAACGAAGTATTTCTTGCATCTGTGTCCTTTAGTGTACCGCCAGCTTGTTTGGTTGGGACGGTGTCACCAGGTCTTGTACATTGTAACAAGAAAGTTAATCTTTCGTTCAAACCCTCAGGTGTCATTGAGTGAAACGCTGGATGAAAATATTTTAATTTTTCTTTCAAAGAATCATAAACAAAAGGATTACTTTCTTTCATAAATTTGAAGTAATCAGCCTCACTTAGTAGTTTTCTAATAACCTGTTTGTTAATTGATTCTTGTGTTGGTACACTTGGGTTGTTATTGTTGTTTCCATTTTGTCTTTGTGTTTCAGACAATAATCTATCAATAACTGATATTGGACCTGTTTCAACACCTCCGTTTGGATTGTTGATGTTTGGCAGTGGGGTCTCAATAATGTCCTCAATAATAACCCTTCTACATCCAACAGGTCCAGCACCGTATTGGTCAGTTGTTTCTGTGCTACACTTATAATTAATTGGTTGTATAGTCTCGTCAACAGAACCATTACTTTTTGAAATTTTTACTCTCTTGTCGTTGTTTATTAAAGATTTTATTGTGTCTTCAATACATGTATTTCTTTCCGAATCAATTCTATTTCCCTCATTATAAGACACGTTTGAACGTAATCTAATTTCAATTTTTACATTAGCGTTTGATGATAAGACCGTTTTAATATTTTCGGTGAACGCAGTTAGAGCGTTTTCAGAAGATGAAATTAGAGTTTGTTGTGTTGGTGCTATTTTACTGAAATTACCACTTGTTGTATATGTTACAACATTGTTTGAGTAGTTTCCTCCACCACCATCGTTATAATCAAAATAAAATTGTGTTGACTTATAACCACTTAGTTGTGGCGTATATACTTGTTGTCCAACATTTGAGTTTGAGCTTAATGAACCACCAGCTGCGTCCCCACCAATATTCAAAGATTGATTAATAACGTCTTTAATTTTTTCTGGGTTACCCGAACCGTTTATAATCTGTTGAATTTTAGATAGTTCTGTTGTCGAAAAGTTATTATATCTTTTAGATAATTCGTAAATATCAAATTTGGTTAGTCCAGCAAAGAATGAATCAATAACTTGGTCAGCAATTTGACTCGAAGCTGTATTACTCAAAACCCTATTCACCAACAAATTCATTACAGACGGATGGTCAACTATTACTTTAAAACCCAAAGTACCACCTCTACTTGTATTCTTATAGGTATATATTTCTTCAGGTCTTCCTAAAAAAGAGTTTCCTTCCCATTGAACCGAGTTGTTTTCGGCGAATGTTAAATCATATGGTGGAAACCACATAACTCTACCACCATTAGGACCTCTTTCTGATTCCGCTAAATCGGTGTATCTAAAACCAGGTCTTCTTGATGTTCTCCAAGCAAGGTTTTCTAATGACAACATATACTTCTTAACTTGCCCCCCTTCTAAAGTTGTTGAATCGGGACCTGATGTTGGGTACATATTTAAGTTATATGTCTTGTCTAAGATTGAATATGGGTTTTTTCTAATGTTACCATCACTTCTTACCAACTTTTGGTTGTCATAATATGGAATGTCTTTGGCAAATACTCTACCGTATTCTTCTCCTTTAAACACACCATTGTTGTCGGTGTATCTAATTACCCTTGAACCTTTTGTTATTTCCTTATATCCATCGTTAAACACCTTAGATACTTGGTCAATGGCGTTACCAACGTGCTGTAATCTTTTTGAACCAGCGGGTTGTGAATTAATTAATCTTTGTGTATCATCCAAAATACCACCTTGTTTAAGTGGGTATTCGGTTGATTCACTTCTTGTATAGTTCGCAGCAATTGGTTGGTATCCTGTGTCTTGTCCTTTAATGTCACCACCAACACCAACTTTAAATCCTGCGTTTCCTTTGTATTTTGGTGATACCCATGTGAATCCACCTTGTACACCACCGCCCTCTATGGTTGGTGTTTGATTTAATCCAAATTTAAAATCAACATTGTTTTCATATAACTTACCTAAGTTACTTGGTCCGTATACGTTTGTTTCAACCTCAACACCAAATTGGTTAACAGGAATTTGTCCTGAAGGTGATAAAATATCTAATGGTTCTGATGTTCTACTACCAATGTAGTAGTTTCCTTTAGGTGCGGTTAAATTTAAATTACTTAGGAAATTGGCTTTGTAGTCAGGTGTATAATAGTTTAATGATAAATTATTAAAAAGTACTTTTCTTGTTCCACCACTTGTGTAAGCTAAAAATACATCTGATGAACTTTTTTTACTTGGTAATACTGCAGGAAAACCAAAAAGTCTTGATACCGCATTTACTGTTTGGTTCAACACACTTTTTTTTCCAACGTTGTTAAAATAATCACCAGGTATATATGAGTATGGTGAATAAACACCTGTGACTCTTGATATAAAATCCAATCCCTTACCCACAAAACTATCGGGTACAGTTATGTGCCAATCAGGTTCAATAAGTGGTTGTCTACCTGTTATTAAATTTAAAATTCTATATGGGTCACTTCCTGTTTGAAGGAAGTTTGCTCTACCTACAGTTTGTTGAAGTGTTTCAAAAGCAATCGACGCTTCAAATAGTTTTCTTAGATTGGTTGCACCAATTTGTGCCAGTGCGGAATCCTGTGATAATGTACCTAAGGTACCTGTTGGGTCTTTACTTAATAATATGTTTATTGGTGAATAACTTGAAGCTTTATATGTGTAATATTCTGCTCTTGTTGTTAATTGTCTAATTATTAATTCTAACTCTGATGATGCATCACCCCATCCATCTTGTGGTCCAAATAAGTTTTTGGTAATTAGATTTTTTTGTAAAAATTGTGATTCATCGAATTTTTTTGTTTGTGGACTTGTAAAATTAAATTCACCTTCGTTAGAATTATTTACAATAACTTCATTGTTGGCACTAGTTTTATAACCACCTTCAGGACCATATTGATTGACGGTATATAGTCGTTTTTTTTCTGAAACACCAGTATCAACCATGTCTGGCTGATTAATTAAAGGAACATCAATCCACGTTGTTTCTTTAGTATACGTAAGATTTTTGGGTACAGTTTGTGTTGAAGAACCTTTTACAAAATAAGGCTCTAAATTAGAAACAATCAATCGTTTTCTAAATTGTTCGGATGCTGAAAATGATAATAAGCTGTCTGCCATCTTATACTGTTTCTAATAAATAGATGTAACAGGATTTTTTATTCTTATTTTTTACCAGGTGATGACGAGCCAACACTATATCCACTACTATCTGATGCGCTTACCTTGATTGATTTTGCAATCTCATTCGCAATATGTGTTTTAATAACATCTGACAATCCAACATCAATACCCGTAACCTTAACATCAATTACCGGATTACCCTCAACTTTAATAAATTTATCTTTAGAAACCGCTTGTGTGTATTCATTTATTCTATCTAAAAAAGTATCCTTATCACCAGCAGAAAAAGATGTTTTTAAATCACCAAGTATTTTAGTACCTCCTTCAATTGATTTATCTAAAATGTTTTTTACTTGTTCTTGAGCCTTAACAACCACACCTGTGTAACCTTCTAATGTAGTTGAAAAATTACCAGCCTTTAAAGTTGCCATTGAAAATGCGTTTGTTAACTGATTATTAGCTGAAATAACCGATTCTGTTGCGGATAAATTTCGTTGTATACTATCAATATTAGCTTCTGTATTATTTTTTAATTCACTACCTGAACCTTGTATATTTGATAAAATTTCTTTTACTTTATCAGGACTTAACCCACCAATATCTTGACCTTCAATTGTTACAACTCCACCTTTTTGTAGTTGAGCATAACCTGCAAGTGTTTCTTGTTCTTCTTTAGATAATCCCTCAAACTGTGGTTTAAATTGGAATTGACTTATAATTTTTTCTTGTTTGGCTAATTTTAAAGCGGTCTCCTCAATTTCTTTAGATTCAATGCCTAAATTTTTTAATCCCCTTAATCTTAATCTTTCATTAGCACTTATTTCAAATTGACCAGTTTCTTCATTAAATGTTGCAATACCTCTAGTTGCGTTAATTAATTGGTCATTTAATCCTTTTAAGTCGTTTTGTGCCATGTACAATAACTGAGCACCATCTCCAAGTTGTGAAAATGAACCACCCAGTGTTTGAAGTTGTGCGGCGTATTCGTAAGCTTTTTCCGGACTATCCATAATTTGGTCAGCAAAACCTTGAGCAACACTCAATGTATCACCTAAAAGTTGTGATTTGGCGACCATTGACGCTAAATCTGAAACACCTTTTGGAAAACCATACTTGTTTACTATATCTAATTTTTCACCGACGGTACCAAGAAATTTACCGACATTTAATCCATACGCCTTTGCCGTGTTAACTAATTGAATTTGTTTTTCTGTGGCGGCATCCATACCACCACCAACTTTATCAAAGAACTTAACAAAAGAATTAATAGTCTCACCTTTAACACCGTATTTTTCAATTGCTTCAACATTTTCATAAAATTGTTGAGACAAATATGTTGTTCTACCTATTTGTGAATTAATTTCGGTAAATGTTTTAATAACACCTTCCAAAGACCCACCCATTTTGATTACATTAACAGCGGCTCTTCCTAATTCGTTTTCAACACTTTTTGCGTAAGCAGCACTTTGTCCTAAATTTCTGGCACCAGAAATTAACTTGGTATCAAAATTTGATACCGTGTTAAGAGTTTCTTTAAAATTACCTTTTAATCTTTCAGATATCTTACCAACCTTTTCAAGTTCGGCTGCAAGTCCTGTTACTTGTGTGGTTGTTTGGGTTACTTCGTTTTCTCCTGCCATAATAATAAATATTATTTATTGGATTTTTCACGAGCCTCCATAATCATATCGTGTTCTTGAAGAACCTTACCAATAAAATATTTTCTTTCATATGTTGGCATATTCATAATATCAACATATGAAAAGTTAGCGTTTTTAACTAAAAAAAATGTTTCGTCTAATAGTATTTTTTTATACTCCGAAGAAAGGGCGAAAAAAGTCTACCCCAAAATTGACAGTGATGTCAATTATTTCTCCTGACGGGGTTCTGACTTGTTTGGTTAAATCCAATCTTGGCTCAACCTCTTTTAAAAATTTTCTAATAAATTTAGAATCGGCAATTGGCATTTGTTGAACATACTTTACAATAGATTCTCTATCCGAACTACCATTTATTGAAATAATCTGAGCTTCCAACTTTCTTGTAATAATTGGTGCTATCATACTTTTTGGGTAGATTTCCATTTCCTTGTCAATCATGTTCTCTTCACCATATGTTAAAAGTTTTAGTTTAACAATATCTTTTGAAGTGGGTAATGTTGTTTCAAACAGACCTTCTTGGTCAGGTGTTAGGTCAACTTTTTTTATATTTAATTCGCTCAAATCAACCTCAGCATCAAATCTTTGATTTGTTTTTGGGTCATATGATGACAATATATATTTTGTTCCAAATGCGGTATTTCTTAAAAAAAGTAAAATAGCTTCAATATCACCACCTAACATTTCATCAATCCTAAAATCAGGTTCGTAAATTTTTGATTTCAATAATTGATTAATCACATTATCACTATTTGAACTCATTAGCAGATTTTCATCTTGGGCCGTCAAATATCCAACCTTAACCGATTTCTTTTTATTTTTATAAAATAAACCTTGTGAAGGTAGTGGTACCACATCGTGTGGTAAGTTAAAATTCATTTGTCCGTATTGTATTTCGTTTTCCATAAAAAAAGCCAAGGATTACCCCTGGCTTTAAATATAAACTGACTTTGTTTTTTGTAAATGAAATATTAATAAACTAAGATACATCTATCAGGACGAAGTGTTGCTGAGATGGTTTGTAAACCGTCATCAGTATAAGACACACCCTGAAAGTCCACGTCTGTTAGGAAACAACCTTGTAAAATCCATTTTTCAACCGCAACACCTGTCGGGTCTAACATTTCCAAAGTAATATCCTTTTTGTAACCCGCAGCATATCCCATACGACCTGTTACTGATTCAGCGTGTAAACGAACCCATTCCATAAGTGCTTGAGCAGCTGATGGTCCAATAGGGTCACGGAAAGTAACACCAATTGTTCCCCATTCAAACATACCAGCAACATAAGTTTTGGTATTTAAGAAAGGAATATCTTTTGATGCAATTGTTATTTTTGGTCTGGCAGCAGATTCTACATACCAAGAATTAATACCCAATGAAGTAGGAAACGTTAAAATAAATCGGTTTTTACGTTTTGGTTCATACGGGTCGGGCATTTTCATTAATAAGTCAGCCATTTTATTATATTTTTGTTTTAGTTATTTTAGTTTATTTACCTATAAATACTTGATTATCCAAATTTTTTCTCTTATATTATCTAGGCGTTCTAGTTTATTATTTATTTAAATATTTAATATCTAGTTTTAGTTTGAGCTTTTGTTAAATATGTAGTTACTGGATGCTCTAGACCAAATTCTTTATTTAAGAATTCTTTAACTTTTTCCACATTTCTTTCATCGTCATCTGAGAAACCTATTGAAGGTACCACGAAATTATTGGACACATCATTTTTGAACAATACTTTCCCCCCCACCTTGTTTGCAAGTTCCTTACAATAACTGATAAACTCTCTTAATGCGTTTATTTTTCCTTCTTCAGGATTGGCTTCAGAACCAGTTCCGAAAGATACAGGGTGAAAACGACACATGTCCAAATATTCTTTAATCATTGTATTGTCATCTTTAATATCCTCACCTGTAAAATCACGGTATTTCTTTAATGATTCCACCAATTTTTCTTGGTCCAAACCACTCACATTATTTTTGATGAGTTTGTAAACCGCTTGTTTTAAAATCATCGGATTGTGTCCACGAGCTGTGATGATGGAAAAAATTGACCCACCATTAATACACTCAACAAAATCATCCCATGATGGTCCCAAACTCGCCGACATTACATCAACCAAAAATTGTCTTTCACCCTCACCTCTAAAATTTCTAAAAGGATTTGATGCAAAACCAACAATAGTTTTTCCGTTGTACACAAATGGTTTTTTACCCAATTCGTTTCTATATTCAGCAAAATCATCAGTAGACATACCAATCTCATTATCTTTGTCATCTAATACCATAATTTTTGTTGGCATATTCATTACATTGTCATCCCAATCAAAAGCGTAATATTTGTGGTCAGGTAATCCTGATGGGTCCATACCCTCAGTTACCATTTCTAACAATTGTCTTCTAATTGATTTTTTTAAATTCATTACTTTTTGTCTTTTGATAATTTTGCAATGATACTTTCTAACTGTGATTCAGTTAAAACAATGTTTTGTGGTTTTTTAGAATAAGTTTTTTTACCATTAGTTGGTACTTCTAAACTTTCCATTAATACTTTTTTTGTAAATTCCATAGTTTTATATATAAATAATAGGGAGGGGGTTTTTATTTCCCCTCCCGTGTTTATTTTTAAATATTTTCAAACGAAGCTCCTGTTGGTGTAATCAAGAACTCAATGTCAATGAATTCAAGAGCTTTTGTTGGTTTAAGGTAAATTTTACCTGTCATTGTGTTTCTATCCAAGTCTTCAGGTGTGTTTGTTACAACAACTCTAAAGTCAATTAAACCTCTATCTCTTCTGATTGAATCCAAAATTGGATTAACAGAGTCTAAGAAATCTTGTCTAACTTTGTCATCGTTTTGTTCAAACAACAATCTGACAGCTACAGCTGAAATCAACTTACGAGCTTGTAACAACAATCTTCTTACGTTAATTCTATCAAGAGCAGATTCTGCGACTTGAGTAGTCTTGTTACCAAAAATTAATGTTCCAACATCAGAGAATGTTGCGATTGGGTTGATTCTACCTTGATATAATGTATCTCTATCGTCTTGTGTAAGTTTCTTACGAGCTTTAACTGAATTTACAATACCTCTTGTGTAACCTGCTGATGCGAACCAAGGGAACGAAATGTTATCAGTCAATGCTAAGTTTCTACAAACCTCAGCGGTTGGTGGAAGGTAAATTTGAGTATTATTGACAGTGTCTCTTGTTAATACCCAAGGGTAGTAAGTTGCTGTGTAGTTAGAATCAATTCCTGTTGTGTCTAAATTGTCGACAGCTTCAGTTGGATAAATTAAATCAGTTTCGTACGATGTTGTTGTATCAACAAACATATTGTAATCAGGACAAGTCATTACATATAAAGAGTCTGCCCTTTGAGATTCAATCATATCAATTGCGTCTTCAACTAAGTTAGAGTTATTAACAAAATCGATACCCGGTGTTACAAACACGTTGATATTTGTAGCCTCAGGGTTAGCAAATGTTTGTTGACCTAGTAAGTATGCGTAGTAGTCGGTGTTAGCAAAATCAGTTGTATTACCTTCTACAGATATTTGTTTGAACGCTCCCCAACCAGTTGCACTTGGGAACTGAGTTGTTGGTGATGCACCTTTTAAGTAACCTGAACCACCTAATACAAAGTTATCACCGTTGGTTCTTGATTTTCTATAAATGTCCCAACCATCAAAACCTCCACGAGCAAACAACGTGAATTTTCTTGATTGGATTCTAAAATATGGATTTGTAGGGTCACTTGAGTCAGTTGGTCCAAAAGAAGCGTTTCCAACTTCAAAAGCAGAAGTGCCCGAAGTACTATAACCATTTGATATAGTAACAACAGTAGCACCTGAATCCATGTGGAATCCCTTAGATAAGAAATCCCAATAACTTGGTGAAGTTTCGATTGTTAAATTTGAAGGTGTGATAATACCTTTATAATTAAAATATTCAGGGTCATAACCAATTGTGTTGGACAAACCTAAGAATACTCTATTAATTTTATCACCTGAACTTCTTTGAACAGATGATAAAGGTGGTTGGAATATAACCTCACCTGCAACATCATATTTAGTTTTATAAATTGGGAATGGTGTTGTTGAACCATAATAATTTCTCATTGAATATCCTTCGAACCCACTCGGTAATGCGTCTGTCGGTGCTTCAGAACTAATTTCTAACATTACATATTTAGACCTTACTTGATATTCACCATCACTAGTTCCAATTTTTACACCAACGAAACTGTTAGAAGCTGGGTTCATAGAACAATTTGTATATTTTTCTAAGAACACTGGATTTGCATCTGTATCATTATATGCTCTGATACCAACATCAAAAGTACCATTGTTAAACGAAACGTTTAATATTGATATTTTTACTTCTTGGTTAGCGTCGTTACCATCAGAAATTAAAATAAACTTGAATAATTTATAAACAGTATTACCTCTCAATTCTGAAACTAAATAAGGTGTTTCAGGAGTTTGATATTTTTCTAAGTAACAACCAATAGATTGTAAAGTACCGTTATCGTCTTGAGCGGATGGTAAAGCTGTGATGGTTTCGTTAATACCTCTAATGTAACCTTTCTTGTATGAATAATTAAGAAAATTCGTAAATTGTTCTTCAACAAATAAAGGAACTTCATCTGAAGGTTTACCGAAGTTAGAAAAACCAAATACTTTAGAAATATAATTACTGTCTGTTGAATCCAAAGACACTTTAAATTCAAACGTACTACCATCATTAGTAACACCCGAAATTCCGAACGGTGCGTAAGGACTCATTGTTACACCACTATAAACGCCATTACTATCCAATACAACACTAGTCGTACCCGTAACTTCATAAACAGGATTTGTTCCTGTTGTATATGTTGACAGACCTCTTGAACGTAAAGTCGCAACAACAACATCATTGTATTCTGTAAAGGCAGTACCAATTTGTGTAAAAGCCGATAATTGAACCGAACCCGAAAACGAACCTGACGCACCTGTTAAGGTGTCAATTTTTGAACTAAACGAATATCCCGAATATCCATTACCAGTTGTTGGGTTGAATTGAGCGTAGTACCAAGCGTCATTATCTCTACTTGGATAATCAGTATCAGCGTCTTTTAAACTCGGAACATCATAAACATTTGTTAATCCTGTCCATCCACCACCCGTAAGTGAGTCATAATAAGAGTCGGGTATTGTACCAAATACGTAAGCAGTTGTTGCACTTGTTGATGCCGCAGATGCGTTAGAACCAATTACACCACTAACAAATGTCTTTAACTCAGAACTGATAGTTGATGTTGTACCATCCGATAATGTGAATTGACTATTTAAATCAGGACTAAAAATAGTTGATGGGAATGGAGACTCAAACAAAATAGTTGATGTCCCACCAGTTGTTCCTGTAAAAGTTACGGAAACCGACGAAAGAACACTATCTTGTGAAACTGAACCACCACTCACGTTCGCAATAGTACTAATAGACCAAGATGGTCCCGCATCATAACCCGACAAACCAAGAATTCTTGATACGAATAATTGGTTAGATTGTGATAAGTATGATTTGGCGATATACGCCGCTTCGTATTTTGGTATTTGTGTATCTACAAATTTTTCAGGTGAAGTACCCCCAAAAATTGCTGAAAATTCATCGAAACTTGATACGAAGATTGGCTCAAAAGCCGGACCTCTCAAAGTTTCTCCTACAATACCTAACGTTGTAACACCTACACTCTGTGCTACAAATGATAAGTCACGTTCTGAAGTGTATACTCCAGGTGAAACGAAAACTTTATTTGATGTTGCCATTATTTGTTTTTTTTATAAGTTGTTTTATTTACTACATAAATATTATTGATTTTTGTAAAAATCTTAGTATAGGGATACTATTTATAAATCAGTATGAATAAATTCTTCCTTTTTTCTGCCCAATGAAAAAAACACCCAAAAAAATAAAGAATATCAAGATATCTGAAGAATCACACACAATTCTCAAAAAGTATTGTGAAGAAAATGGACTTAAGATTTATGGATTTTTAGAAAATATTATCAAAGAAAAATGTCGTATTAAGACCGACATTTACGGTGACCCGTTAGACTAATTTAATATCAAACAAAATATTTGAATCATTATTTGTTTGACCAGTCTTTTTTTCAATTTGAATCACCAAACCAATTTGTGAACTCATTGGAAAATAAGACAAATCCTGTCCAATATACTCTTGAACACCATGAGTCAATGTATATGCACTATAATGTTCAACATTTTCAGAACTTACAAAATTAAAGTCATAATTTGTTGGTAATGAACTTTGTGTTAAAGTGGTATTTGAACCAATAAATTGATAATTTGTTGGTATATTGTTTGGATTGGGAGTCGAAGCTATTGCTTTTCTTGATTTGGTTTTAGTACTAACGTCAACCATAGTTAATACTCTTGACACCGCAGGTGCCACTTCAAACTGTTCTTCATCCAATAAAACACCTAACATTTTGAATGTATAATTCTGAATGAAGTATCTTCTTTTTTGTAATTCAACCACCGATTCATCTGAAATACTATCCATAATAATCGGAATGTATCTTCCCTTAATTAAAGCATATGATTGTCTTGATGAAAATTTATCTAAAACCTTTTGATTAAACGCATTCAACTCTCGCATTCTATTTGTAAAGATTTTTATTTCGTATGTAATATCAACAGGAATTGGTTGTGGTATTTTATAAACATCCATACCATTTCTTGCTCCGTCAAAATTGGGAACCAAAGCGTATTGAAATAATGGTCTACCAGGTATTCTATAATTTGTTGCTCCCTGATTTGTTCCATAGGGTGTTTCAGGTTTTCTAACTGTTGCAACAAAAGGTGGTTTAATGTTCGAATCTAAATCTTGAAAATTCCAAGTTTGTGTAAACTGTGCCCAGTTCTGAGTGGTAATAATAACATCAACTGTGTTAACAACTTTTCCGTTAACACTAATTCCTAAATCATTCTTTACAAAATCTAACATCCCCCTATCCAAATCGGCGTGATAAATTCCTTTTGGAAGATATGTTCCATCTTTTTGAATTTGTTCCAATAATTCTTCCCTTCTAGGTTGAAGAATTTTTTTTGGTGTTAAAGAAATTGTTTTAACAAGTTTTTTTGGTGTTGCCATTATATTCCTTTAAATTCGTCTTCACTTACAGGTGTACAAACAAATGTTCTATAAAATGGTTTGTATCCACCATATGTGTGTTTATTGTCCGAAACAATCCTTCCGTCATCTGCAACAGAATAATATCTCATCCTACTTTCAGTTTCAGGATATCCAATGTAATCACCATATGAAATTGTAATTGCTTCTTCTTCCAAATAGTGAAGATATACACTCATAATCAAATTACCTGGTTCAGTTTGACTTAATTTTGAATTACCAAAAGTCGCTTGACTTGGTGCTTCGATTTTAACAAACGCTTTAATTTCAACAGGTGCCAAATAAGACACCGAATCTGTTAACGCCTCACCATATACATCATCTTGATTTGTTTTACTCTTGTCAACACGATATAAAACCAATGTAAAGTTCATATCACCGTACAACCATTCCTCACCCATAGATATATTTAGGTTAAAATCCTGTTCACCAAAGAATTTGGATATTCGTGTAATTGGTACTTTATTTGTCATTATTGATAAATACAATAAAATTGATTATATTTCTTTATTAAAACTATTTTGATTTGGAAAACCCCATAATTGAAAACTCAGGATTATTAGAACAAAAAGCCCTTAATACCCTACATGATTATCAGGGTGCAAATAACTATATCCTAAAATTAAAAGGTATTTTCAACCCAAACAAACGTGGTATTCCAACAAGAAGTCAATGTGAATACATTTTAAACCACTCAAACACAACACCAAAAGTTGCAAAAAAATGGGTTGAATTGGATGATTATTTTTCTGAAAAAATATCAAACGAAAAATTATATACAGTTCCACCAAAACAAGTGTGGATTGAAAAGTTATTAGTTGAAAAAGATAAGTCTTATCATATTTGGGGTCGTTTTTTTGATAGTGAACCTTTAACAGATTTTTGGTTACCAAAGGCGGCAATCATTAAAAACCCTGAACAATACTATAAAGAAATTGATTATTCAAAGTATTCACATAGACCACTTCTTTCACACCAAGTTGAGGCGGTAGAAAAACTTGTAAAAACAAAAAGGTTTATTTTGGCTGATGATATGGGATTGGGTAAGACAACATCAACCATTGTGGCGGCGTTGGAAACTGAAGCCAAAAGAGTTTTAATTATTTGTCCTGCGTCATTAAAGATTAACTGGCAAAGAGAAATTGAAAATTACACAAAACGCTCAACATATATCTGCGGAAGTAAAAGATATGAGGATGCTGATTTTGTAATTGTTAATTACGACATTCTAAAAAACTTTCACGACCCAAAAGATAGGGACAACTCTCGTGTTTTAAAAAGTAATTTTGATTTGGTTATTATTGATGAAGCACATTATATTCAAAATAAAACCGCACAAAGAACAAAATTAATCAACGACTTTGTGAAGGGGGTTGACAGATTGTGGTTGTTAACGGGTACACCAATGACATCACGACCAATGAATTATTTTAATTTGTTAGAACTTATTGAATCACCCGTTGCAGCAAATTGGATGGCATATGTTGTTAGATATTGTAATGGGTACCAATTCAAAGTTGGTAATAGAAAAGTTTGGAATGTTATGGGAGCTTCAAATTTAGAAGAGTTAAGAGACCGAACAACAAGACAAGTATTAAGAAGATTAAAAACAGATGTATTAGATTTACCTGATAAAATTATCACCCCCGTTTATTTGAGATTAAAATCAAAAGAATATGAAGAATTAATGGGTGAGTATTTTGATTGGTATGAAAAAAATACCGATGAGAGTTCATCATTAACCGTTCAATTTACCAAGTTAACAAAGGTACGTCAGGTAATTGCACAAGAAAAAATACGGTCAACCATTGAATTGGTTGAGAACATATTAGAACAAGATAAAAAAGTAATAGTTTTCACAAACTTTACCGATTCCCTAAATAAAATTTATGACCATTTCGGTAAACAAGCCGTTTACTTGGATGGTTCATGTTCACCAGCAAAAAGACAAAACGCTGTTGACGAATTTCAAAACAATGAAAAAATAAAAGTGTTTGTTGGTAACTTAAAAGCGGCGGGTGTTGGTATTACACTTACTGCCGCTGAGGCGGTTATTATGAATGATTTATCATTTGTTCCATCCGACCACGCACAAGCTGAAGACCGAAGTTATAGATACGGACAAAAATCAAACGTATCGGTATATTATCCAATATTTGAAAATACTATTGAGGGTACAATTTATGATATTCTCAATAAAAAGAAAAATATTTTTGAAACCGTAATGGGTGATAACGTGGGCAGGGCAGAGATTGTACAAGAAATTATGAATCAAATTTTTGGTAAGAGGTAAGTTTTTTGAAAATCTATTTATTTATAAGATAATGATAGATTATGAAATTTAAAAAATTAAAAGCCGAAATTGAAGAATTAGAAGACAAATTAACTACCAACGAAGACCTACAAGAATCAATACAAAACGAACAAAAAGAGATTATTAATGAAATGAAAAAAATTGGGATTGAAAGATTACCATATTCATATTCATCACTTGGTAGATTTATTGACCCAAAAACAATGAATGTTCATTACAACAAACATTATAAAGGGTATGTTGAAAAATTAAATGCGGCACTTGCAAATCTTAAAGGTGCCGATGCTGAACTTGAAGAAATTGTAAAAGGTATTTCAAGATATAACAAAACTGTTAAAAACAATGCGGGTGGTGCCTTTAACCACGCTTTGTTTTGGAAAATGTTATCGCCAAAGAAACAAACCATTAACGGTCCTGTAGAAGAAAAAATTAAAAAAGACTTTGGTTCTTACGAAGAATTCAAAAAACAATTCACGGAAAAATCACAAAAGAATTTTGGTTCAGGATGGTGTTGGTTGGTAATTAATGGTCAAGGTAAATTAAAAATTGTTACGACATCAAACCAAGATAACCCATTAATGAATACCGTCAAAGATGGTGGATATCCAATATTGGGTCTTGATTTGTGGGAACACGCATATTATTTAAGATACCAAAACAAAAAAGATGAATATATAGGAAAATTTTTCTCAGTTATTAATTGGGACTTTGTTAACACACTTCTTATATCTAAAAACGAAAAAAAACTTAACGAAGAAAAGTTAGCTGGTGAATTACTTGTTGAAACAAGAGAAAGTATAGGTTGTTCAACAACAGAGGTTAAAGAAATAAACAAAATGTTTTCAATGAACACACAAGTAAAATATAAATTCATGAATACAATCAACACAATCATGAAAGAAAAATTTTCAGAATATTGGTTTGAAAAAGACCAATATGAACCAGGTTCAATGTCAGGAATTTATAATTACGGAAAACCAGGTCGTTCAGTTATTAACAAATTAAATACAAATTACAGTTCGTTTTGTATTTTGATGAATGATTTAAATTTTTATTTAATTAAAAACAATATAAAACCTATATCATTTGGGGATAAAGATAAATTTGCACAAATTAAAGAAGTTGAAAGATTTACAAAATATCTTTATGATTTAAGAGACCGAATCTTTAACTTGTCAACATCTAAAACTTTTCAAAATATTGTACAGAAATTAGTACAAACCGATTCCAAAGGTGAGGAAAGAGAAGATATTACTGTTATAGCATTAAGAAAAATATTTGGAACTGAAGACGTTCACAAAATTGGTGGATTGGGTTCTGAAGAAGATATGATTTCGGGTGTTGATGCGATTATTAATAAAGATGGTCAAAGATTGACAGCACAAATTAAACCATTTAGTGGTGTAAAAGATTTTAATGATGATAGTGTTATGGTGTTCGGAGCGAGCGCACCAAAACAATATAAAACTGATTATTTAGTTTTTAATAATAAAAACAAGACAGTCGTATTCAAAAATCAAAATACAAAAATTATTGATGGTAATTATGTATTTCCAAAATCAAACATATTTGGAGATATTTGATATTTATAAAGAAGATGGCAATTATTGTAGAACCAGAAAGAAGTAAACTCTATAGAAGAATTAAAGCCCTTCTTGGTGCACCTGTTAGAGGTGTTGAGTTAGAAGATGAGCAAATGGACTCATTATTAGAACTTGCGATTGGGGATTACGAACAATATATTTTAGATTGGTTAATTGAAGCACAATGGACTTCTTTATATGGACTGAACCTTGACGAACAGTCTTTAACAAGGGCACTTACCAAAAGAAGTTTAGATTGGGAAACACAATACACTTACGCATATTCAAAGATAGTTGGATTACAAGCTGGTGGTGATTGGGTACTTAAAAAAGATTATGTTGATTTGGTTCCGAACCAACAAATTTATGAAATACCTAAGGGTCGTGAAATTAATGAACTTTTATGGTTCATGAGAGCCGAATTAAACAATTCATTATTCGACCCATTTATGGGTGGATTTGGAGGATTTGGTGGAACTGGATTAGGTGGTCCTGGCGGATTTGCACAATTTGGTGCAAGTGGAAGTTATTTTATGATGCCAGCGTTTGACGTTGTGTTAAGAATGGCGGATAGAAATCTCAAACAAAGAATGATTGTTGGTGATTTGACATATAGAATTACAGCATTGCCTGAAGGAAAAAAAGCATTACACTTATACAACACACCTGGTGGAAGATTTGATTTTTCAAATATTGGATTTAACGAATATAGATGTTGGTATTGGTACTACGATACTGATGGTGACCGTGATGATTGTTTGGCTGCAAATCCTGACATTGTTAGATTACCATCTGACATACCATTAGAAGCGTTAAATTGGCAGGACCTTAATACACCCGCACAACAATGGGTTAGAAGATGGTTTACCGCTTACTGTAAAGAAACATTAGGTCGTATTTATGGTAAATACAGTGGTAACCTTAAAACCCCTGACTCTGAACTAACATTGGACTACACATCTTTGTTAGGTGAGGCTAAAGATGAAAGAGCAAAACTTGAAGAAGAATTAAAATTACGTCTTGAAAGATTAAGTCCTGTTAAACAAATGGAAAAGGAAGCCTTAATTGCTGAAAACCTAAATAAACAATTAAAATATAGAGCGTTCCCAAGTCCCTATAATGTAATTTAATTTTATGCCAATATTAAGGAGTATACCGAGTAAAAAAATTATTAACGGAATTGAAGTAAAAACATCTGAGGTCGCTTTAATTTCCGAATCAAATTACACAACAACAGGTGAATACGCAATTGTGATTAAAACTGTTGAACATTGTGATTTGTTATTAGATAGTAAAACAACTGACCACATTGTTGTCAAAGCTCTTACCAAAGTTACAATTAGACCCGATAAGAGCAAAATTGACGAACAATATGATGAAGTTGAAATTGGAAAAGGTGCATGTGTTGAGTTTCACTTTATAGGTGGAAACTGGTACATCTTATCTTCAGACGGTCTCAAATTGGACTAATTCTTGTTCCCATCCATCTTCAGCTAAATCATAGATATAGTCAGGACTAATACCAACCCTATCCCAAAACTTCACTTCTTGTTCAGAAACCGTTAAAACATCTACCAATTTATCTTGGTCGGTATCCTCGAAAGGGTGACCATTGATTAATTGACATTGTTCTTTTGTATAGAATTCCCTCTTACTTGGGTTATCAATAATCAAAGAATCTCTAACATCATCTTTAAACACAACCATCAAAGGTTCAATACGTTTGTTAAATGTTGTTATTGCTCTCGCTATATTATACTCACCCAACATATCAGGATTTCTTTCAAGTTCCTCATTGTCCAATCTATAGGCATTGATTACCAATGAGTCAACTTTTTTAACAACATCACCATGTGATGCTTTTGTACCGTTGTTAACATAAAAAATTACATCACCCAAGTTAGCCGCAATACCATCATGAATAATAAGTTCCATATGTGCTTGTCTTGACATCATACTTCCTGATTTGGTTTTTTGACCACATCTTACTTTGTAATCCTCAATAGAAATTTTAACTTTAGCACGAGACGCAATTTGTTTTAATGGAATTTGTTTGTTAAAGATTTTTTCTAAGTATTCATAATACCACTCAACAAATTGTTGACCTTCACCCATCAATAACATTTTGATTCCTTTGTCCAAAAACGCTTCAATATACAACGGTAATTTCTTTGATTTGATTGTATTACCAACCAATTTAATTTTACCTTTGTCAGTCATCAAGGCATAGTTCTTACGTGCTAAGTTAATACAAGATGGCCAAACACCATCATTATCCAAAGCCATTTCACCTTTCATGAACAAGTCATTATATTCTGCAATGTCAGCTGCGGCACCCATATATTCCTTACCTTCAACCACTTTCCAATTCAAACCTTTACCAATGTATTTACGGGATTCAACATTCACAGGTGATGAAAAGTTCACACCATCCGTATCCATAACCAACGGGTCATATCCACGATTCATAAAGAACTTAATCATCTGACGTAGATATTGTCTACCTGTACAAGTAATCCTTTCACCCTGATTCATATCACCCCAGTGAAATACTTGAGGTGCTGATAAAGCTCCAAACATTGAGTTAATAAAAATCTTAATTGGTAATTGTTTACGGTCATAAGATTTAGATTTTACAGGGTCACTCTTTTCAAACTCTTCGGCCAATTGTTTATACATAATACGAGCATTTCTAAAGTACGTTAACATACCTTTCATTACTCCTGTTATATCACAATCAGGGAATACGTCGTGAACCAACTGAATTGACGGATACAGTGAACTAAAGTCAAGTTTCAATACATCGGTTGAATACCCAACTTTAACCAAACGTGACAATCCACCAACAAAGTCTTGTTTCTGTTGTTTAGCGGGAATTGCAAGTCCATGTTTATACGACCAAGCTCTCATTTGGATTTCCCAGAGTGTTGCTGTTCCCATCGTGGCAATCCTTTGATATGTTGTTGGAACCAAAGAAGCCAACAGGAATGAACCCTGATTAAACTCTTCATCAACTCTTAATGTCTCAATTAAGTCATCGTCAAGATATCTTTCAACAATGTTATCACCTGTTGTTTTAATATAGGTATCTTCTCTTCTTTCACACACTTCATCAACCTTTGGGTCAATACCACATTTTTTGTACTTACCATTTTGGGTGTTTAACCAATAATCTTCTTTCTTGGCATACATGGAACCAATATCGGTATGGTCAATGTAGATACGGTCAGCGTCTTCAGCTTCCAAATATTGAACAATATATTTCAAACCAGCAGATTTGATATTTGAGTTAATAGCTTGTGCACGTCTTACTGAGTGTAATGCGTCAATAACATTATAACCCCAAATTGATGTTTGAACGTAATCCTCAATTTCGTTTGCCAATTTCAACAAACCTTTTGATTGTGTAATTGATTTTTCAGGGTTAAGTGATTTACAGATTCTTTTCATATCCAATCCCAAAGCTTTTGCCCTTTCAAATATCCAATGCCAGTCAAACGCAAATCCGTTATATGACACAATAATGGATGGTTTAATTTCATGGATATAGTTAAAAAAATCTATGATACCTTGTTTTTCCTGTTCCTCATTTGAACATTCAATAACCTTGTGAAACCCTTTGTTTGTCTTTAATCCAAACATGAATATTCTACCATCTTTTGGTTCCAAAGCGGTAGTTTCTAAGTCAAATACAAAACGGGTTACGTCATCATAACTTTCAAACCCTTTGAAAAGACGTTTTTCTTTTTGAATCAAAAATTGTTCAATCGGTGGAAGAATCAAAACTTTTTCTTTTGCCTTTTCACCATATGGGTCAATTCCACCATCACGGAAAAATTGTAATAATGTTCTATAACCCTTCAAAGATTTAACCATAAATGATAAACCTTCTTCAAGTCTTTTATTTCCTTCTGTTTTTAGTTTTTCAATAACAATTCCGTATTTGGACATTGCTTCTTTTTGTAACCCCTTTGAACCTTGATAAAAGTTGAGACCACGTAAATCACCAACCCAAGCAAATGGAATAAAGGTATCACGTTTAACAATCTTCCCTTTTATGGGGTCTTCAATAATTTTGTAGATGGAGTCACTAACGTAGTCAAATTCAACACTGACTATGTACTGTTCAGGGTCAGAGCCCTTCAAAAAATCTTCAATTTCTTCTGCTGGTATCATAATATTTTCTAGAGTGGTTTATTAGCTTCCGAACACGTCGGAGTTTACCTTGTCTAAATAAATATATGTTACAGAATTGGTATTATCAACAACAGTATTGAGTTTTAATAAAAGAAGGGGTTATGTTGATAAACAAAGATTCTCTTATTGGAACAATCAATTCACCGTCAGTTGTTGTGATGCTAAACTCACCCAAATATCTACCGGGTGTTCTTGTGTCGTTTGGTGTAAAATTATAATAAATGTAATATTCTTCAGGTGCGTCGGGATTATCTAAAAACTTTTGTGTGATATACGCTGGTTTTGACGCAATTTTTAAAATACCATTATCGGAATTAATCATTGAAAATGTAATAATTGCATTCTGAAGTGTCTCCATAAAACTTCTGAAGTCGTTTCTTCCGTCTTTTACAACTTGTAGTTTTAAAGTTGGTAAGGTTGCGTTTTGTTTTATAAAGAATTCCATTATCTATAAATACTTTAATTTTAATATTATTATAAACCGTATTTTGATTTATCGGCATTAAAGTTTTGTAATACTTGTGTTGATGTTAATGATGTGTCGTACATTCTTATGACACCAATAGTTCCTTTGAACTTGTTTAGGGCTGAACTTCCGTCTGCAGTAACTCTACCAGCTATACTTACAAAATTTGTGTTACTTACTTGATTAACACCAGCTAAACTTATACTTCCCGCGGAAACACCGTTTCTATAAACCGTGAGAGTCTTGGCAACACCAAAATTAAAGACAGCAACCGCTTGTACCCAAGTATTCACCGTAAATCCCGTCATAATAATATTAGGGTTGTTAGCCCCGTCGTAAGCTGCCACGAACATATTACTTGCACCTTCATTAAATCTAATTGTGTAAGGGTATCTAAGAGGTGAGAAGCTGGTATCCCATTTTTCCAATAGTTCCGCTTCACCTGAGTTTGGTTGACCATTTGAAGGATTAAACCATATTTCAACCGTGTATTGTTCAGTATTTGTAAAGTTTGTAACACCATTAACACTTGGGATTCTACCATAAGAAGAACTTCCATTGAAAGTAAAACCACTTAATGCGTTGTAAGTTGGACTACCCGATAAAGTTGCATCCGTACTACCCACAGTTGTGTCCCAAACAGTTCCTGAACCAACATAACTACTTGGTAATAACTGTAGTTGTAAGTTTGATGTTACAATATTAGGTGTTACTGATGGTGTTGGTGTCTGAGTATTAGTTGGTGTTATTGTATTTGTTGGGGTAACCGTAGGTGTTGATGTTGATGTAGGGGTGGGTGTTGGTTCAACAAATCTTGGAGACAAGAAATTATACTGTTGTTGTATTTCAGAAAGTGACAACTGTCTATTGTAGAAATACATGTTGGCAACATACCCCCAAGGCTGAGGAACGACATCATTATTACCCCAACCCCAGTGTGTAGTTCCACCAGCACCAAAAGCAATTTGACTTCCAACTTCAGAACCATTTATGTAGAATTTTTGAGATGAATTTGTTCCAACAACCGCATATTGAACCCAAACACTTGTTTCACCTGACAAGTCATACCCTGAACTTCTAAACGCACTGTCCCAATAACCCAATATATCGGAGTTATTTGGGATGGTAATTGGAGTGTATTTAGGTGAGTTTGTATAAAGTAATGTTCTAAATGATGCAATATTATTTAATTCTAATCTTGCCCAAGTAATATATGTGTATCCTGAATTTGGTAATAAAGGTCCTGTTGCGTTGTAATTAACTCTATTAGTCCCTGTAGTACAATCAAAACATTTTATACCGTTAAGAACTGTGTAAGTTGCACCGATTAATGTGTGATTATACCCCCCTGTTATATCATAAACTGTTGTACCTGTTCCGGGATAGCTTGAACTTGTATGTGCGTCAAGTTGGATTACCAAACCATTTGTTACAAGATTTGGCGTTGGCGTAATTGTTGGTGTAACCGTTGGTGTTGATGTATTAGTCGGCGTAATTGTTGGTGTAACCGTTGGTGTTGATGTATTAGTTGGTGTTGGTGTTGGACAAATATAATTTGAGGATGTGTTAATATAGTTTGAATACGTTTGTCCACTTGTTAAGGATGTTGTATAAATTTCTAAACTACCAAGTCTGTAATCACCAAATCCTCCGTCACCCATATTTGTACCATCCTGATGTGCAAGTAAATAAAATAGTCCTGACCCGGCATTATAAGGGGCCAATCTATTTAAGGTTATATTACCAGCACTTACACCATCAACATATGCGGTTAAAGTTGACCCATCATATGTCATACCAACATAATACCAATTATTAAGTGGTGTTGATATAGATGAGGTAAAATTAATATTTCCTGTAGTAGTCCATAAACCAAACTTAAGTGTTCCCGAAACCATTTCAATTATAGATGTGTGCCATCCCGATAAAGAATTTACAACCCCCACTTCAGAAAGTATAACCCCATCACCTTGAGGATAAATCCACATAAATATTGAAGTCACTTCAGACTTGTTTGGAGAAACACCAGAAAACAATGAACTTAAATTAGTGTTGGTATAGATATACTGTGAAGTACCATTGAAATCTACGAAAGTTCCACATCCTGTACTACCACTTGAAGGAGAATTCACAATAGTACCATTACTATTATTTTCTAAATCAAATACGGTTGTAGTTCCTGAATATGAATTACTATCACTAAAATCGTAATATAGTATTCTACTACTCAACACATTTGTTGGTGTTACAGTGGAAGTTGGTGTTGGGGTTGGTGTGGAATTACTCGATGTCGGCGTAATGGTTGGTGTAATAGTTGGCGTAACTGTTGGAGTCTCCGTTGAAGTTGCTGTTGGTGTCTGAGTAGGAGTTTCGGTATTGGTAGGAGTTGGTGTTTGGGTAGGAGTTTCGGTATTGGTAGGAGTTGGCGTTTGGGTAGGAGTCTCGGTGTTAGTTGGTGTTGGTGTTTGGGTAGGAGTTTTGGTATTGGTAGGAGTTGGCGTTTGGGTAGGAGTCTCGGTGTTAGTTGGTGTTGGTGTCTGAGTTGGTGTTTCGGTATTGGTAGGAGTTGGCGTTTGGGTAGGAGTCTCGGTGTTAGTTGGTGTTGGTGTCTGAGTTGGTGTTTCGGTATTGGTAGGTGTAACCGTATTTGTTGGTGTTGGCGTTACGGTGCTAGTTGGTGTTGGTGATGGATTTGGTGTTGTAATATCAATTACAAATGTTTGGTCGGTACCTGAAAAATATATAAACACTTTACCTTGTGGTGTACCATCGGCAGGAAAATAATCAAAAGGGATAGTTTCTACTCCCAACTCAAAAGTTTCATTTAATGTTGTATCCAAAAAGGTAACCAAACATGTTTGACCACTATATTCAGTACTTTCAACTCTAAATCCGTAATTATTTGACATTATGGTGCCGGTATTAATGTTGCTGTAAAATCCCCACTGTTAACAATACATGCGTTATCAGGACAGTTAAAATTAAACAAACCAAATTTATTTTTTAATATTCTATAATTATGTTGTACTTGTGCAGAACCCAATGGTTCAACATACATTCTGAACTCAGATATACCGCCCATAAATGTCCCACCAAAATTTTGTTCTAATAAAATATTTGTGGTAAGTCCTGATAAACTTGTTCCACTTAATGTATTATCACACATAACTTCAGGGTCTTGGATATATGGACCTGTTGTCCCGCTACAACCACTAAATGTTAATGATTCTCTTAATCCAAAAGTTCCACCACCCCATGATATATTAAATGGAACCCCAATTTGTTTTTCTTTAACTTCGTTCAATTCTCTTGGAATAATTTCTTCAAAATCTTCAATGGTCATAAACAATTTACCATTAACAAAGAATTTAAGTTTTCCTAATCTATATTCTCTTTGGTCTAACCATTTTCTGTTCAGTTGAATTGTCTCAACTTTGCTTGGATAGGTATTTCCCGAGTGTGTTGCTGGTGGTCCAATTAATGATACAGTGTTACCATATGTTGATGCCGTATAAGTCATTCGTCTAATATCACCCAATCCTCCCATGTTCAATAAATCACATTCATCCCAAGTTATATTTCTTTCAAACACAACATCTAACATCAACCATTTTTCAATACCTGTTGAACCTGTTGTACATACATCATAGATTCCATCTGTTGAACATATTTCAGTAATGGTATATCCCGATTCAAAAGTTAATCCTGTTGTTTCACAAGCTCCCGTTGTTGAACAACTACCTGTTAATAATAAAAATTTAACACACAAATGTGGGTTTGATGGGTCACCCTCGAATCGTAGTGATAATGCATTTGAAAAAACATCATCTTCAGGATTGTGGTCTTCTTGTACTACAGTTGTTGTGGTACAATTGTGTGATATAGTAATTGCTGAAGATGGGTATAATGTATGACAATCAGAATTAGTGAATGCAGTATTCGAACACGCACAAGTTGTTAAACAATCTGTTAATCCTGATGTCACTCTTGTGTACCCTGAAAAAGTATCAGCGGTTCCTGCTGCGTAATGATAGAATTTGTTTTCAGCTCTTGCTCCCATAAAGAAGAAGGTACCTGAATTTTCAGTATAAATGTTATTTAGATATGTTTGTCCCGATGAAGGAACATATTCATCAACCAATCTTGGTTTTAACATCATTTCTACCGTCCACCCTTTATGCATCCTTTCAGGTAAAACTTCATAATCATAACCGTATAACTTATAAAACCCTTGTAAATAACCACCGTATAATTCATAGTATTGACCAATAGTTGTTGCTGTTTTGGATACAATATTATATAATGTTTGTGCGGTAATTCCTGAAAATCTTTGATTTGGGCTTTGAGTATAACCTGTAACAGGTCTCATTTTAAATCTCCTATCGTAATGTAATGGGTCAAACTTAAAAACATCACTAATACCCATTGAATAATATAATGTTTGTCCTGTCATTTCAGTCACAAGTCCATTATCAATTCCTGTTAATCCAACATCACAAACACCTGTAAAGGCACTATAACAAGTATCGTTTAATGGGTTAACATTATAATTGTTTAAAGAAATAATTGTATTACCTGAAAAATAATCACCATATGAATATGAAAAATTTTGTGAACAACCTGTGTTAGATAATTCAATTGATATTGGTAATCTATTACCATCATTGTATCCAATTAAGTAAGGTGAATAAATAACCTCTTGGTCATATTGTTTTTCATCGGCAACAAGAAAGAAATCGGTGTATGAACTATCATCCGCTCTTATGTCCAATCTATTAAAATAATAGTTATTTATGTTCTGTGTTGCCATTCAATAGATAAATACAAACAATATGGTATTTATAGATAAACTGTTTCAATATGTCTGAACATAAATATAAAACAAAAAAGGAAGCTTTAGACGCAGCTGAAAAACTTGGTTGTCTTGGATATCACAAAATGGGTGATGATTCGTATATGCCGTGTAAATCACACGAAAGATTTAAAAAATTAAATTCAACAAAAACTAAAGAAGAACCCGAAGGTGAACTTGAAGAATTTGTGGATGCCGATGGTACAATGTTGAATTCTAAGATTCCAATTTTAGACCCAGCATTACACCCAAGAAAAACTATGGACCAAACCGTTCAAGCTGCAAGAAATGTTTATGACATTTTTAGAATGGGTTATAGAAGATATTTTAGTGAGTCGGCTAAAGAAATTGAAGAGCATGATATGGAACATGCGTTTTCTTATGATGAAACCAAATTTATGAACGCCAAAGAAACAATAAAATATTTGGAAAAAGAATTAGGTTTGGATAGTGAGGATGCTAAAGACAGAGCAAAGGAAATGGGTAAAGACCCAAAGATGGATAAAAAATCTAAATTTAAAGACGATAAGAATTTTGTTAATCGTGGTGTAATTGCGGAAAAAGATGTTGATGAAGTTAAAGAAGAAATTATTTCAAAAAAATCTAATGACCAAGAAATTACAGAAAAATCTAAAATTTCATCAAAGGTAATTTCAAGAAATGTAACCGCACTTAAAAAACAGGCGGAAAAAGAAGGTATATCAATAAACGACTTAATAAAAATGTTGAAAAGTGAATAAAGACCTGTATGGTAAGGAATATCAAATTCCACCACATTTATTAAACATGATTGCGAAAGGTTTAGCTAAGTATTCAAATCAGAGTACTGAAAATGTTAAACGTGCACAAGATTTAATATCAACAGGTAATGCAACTTATCAACAATTAAAAAGAATAAAAAACTGGTTTGAATCAAACTCCAATACATCAAACCCTGAATTTCATCTTTTAGGTGGTGGAGCGTTTAAAGGATGGGTTGACCAAACATTAGACTCAGATAGAGGGGCAATTGATTTATCTAAAAAAGCAAAGAGTGTTGCGATGTCAAATCAATACAGTGACGAACACGAAAAAAATAATGACTTGAGAAAAGATTTCAGACCAAGTCAATCACATAAAAAAAGTGGGCACAAAATAACAGGTGTTCATGAAGAAATTGAAAGAATAAACACGTGGTTTAAAATATTAATATAATGAGTACACAAAACGACAGATTAGATTTTTCGCAACCTGCTGGTGACAACAATCAGTTAAGTTTTTATGCGGAACAACAAAGAGCAAAATTATTTCCGAGAAATGATTTTAACACAAAGAATCAATACGGTCCAACAAACAAAGACGCATTAGCAGACGGTGACGCTATGGGTAGAGGGACTGGTGGATTTTTGGACGTTAACAATGATAAAATTGGAAATAGTGCTGATATTATGGATAGAATTGATAATATCAAAACAAACAAATATAACTCAAAAGCACCTTATACAACACCAACACCATAATGAAACTTTTTTCATCATTTAAAGATGTATTAACTGAAGCAGTGTCTTTTGATGACTTACAAAAAGCCATCAAAAGCTTGGATGTTATTACAATTACTTACGATGGTGATGAACCGGGCGGTAAAGGATATAGAACTGTTTACCCCGTTTGTTTGGGTAGGTCAAAATCTGGTAATTTGGTTTTAAGAGCTTATGATATTGAAGGAGCATCCCACAGAGCATCACTTGGATTAAAACCTTTACCGAGTTGGAGAATGTTTAGAATTGATAAAACATTTACTTTTAACCGAACTGGTGAGAAATTTAATGAACTACCTGTGGACTATAACCCAAATGGAGATAAATCAATGACACAAGTTTACATAAACGCAAAACTAGGTCAAACCCCTGAAGAAATAATAGCATAATATGAGCAACGATTTAATGGCAAAATTAGCCTTATCCAAAAAAATAATGGATAGACACCAAGTAATACCAAGAGGTAATGCAAGTGGTACCCCAAATTATAATACACCAATGGTTGAAAACTACGAAGCAGTTCCTGCAACTTATAACATACCACAAGAATACGCCTCTGATACATCTTTATCAGAAGTTAAACAACCTGAATTACCAACACAAGATAGAATTTTAAATTCAAAATTACCTGATGAAATAAAACAATTAATGATTGAAAACCCAATTGCTCAAGCAAGTTTACCGGGAACTACAAATGTTTTATCTAATGAAATTATTGAAGGAGCACAAAAGTTAATGGGAACAACACCCAAAAAACAAAGCCAACCTCAATCAAATAATACATCCGGTTTTGACATGAATGCATTAAAAACAATGATTAGAGACACTGTTAGAGACACAGTTAGAGATGTGGTTAGAGAAGAATTATCTAAATCAGGAATTATTGTTGAAAATGAACAAAAAACTAATGAATTTCTAAGTTTAAAAGTTGGTAAACATCTTTTTGAAGGTAAGGTTACAAAAATTAAAAAGATTCAATAAGGTTTGATTATTCAATTAATATTTCTATATTTTAAGAAATATTAACATATGTCAAAGATTAAAATACTAGTTTTACCATCAGACAGAACGGGAGTTGGTAAATTTCGTTCAATCGAACCTCACATTTTTTTACAGAATAAATACCCTGAAGATTTTCACGTAGATATTGATTTTGAACCAAAAATGGATGATATATCCTATTGGACAAAATACGATATGGTTTGTTTTCACAGGAGTTTGAATCCTGATTATGATAAATCCAATACACTAATCCAAGTTTTAAATAGCTTAGGTATTATTACCGTGATGGATTTAGATGACTATTGGCTACCCACAAAAGAACATCCAGCATATCATTTAGTTGTACAACACAAAATTCATGAAAAAATTTTAGCGAACATCAAGGTCGCAAAATATGTGACGACAACTACATCTATTTTTGCAGATGAAATTAAAAAGTATAACAAAAATGTATTTGTTTTACCAAACGCTATTAATCCAAATGAACAACAATTTATGGAACCAACAAAACCATCAGAAAAATTACGATTTGGTTGGTTAGGTGGTTCTTCACACTTGCATGATTTGGGATTAATGAAAGGTTTTACAGATGCTATTGGTCAAGAATTTAGAGATAAGTCACAAATATTTCTTTGTGGTTTTGATACAAGAGGAACAATGACTGAAATTAACGCACAAACTGGTGAACAAAAACAAAGAGCAATTCTACCACAAGAAACTGTGTGGGCGAGATATGAAGAAATTTTTACAAAAAATTATGAATTCACAACACCTGAATACAAGGATTATTTGATGAAATTTAGACAAGACTCTTGGAATGGTAGTGAACAATTTTATAATCGTGTTTGGACTGAACCAGTGACATCTTACGCGAAAAACTACGCTAAATTTGATGTGTCTTTGGCACCAATTATGAATCACACATTTAATAGAGTTAAATCACAATTGAAGGTAATTGAAGCTGGTTTTTATAAAAAAGCAATTGTGGCATCAAATATTGGTCCTTACACAATTGATTTGAAACATTCATTGGAAAATGGTAACTTTGTTGATGGAAATGCAATCTTAGTTGAGGAAAAAAGAAATCATTCAGATTGGGCTAAAGCAATGAAAAAACTAATTCAAAACCCAACATGGGCGGCAGATTTAGGTGAAAGATTATACGAAACAGTAAAAGACAAATACGATTTAAATATTGTTACAGACCATAGAGCACAACTTTACAAATCATTAAAATAAAATGTTACCATATCCAAAAACCAAATTATTATTCTTTGACTTGGAAACTGTTGGTGGTTATCCAACACTAAAAGAATTTGAAAAAAGTAATCCTGAACTTCATAAAGTTTTTATGAAATATCAAGATTGGTTTATTAAAAAATTTCCTGAGGACAAAGACAAAACACCTGAGGAAATTTACGAAACAAGAGCCGCTCTTGTTCCTGAATTTGCCAAAATTGTTGTGGCAAGTTTTGCTTTTATTTCACCTGATGGAAAAATGCAAATGCAAACATTCGCGTTGGACGATGAAAAACAACTACTTAAAAATACAATTCAACTTTTAAATAAGGTTCACAAACTTAATTTTTTTATGTGTGGACATAACATTAAAGGGTTTGATATTCCAATGTTGGCAAAACGGATGATGATTAATGGTTTTGTACCACCGGCAATTATCCCAACCGCAGATACCAAGCCATGGGAAATTAAAGCCCTTGATACAAAAGAATTATGGAATGGTACAAACCCATTCACAATCGCGTCGTTAGAATTGATTTCAGTATCAATGGGTTGTGAATCATCAAAAGGTGGACCTGTTACTGGTGGTGTTGTTCACCACTCTTATTGGGAAGCAGGAATTCTTGATAAAATTGCGGAATACTGTGAAGACGATGTAAAAGCGTTGGTAGACTTAATAGAAAAATTTGATAAATTACAATATGTTTAAAAATCTAAAACAAATGAATAGTTTAATTTCTGAAATGAAGAAATTAACAAATGACCCAAATGCTTTGAAAGACCCACAAGCAATGATGGAATCTATGGGTATTGACCAAGATGAAATTGAAAAACAATTATCGGGTTTATTAACCAAAAAAGCAACTTTAAAATTTACCAAAATTCATCCTGATTCGGTTGAACCAAAGTATAACTATGAAAGTGATTCAGGATTTGATTTACACTCAACCGAAGATTTGGAAGTTGGTCCATTTGGTAGAATTTTGGTACCAACAGGATTAAGATTTGATATTCCAATGGGTCATGAAATACAAGTAAGACCAAAGAGCGGTTTAGCTCTTAAACAAGGTTTAACTGTATTAAACACACCGGGAACAGTAGATGCTGGATATGACGGTGAAGTAAAAGTTATTGTATATAATACAAATAATCACGTTGTAATAATACCAAAAGGTATGAAAATTGCACAAGCAGTTTTATGTCCAGTAATAAATGGTAAATTTGTAACACTACACGAAGTAATCGAATTAGATGAAAAAGAACGAGGCTCAAACGGATTTGGTTCAACAGGAATCTAATACTAGTCCTGTGTTGGCAAATGGTGTTAAGAACTATCTAATTGACATTGATGGTACAGTAACTGAAGATGTGCCAAATGAAGAATCTGAACGTATGGCAACTTGTTTACCATATGAAGGTTCGGTAGATATGATTAACACTTGGTATGATGATGGACATATTATAACATTCTTCACATCGAGGACTGATGAACATGAAATAGTAACCAAACAATGGTTAGATAAACATGGTTTCAAATACCACAACTTGTTACTTAATAAACCAAGAGGTGGAAACTATCATTGGATTGATAATCACATTGTACGAGCGACTCGTTATGATGGTAAATGGGGTGAATTAGTTAAAAAAGAACACACAATAGAAGTATTTGAATAATGATTACAATTGGATATAGTACCCGAAGTTCAAAACCTGAACTACAAGAATATTTTAAAAAAACTTGTGGTGTAAAAAATATACAGGTTATTGAAAAAGTTAACCCAAATGGTCAGTCGTTGACTGACGTTTATAACGATATTTTAAATGAATCTGAAAATGACATTGTGGTACTTTGTCACGATGACATTTATTTTGATAACAAGAGTTGGGGATTTAAGATTTTGGAACACTTTAAAAAGACCGATTATGGTATCTTAGGGGTTGCAGGTTCAACTAACTTACCTAAGTCAGGTATGTGGTGGGAAGACCGTCGCAAAATGGTTGGTATTGTAAATCACGAACACGAGGGTAAAAAATGGGAATCAAAATATTCAAATGATTTAGGGAACAAAATTCATCAGACAGTTTTGATTGATGGATTGTTTATGGTTGTGAATAAAAGTAGAATCCAAGAAAATTTTGATACCAATGTTAAAGGTTTTCATTTGTATGATGTTGATTTTTGTTTTAGAAATTACATTAAAGATGTAAAAATTGGTGTAATGTTCAATATTAGAATAACCCATAAATCAATTGGAATGACAAATGAACAATGGGATTTAAACAGACAAGAATTTTCAAACAAATACCAAGACCAATTACCTATTAAAATCAAAAAAACAAAAGAAGATAAATTAAAAATTCTTTTATCTTGTTTAAATTTTAAAACATTTACAGGTTCAGAAGTTTATGTTTATGAATTAGCCAAAGGATTAGTTAAAATGGGTCACGATGTTACAGTTTTATCTGAAATTGGTGGTCCGTTAACTGATAAAGCAAAAAAGATTGGTATTAAAGTTAGACCATTTAGTGAACCGCCAGGTTTTAAAATGGGTGATGGTAAATGGTCAGTGTCAACACCAAACGGTGTTGAGGTTTCTAAAGAAGGTATGCTGTACAAAATACAAGATATTAACTACGATATTATTCACGTTCAACATGAACCAGTTACTAATATGGTACTACAATTATACCCAAATATTGAAAAAATTGCCACCATTCATTCAGAAGTTATTGATTTAGAAAAACCTGTGAAACATGAATCAATTAAGAGATATATCGCAATTAGACCTGAAATTAAGGAACATATTGTTGAGCAAGATGAAATTACTGAATCACTAGTTGATGTTATTTATAACCCAATTGATGATACAAGGTTTAATGAAAAAGAAACCACAGAAGAAAATGCCGTGTTGTTTGTTGGAACAATAGATTATCTAAGAGAACAAACAATTAAAGATTTGATTGAATATACTAATGAAAATCAAATGGAATTGTGGATTGTAGGTGAAAACAAATCAGATTATTTAAATGATATTTTATTAAACAAACACGTCAAAAGATTTACACCAACTTGGAATACCGAAACATTTATTAGAAAGGCAAAAGAAACTGCTGGTATTCTTTTAGGTAGAACAACAATTGAAAGTTGGATGTGTGGTAAAAAATCTTGGATATATAACGTAGACAAATCAGGTGGCATTTTATCAAAAGAATTGGTTTCTCCACCACAAGATATAAATAAATTTTATGGTTCAACAGTTTGTGAAAAATTGGTGGACTCTTACCTTAATATTATCAATGAAACTTTTAATTAAATTTCCGACAAGGTCCCGTAGAAAACAATTCTTTGAAACCTTTAACAGGTATCAAGAATACATAAGTGAACCCACCACAAGGTTTTTAATTACCATAGATGAGGATGACTCAGACATGAACAATGATGAGGTACTGGCAATACTTGAATCATACGATAATGTATCTTTTGTAATTGGTCAAAGTAATTCTAAAATTCACGCAATTAACCGTGATATTGATACATCAGAAGATTGGGATATTATCTTATTGGCATCTGATGATATGATACCACAAGTTAAAGGGTTTGATAAAGTTATTAATACTTTGATGAACGCAAATTACCCTGACACAGATGGAATCCTTTTCTTTAATGATGGATTTAAAGGTCAAGAATTAAACACATTGTGTATTTTGGGTAAGAAATATTATGAAAGATTTAATTACATTTATTATCCTGAATATAAATCAGTTTGGTGTGATAATGAGTTTATGTTAGTCGGAAACTTACTAAGAAAACAAAAGTATTTCCCAATGGTTATTATCAAACATGAACACCCTGATTGGGGATATGGTAAACATGACGTAATACACAATAAAAATCATTCAGACTTGTCTTTTGATATGAATTTATTTAAAGATAGACAATCCAAAAATTTCTACATATGAAAAAAATCATATCATTTTGTTTGTGGGGTGATAATCCAAAATACACAATCGGAGCGATTGAAAACGCCAAATTAGCAAAAACAATATATCCTGATTGGACATGTAGATTTTATGTTGGTACTTCAACACCCGATGAAATTTGGGATGAATTATACGACATGGACAATACCGAAATGATTAATATGGAAATTGATGGTAATTGGTCAGGAATGTTTTGGAGATTTTATCCAGCGTCTGAAAATGACGTAGATGTTTTTATTGTCAGAGACACTGATTCAAGATTAAGTCAAAGAGAAAAAGAAGCCGTTGATGAATGGTTATCATCAGATAAAGGATTACATATTATGAGGGACCATCCTTTTCATAATAGTTTAATTATGGGTGGTATGTGGGGAATGAAAAAAGACACGTTTCCTAAAATGAAGGAACTGATTGACATCTACAAGGGAGGTGATTTTTGGCAAGTTGACCAAAACTTTTTAAATGAAATGGTTTACCCTTTGTGTAAAAATAATACCATTATACATGACGAATTCATGAATTTTGAAAGTTGGAAAAAACCATTTCCAAGTGAAAGAAAAGACAAGGAATTTGTTGGTGATGTTTTTGATGAACATAATCAAAGACACCCAGAATATTATACATTTATACCATGAAAATACTAATAATACAAGAAGCCGGAAGAAATGAACCAAACAAAGAATTTAGAGAGGCCAAAAATTTTCATAGGGGATTTCAAAAATTAGGGATTGATAGCGTCGTATGGGGGTTAAACCATGAAAATTTCAATATCCCTTACAATGAAATATCTAAAGATTGTGATGTTATTTTTTTATTAGAAAATTATGAAACAGGTGGATGGGTACCCGATTTATCAAATGAAAAAAAATTAAAATTGTTTTGGTCTATTGATTCTCATTGTGTACCCACATCACATTTTAACACCGCAAAAAACCATAATATTGATATTGTACTTTATGCGGTATATAATCACGGAAAATTATTTGGTAGTCGTAAAACAATTTATTTACCTAATGCATATCCAGATGATTTAATTTACCCCATTAATGAAATTGAAAAAATTAATGATGTTGGGTTTTGTGGTTCTATTTTAAATCGACAATCACATTTAAATTTATTATCAAAAAATTTTAATTTTAAAAATGATACTTTTGTTTTGGGACAAAAAATGGTTGAGACTATTAACTCATATAAAATTCATTTTAATAGAAATTTATCTGATGATATTAATTTTAGAACGTTTGAGACTTTAGGGTGTAAAACGTTTTTAATAACAAACCCAACACCAGGTATTAATGAATTATTTGAGATTGATAAACATTTAGTTGTTTATAAAAATAACGATGAATTAATTGAAAAAATAAAATATTATTTAGATAATGAAAATGAAAGAAAATTGATTGAAAATCAAGGTTATGAATTTGTTAGAGAAAACCACACTTATTTTCAAAGAGCTAAACAAATTGTAAAAATAATAGAAGAAAATGTTTGATAGAATTGTCACAAGTACTAATGAAAATAGTACTTATTTAGGATTTTGGGAGCTTCAAATTTTATCCCATAAAAAGTTTTTCCCTGAAAAAAAAATAACAATAGCTTTTTTAACCGATAGAACATATGAAGATGAATTAGTTAAAGAAATGATTAGTTATGATATTGACGTACAGATATATAAACCAATTAATGGTATTCCCGAAGGAAACCATGCTAAAATATTAAGATACCTATGTGCATCACAATATGATAATGAAATTTGTTGTATTACTGATATGGATACAATACCATTGCAAAAAGAATATTTAACCAATCAAACTAATCTTAGAGAACCAAATAAATTATTATGTATTGGTGCCGAGGTTTATAAAAACACACCCCACTATGGTAAATTTCCCGCACACCACATGACAGCTGAAGGAAAAATATTTAAACAATTATTTAACCCTAATAATTTAAATTATGAAGACAGTGTTAAAGAAATTTCAAATTTTAAAGTTTTTGATTCAAAAGAAAGCCTTGTTAATTCAAGGGATGGTTTTTCGGATGAATCATTAATTAGAGTTTTAATAGAAAAAAATAGTGTCCCTGTTCAACATATAGTAAGAAATGTTGACATATATAATGATTGGATTGATAGAAGTTGGTGGAATATTGATATTGAAAAATTAAAAAATTTAAAATATATAGAGTCAAATTTATTAAGACCTTATGATGAAAATAAACAACAAATTGAACCAATTTTACAATTTTTAAAAGATGAATCATAAAAAAGCGGTTTTAGAAGGATTGGAAACTGGTAAACAGTTACCACATAATGATAGATTAACACAAGTATTTAATAACCTACTTAATATTGAAGATGGTTATTGCGTTGAAATAGGTGCGGGATACGGTGAAACTACTGTTAAATTATTAAACTCAGTTAAAAACTATAAAATAATCGTTGTTGACCCATTTGAAGATGGTTGGGGTAGTATGCCTGAGTCCTACGGAAAACCATATCCATTTTTTCTTTTTCAAAATGCAATTAAACAATTTTCAGATAAAGTAATATTAATTAAAAAATCATCTGATGATTCATCGGTTATTGATGAATTATTAAAATACAAACCAATAATTTTTTCATTTGTTGACGGATTACAATATACCGATAATGTATTGTACGATTTAAATATGATGGATAAATTAAATTGTAAAGTAATATGTGTTGACGATTATAATAGATTAACTAACATTAGTCAGGTCCCTTTAGCAATTGAGGAATTTATAAAAAATAATAAAAATTATGATGTTGTTTATCAAAACGACAATAAAGAAATTTATTTAGTTAGAAATGAAAAAAATTAAATATTTTAGATTTGATGATGTTTGTATTAATGCTGATATAGATTTGATAAACAAAATGACAACATTTATGTTTGAAAAATTTCCAGACTGTGTTGTATTGTACGGAGTATCACCATTAGTTCACGACATGAGTTATGAAAAGAATGATGTTGAGAAACAAAGAATTTTTCCAAGAATATTAAACGCGTTATCGGATTATAAAAACTTCTATAAGGTTGACATGGCTGGATTGCCTGAGTTTCACCCAAAAGCAACATTAGCAGCACATGGATTAATACATGTTGACCATAGATTATTACCAAAGTCAGTACAAGAAATTAGTATATTAATTAGTGCTAGTTTAGTTAAATCAAAAATATTTATTCCACCATTTAATAAATGGAATAAAGATACTGAAGAAATATGTGATGAACATGGAATTGAATTAGTTAAATTTGAAGACGGTTGGTTGAGTATGGAACATAACAATTTTTCTGATATTCATAATAAATGGTATCTTCATGCTAGAGAATTTGAGTATGAAGATTTTGTTAAATGGTTTGGAAATGTATAAAGTAGGTATTGTAGGTATGGGATTTGTGGGGAAAGCTGTGTTTCACGGTTTTTCTTTATTTTGTGAAACTAAAGGGTATGATATTGACCCTAAAAAAAGTACACATACTCTTGATGATGTTTTAAATTCTGATTTTGTTTTTGTTTGTTTGCCAACGCCAGAATCTTCAAATGGCTCAGCAGATTTAACCTACATACATGATTTTTTTAATTCGTTAGAAAATAAAAATCCAATTTTTATTTTAAAATCAACAGTACCAATAGGGACAACATCTAATATTGAATCGTTGTATTCGGTTAAAATTGTTCATAGTCCAGAATTTTTATCCGCCAGAACCGCAGACATTGATTTTATAACATCTAATCGTGTTATTGTTGGTTCTAACAATTTAGAAATTTCATTAAAAGTTAACGAATTATTCACACAAAGATTTCCAGGTATTAATACTGTCACAACAACCCCAAATGAATCAGAATTAATTAAGTATTTTTTAAATTGTTTTTTCTCAACAAAAATAACATTCTTTAATGAAATGAGATTATTATCCGATAAACTTAATTTAAGTTGGGATAGTATTATGAATGGTGTATTAAGTGATGGTAGAATTGAAAAAATGCACACGGATGTTCCTGGACATGACGGTAAATTTGGATTTGGTGGTGCTTGTTTTCCTAAAGACACAAAAGCCCTTAGAGACGTGTTTATTCAAAACCAAATTCAACCAATTGTTTTAGATTCAGTTATTAAACAAAATAGTATTATTAGACATGATTGAATTAAATGATATAAATTGGGGCGGTTCAGGAATTGAAAAATGTTTATACGATTTTTTAATTAATAAATTTCCTAAAGGAACTAAAATGTTAGAATTTGGTGGAGGTAAAGTATCAACAAATGTTTTTTCTAATTACTTTAATTTAACAACAGTTGAAGAAGATTTAGAATGGTTAAACATTTTTAAAAATAGGTACATTTATGCACCAATAAAAAATGATTGGTATGACAATGAAATATTATCTAAAGAATTAGATAATGATTATCAAGTTATTTTTGTTGATGGTCCATTAGGCGAAGGAAATCGTGTTGGATTATTAAATAATTTAAATTTATTTAATGAAAATATTACTTGGGTTTTTCATGATACATACAGAGTATCTGAAAAAAATTTAGCGACTGAATTCTCTGAAAAAACAAACAAAAAAATAACGTTTTATTCTGAGTGTGATTATTGGGCAATTGTAGAATAATATGAAAATATCTATACACCAACCTAATTTTATGCCTTGGTTACCATTTTTCAAAAAAATTGAAATTGTTGATAAATTTGTTATTTTACAAAATTGCCAATTTGAAAAAAACAATTTTCAAAATAGATTTAATATTGAAGACAAGTGGTATACCTTAAGTACCAATAGAGGATTAGAACCAATTATAAATAAAAAATATGTTAATCATGTTAAAGATTGGTTAAAAATTAAAAACAATCTTAAAGACTATAAAGAAGTTTTAGACATGTTTGATGATTGTATTACTGAAAATTTATCAGAAACAAATTCTAAAATTATAAAAAAAGTTTGTAATATGTTAGATATTAAAACTGAAATTGTGTTTGATTACCCGACTGATTTAAAATCAACGGAAAGGTTACTTGATATCTGTGTTAAACATGGCGCAACTGAATATGTTGCGGGAAGTAGTGGAAAAAAATACATGGACATTAAATTATTTGAAGATAGAAACATTAATGTAATTTTTCAGTCAACAAATAAAGAAGATATGATACCAATAGTTGAGGTATTAAAAAAACAACTTTAATTTTTAAAAAAAAATAATACTTTATATATAATGGATAAAAAACCTAGAAGAACCCCTACAGTATCTGTAGAAGACTCAAACCAACAACACAAATCAAAAAAAGAAATTATCGGTACTTTGATTAAGAAAAAAACAAAAGATAAATTTTTATCAGATAGTCAAAAAGAGTATTATGAAATATTACAAAACAATCAGATAACAATTTGTTCAGGTCCTGCAGGTGTAGGTAAATCATATATTGCAATGAAAGCCGCAATTGATTTATTAGCCGACCCCAACAATTCTTACGAAAAATTAATTATTGTAAGACCCGCAGTTGAAGCCGAGGAAAAACTTGGTTCACTACCTGGGAATGTTGAAGAAAAATTAGACCCGTATATTTTTCCGTCTTACTATCTTTTAAATAAAATTATTGGAAAAGATGTTAGGGAAAAATTAAAAAATATGGAAATTATTGAAGTTTTCGCCTTGGCTTATATGAGAGGTATGAACATTGATAACTCAATTCTTATTTTTGAAGAAGCACAAAACTGTACACCAAAACAAATGAAACTTCTTTTAACAAGAATTGGTTTTAACAGTAAATTTTTTATATCTGGTGATTTAGAACAAACTGACCGATATAAGGACAAAACACATTCAGGACTATGGGACGCTTTAGAAAAGTTTAAAAACATTGATGATATAGGAACTTTTACATTTAAAGATTCTGACATTGTTAGAAATGCGATAATTACAAAAATATTAAAAAAATACGAAGATGAAGTTCGCTTTTGATACCGATGAAGTTTTAAGAGACACAATCTCTAAAATGAAAGCTACTTATGAAAAGTTTTTTATTGAGGACTATGTTTCTGAAGAAGGTGAAGAAGAGTTTGAGTATAAAATAATTGAACCAATTACTTCACACAAATTTTCAGAACATTTTTTATTCCCATCTGAAAGTGACTATATTAATTTTTTATACTTGGATTTCCCAATGAATATTTTTGGTCACTCACCATCAATGTCGGCAAATACATTTAACACTTTTTCTGAAATTCAAAAAAATGTTTTATCTAAAAGAGACAAATTAAGTGTTATAGGAATGGGTGTGGCAAAAATAAAACCAGCATCATTATTTTTTTACTCAAAATATGGTATGGAAGTAGACAACATACAATTTTACAATAAAAAAACCATCAAAAAAATATGGTCTAAATTTGATGTTATAGTTACAGCAAACCCAGATTTACTTGAAATTAAACCAAAAAACAAAACATCAATTAAAATAAACACGGATTATAACCAAAACTATGAGTCTGATTATTCAATTGATTCTATTGAAGGTTTTACTTCGGTATATAATCAATTAAAATTAAAACATGCTTAATATATTTGGAGAAACATATCACATTGATTTTGATAAAATTGAGAATTTAATTTCTATAAAACAAACAGACACTGGTGATACTAAACAAAATGTTAGTATCGTTAAATTTGAACTTATTAAAACAATGTTAGATGTTGTTCTTTCAGAGTCGGGTGAAATTGATGAAAAGATGGGTTTAAAAGGTAGTAATGATTTAACTATTCCCTTTAAAATTGCTTTTAATACATTATTAAGATACGAAATATTACAAACATTATGAACACAGAACTTATAACAAAATTAGAATTATCAATTAGTAATTTGGAAGAAAAAAAATCAAGAATATATTTTTTAGTTCAAGATACTAAAGGTAACGCCAAAGCTTCTATTAGAGTAATTTATGAAATGGCTTACCATTTATTTGAAAATGGTTACAACGCAATTATTATGCATGAACAAACTGACTATAAAGGTGTTTCATCTTGGTTAGATGAAAAATACATGTCATTACCACACAAACCAATTGAGGGACAAAACTTAGAAATTTCACCTGAAGATTTTATGATAATTCCTGAATTATATGGACACGTAATGGAACAAGTTTCAAAATTTCCATGTGGTAAGATTGTATTATGTCAATCATATGATTACATAATGGAAACATTAAGTCCCGGTACATCTTGGTCACAATACGGATTTTTAAAGTGTATCACAACTAGCGAAGAACAAAAAAAATATTTGGAAAAAATAATGAAAAATGTTTCATTTGATGTTATTGAACCAACAATTTCAAATTCATTCGAAAGAAAACCAATACCGTCAAAACCAATAGTGTCTGTTCACACAAGAGACCAAAGGGACACTATGAAGTTGATTAAAACTTTTTATTTAAAATACCCACAATTTAGATGGATTACTTTTAGAGATATGAGAGGTTTGAGTGAATTAGAATTTGCAACAATACTAAAAGACTCTTTTGTGTCTATATGGGTTGATGACATTTCAGGTCTTGGGACATATCCATTAGAATCAATGAAAACAGGTACACCTGTGATTGGAAAAATACCTAATTTAAAACCTGATTGGATGAATGAACACAATGGTATTTGGACAAATGATACAATAAACATGGTTGATATATTAGCGGAATTTACACAAAACTGGCTTGAGGATAACATTTCAGAAAAACTTTACGAATCAGGTTATGAAACAGCTGAAAAATTTACAAATACTGATGATTTCAAATCAAAAGTTTTAGAACGTTTTTCATCATATATAAACACGAGATTAAGTAATTTTAATTCTCAATTAGAAAAATTAAAAACAAATTAATTATGGAAAATAAAGTAGATATTTCAGTTATATTACCAATCGCATCATCATTTGGAAAAGATTTTGACATTCTTTTTGAAAAAGCGATTGACTCAATAAAAAAACAACAAGTTTCAATTAATGAACTTATTATTGTTCATTCGGATGAAGAATCATTATGTACTAAATTAAATTCATTTGATTTTGGTGATTTAAATGTTGTTAAAGTATTAAACACATCAGAACATACTGATTACGCATCACAAGTTAATCTTGGTGTCAAAAACGCATCATCAACATGGGTTAGTTTCTTTGAACACGATGATGAATATTCGTTTATATGGTTTAAAAATGTGAATGATTATATTAAATACCACCCTGAGTGTGATGGATTTTTACCAATCGTTGTTGATGTTGATGAAACAGATGTATTCGCGGGATACACAAATGAAGCAACATTTGCGGCTTCATTCAACACTGAAATTGGTATTCTAACTAATGAATTGTTAAATCAATATCAAAATTTCCAAACAAGTGGAATGGTTGTTAAAAAATCAATTTTGGATAATTTTGGTGGTTTTAAAAAATCAATGAAACTAACATTTGTTTATGAATTTTTATTAAGATTGACATATAACTCAGCAAGAATAATGACTATTCCAAGATTGGGATACAAACATGCTAACATGAGAGAATCATCAATTTTTTGGGGATATAAAAACGGAAAAAATGTTTTGACCGACAACGAGGTTAAGTTTTGGATTGATACAGCAAAAAAAGAATATTTTTTTACAAATGACCGTGACATAAAATACGAAGAAACCACTAATTAATGATAGTTTCCGAAACAATTCCAAGCGGGAACACTGAATCCGCAGACTCAAAACGCAGTAAAAAAATTAAGTCAAATAATTATTTTGACGTAAGAGAAGAGACTGCGGTTGTTATGTTTTTGGAAGCTGAAACTATGAAAGAAAGAAACGAAATTTATAATGAGTTTCTTAAAAAACCAATAGAAAAAATGGTTTCTTCTATAATTAGAAGATACAAATTATATAGAAAGGACATGTCATTTGATGAAATATTAAATGACACCCATTCTTTTTTAATTACAAAATCAGACAAGTTCAAACCAGATAAGAACAAAAAAGCATATTCTTATTTTGGTACGATTTGTAAAAATTATTTGATGGGTCAAATTATAAAAGACCAAAAGGATACCAATAGAAAAGTATCTTATGAAGATATTTCATCTAGTTTAGAAGAAAGACCTGATTTGGTGTATTACATTGAAGATGACATAATTGAAACTGATAAAATAATAATAGATTATATCGCTCAACTAAAAACGTTCATTGACGTATCATCATTAAACGAAAATGAGGTTAAATTAGGTTATGCTTTGTTAGAATTATTTGAAAATTATGATTCAATTTTTGTTGGTAATGATAACAAAAAATTTAACAAAAATTTGGTTTTAATGTCAATTCGTGAAATGACAAACCTTTCAACAAAAGAAATTAGATTAAGTATGAAAAAATACAAAAAACTATATTTTGATTTTGTTAAAAGTATTGATAACAGATAAAATCCGTTGTTAAATATTTATAAGTATGTCTAGACCGAAGAAAAAAGAAATATCATTAAATAAAGAATCTGTATTATCATTAATGCAGGAAATATATAATGAGCTTGTTGAACAAAGAGCAACCGCATTAAGAATTCAAAACAAAATGTTGGCTTTAATGAAGGATTCTTCAGACATGGCAATCATTGGACCAATTATTAAAGAACAACAAAAAATAATTAATGATACTGTTGAGAAAAAATTAACATTATCAAAACTACAGTCGACTGTTTGGGAAAAGTCACAACAAAAAAACAATGAAGAAAATTTCTCAATGTCAGATATTGATGACGCATTAATTCAAGACTTACTTAAAAAAGACATATCAGACGAAGGTTCAGGCGGATATAAACTTAATAAATAATTTAATATTATGGCTGAAGAAACACCTTCCGAAGGACACGATAAAGTTAGGAAAAAAATTAATGTTTACAAAACCGCTGTAGATGTCAATAAAAAACAAAAAGCGCTCAAGAAAAAAAAGAAAGCTCTTAATACAACTGTTGACAATGCTGAAGGTAAGTTTAAATCTAAGATTGAATCTTATAGTCAAAAAACTAAAGACGCACCAAAACAATTTAAAGAGGCCGCGAGAAATCAATTATCACAATTAATTGAAACTTTCAAAATGTCGGCATCTGACGGTGAAGACCCAAGTTCTAATTCTGAAACTGAAACAATTGATGTAAATAAATTAAAAAAGGAAGAAGCAGAATTAGAGGCAGAGTTAAAAGAAGAACAAGCTAAAACACCAAAACCAGACGCAAGAATAGCTGAAATTAAATCACAACTTAAAGAGTTAGATAAAGAAATTGGTAAGGCAAATTTTAGTCAACTTAAAATAAATACACCAAAAAACGCGACCGAAGCCTTAAGAAATACCTTTATTCAAACGGTCAATAGAACCAAAGAAAGATTACAAGAAGTTTTATCTAAGGAAATGGTATCAGCCTTAGGTTGTTCACAAGAACAAAATTACGAAACTAACAAACCACTTTACATTAAAGTTTTGTGTATTGATGTGTTTGGTAAAACATTACAAACAGACCCTAATACCTCACCAGGTCAATACATCTATGAGGTTAATCCCTTTAACCCCAAAAAACGACCATACTCATTTAACAGAGAATTATATAATAGATTACAAAATCCTGGTAAGAGTTATAAAGAAGAATACAATGTAAATTTTTTGGGTGCGACAAACCAAGAATTATTTAATATAACGTATGTTAAAGACCCCACACAAATAGATGGAAAACAATTGTATGGTGACTATTATAAAGTTGAATTGTCACCAAGAGTAAGTGGTGAAAAAGTAGTTGATTTTTTAAATGATTATTTAAATTCAATAGACATTTTAAACTTTAATGAACTTTACAGTAACGTATTGAACTTATTAACAGGGTCAATCAATATTAAATTAAAAACAGGTGAAGATGATTTGAGAAGTCAAACTGAGTTTGAAAAAATATTACAAAGAATACTTGGTTTATGTTTTGACAATAAACAAGAAATTGATGTAAGTGGTTCAGGGAAACTAGACTCTTTAGACCAAATTGACGATAGTTTTTTTGTTTTAAGTCCTCAAGAAATGGTGGAAGTTGAAAACAAAGTAAAAAATGTCTTGGAAAGTGTGGTTCAATACAGGGATTGTGGTACACTTTTACTACCTGTTAACGCAGACGCTAATTTAGGTTTGTTAGACAAATTTTTAAATCCTGATGTAAACGCATCAAATGCTGATAGGATTGCTCAAGATTTATTGGATGAACTTTCCAAAAACCCAGATTGGAAAATTAGATTTCCTCAGTTGGATGTGCCAGACAAGTTAAGGGACATTATCAATACTGAATTTTTAGAATTGATTCCAATTGCTATATTTAATTCATTATTATCACCAAAACACTTATTTCCATTAATGGTTATGGCGAAAGCACTTCAAAATGAATATGTCGATAATATTGAAACCCTACAAGATTTCCTACGTGAATTTAGGAAATTTATCATTAATTTACAGTCCAAAATATCGGGAATATTTGTTGAGGAGTTAGTCAAACAAATTCGTAAAAATATTAAGGATTTGATGCAAACAATTGTACAACAAACAACAAATGAATTATTAAATAAAAAAGCGAAAATTATATTAGCAAGTATTAATTTAGCGTTAACATTAGCAACCGCAATTACTGATTATAGAAGATGTAAGAGCATTATTGAAGAGTTACAAAGAATGTTATCTTTAACTTTGCAAATTAGGGGTTTAGCGGGAAATAGTGTTCCCACTTTGATTAACTATTTGGCAAATTTAAAACCAGGTATGTCACCGACATCGTTACTTACAAGATTTATCGATAAGTTAGAAGAAGCTGGCGTTCCAACAGGTGATTTGCCAGATGGAGGTCCAAATTTGAGTTTAATAATTCAACAATCTTTTAACCAATCGTTAATTGATGAGATTGCTGAAAATGGAAAAACAGATGTTACCATAACTGGTATTGAAGTTGCTGATTTGTCAGCAAAAGGATTTACCAAAGTATCAGGAAATTTATTATAATGGAACCGAGTAAAATTAAAGAAATTATCAGTGAACCAAAAAATCAATCAAATATTGATTTAATGGAATGTATGGATTTTTTATCTAATGAACATGAACAATTAAAAGACACAATTTTAAAATTAACATATCATTTAGATGAAGTTGAATTTTCATACAATAAAATTTTAGAAGAATACAAAAATAGAACCAAATGATGGATGATGTAAAACACCACTCTTCTTTACCCAAAAAGTATACACAGGTTGTTAATTACGGAAAAGTAATTAGTAACAATGACCCTATGAACTTGGGTAGGATTAGGGTTGAACCAGTTTCATGGCAAAATGAAGACCTTTACAGTGCATTTAAAAGTCCATTTGGAGCTAGACTTGACACAAAGAATTTTTGGACATCACAAGACCCATTTGTGTACATGCCTTTATTACCCTTGTTTATTTATCAAGTTCCAAAAGTAGGTGAATATGTTCACGTAGTATATTACAACACTGAGTTTCAAGACAGAAATAAATTTTATATTCAAGGAAGTTTTTCAAGTCCAAATAATACCAAATTTGAACCATTCGATTCGGCTTTAGCATTTACTGCAAAAGGTGAAAGAAATTCATTACCAAACAATATTAGAAATAGTAATGGTGAATATATTAACGTTGACCAAGTTGGTTTATATCCTGATATTAATACTATTGGTTTATTAGGTAGATATAATTCAGATATTTTATTACCTGAAAATGGTTTTGTTTTAAGGGCAAACACCATATTAGATGGTTCGGACCAATTAAATCCTACCTTCAACAAGAAACATAGTTTTATTTCATTACAAAAATACGATTCGAAAACCATTGATAATGGTCCAACAACTTATTTAGAAAACAATAAGGTGGTACAACCAGTCAAATATTTGATTGAATATAACGTATATGGTGGTCTTGGAACATTAACGGGTAATTACTCAGCGTATGCCTATGTATATAAAATTTCTGAATACCAACCTGTTTACACAAATAGTGTTGACAAAGGATTCTATGAATTTCCTGAAATATCTAAAATTGGTCCAATTTATAAAGAGGACTATACCTTTAAATCTTACGATGAAATTGTAACAGGAATTAATAATTTAATTCAAAAAGTTAATAGTGGTAAATTCTTAGTGGGTAATACTCTAATCACAGATATATTCCCATTTGTTTTTCAACCTGAAAAACCTCTTTATGACAAATATAGTTTAAATAATATAACAAATGCAAATGTGGCCATTAATGCTCAAAGATTTATTTCATCTGTTTATCTAAATGAAACCGACACCAACAGAGGGTTGGGATTAGTTTGTAAACAAGGAGAATTGGGGCCTTTAACTCAATTAACATCATTCGAAGTCCAAAACATTTCGTCTGACCCAACTCCAATAACCTACGGTATTAACGTTTCAGATATATCCTTTTTTTTATCACATGATTCACAAATACCAGGTACAAATAAGATTGATTTTGATACCGCTGACTTTTCAGGAACTACCATATCACAAAAATTTATTGAGGAATCTATAATACCAAATACCGCATCAATGGTACGAGGTGAACAACTTTTGAACTTAATTGAATTGATTGTCAAATACTTAACATCACATGTTCACCCTTATCACCAAATGGGTCCAAATCAAGTTTCGTTGGATGGAACACAATCACAAAAAATACTTGCAGAATTATTTAACGCGACAGAAACCGTATTAAATAAAAACTTACGAATTAATTGATATTTATATATAATGTCAATACACAAATCGTATTTTAGCAAAAACAACACCATTATTTTAAGTGGTAATACAAACACTGGTTTAAATCCTGTGACAGAACTATTTTTTGGTAGAACTGATAACGTATTATCCACACCTGGCTTCTCAAGATTTATTTTTGATATTGATTTAAGTCAATTACAACAAAAAATAAGTGATGGTGTGGTTTATACAGGTAGTCCTATGACCCATAAGTTAAAGATGACAAATACAATCATGTTTAATTATGAGTTATTAAATACCACAACATCTGATAACAGAAGAAGGGCTTCAGCATTTGATTTAAGAGTGTTTAATATTCCCAAATTAAATTACACAGGAAGTTCTCAAACTTGGGATGAAGGTGTCGGTTATGATTATTATGATAACAATACATTAAATTCATCAAACGCCAGTTTGACATCAAGAAATTACAGAGACAATGATAAGTCATACTCCAATAGACCATCAAATTGGTTCAATAGAAACCTAATAAACACTTGGAGTACACCTGGTGTATACTTTAATAATAACAGTGGTTCAGGGACGCAAATTAACTATTCAGGACTAACACAAGTTGGCCTACAACATTTTCAATTCGGAAATGAAAACTTAGATATTGATATTTCTTCAACAATCAATGATATATTAACGGGAGCTACCACAGGTTCAACAGGTTATATTATGGCATTTTCACCTGAATTAGAAAATATTACGGGTTTAACAGAAAATTATTCTGTTGGTTTCTTTACTAGACATACTCAAACGTTTTATGAACCTTATTTGGAAACAACATATGATGACCTAATTTTAGATGATAGAACAGCATTTTTTGAAAATAAAGTTAATAAGTTATATCTTTATTCATATATTAATGGGACACCAACTAATTTTGATTTTAATCCAAAAGTTAATATTGCCGATTCTAATGGTGATTTAATTTCATCTTTAACAGGTTTAACAACAGTTAGACGTACTGAAGGAGTTTATGAGTGTACAATACCCGCACTAACGGGTTACACAACACCATGTCAGTTTAGTGATATTTGGAGTGGTGTAACTATTAACGGTGTGTCATTAGGAGATATAACAAATGATATAATATTAAGACCGGCAACAGAATATTATCAAGTTGGTCCATTGGCTAAAGACCCTGTTTTATATGGTTTTGAATTTTCAGGTATAAAACAAGATGAAAAAATATTAAATACTGATGTTCGTAAAGTAATTGTTAAAATAAAACAAGCGTATACATCAAATGTTATTTATCCAAATTTCAAAGCTTATTATAGATTATATGTCAAAGAAGGTACAACAGAAGTTATTGTACAAGATTGGACAAGAATAAATCAAACACCAAACGAGTATTATTTCATCTTTGATACTAAAGATAAAATACCAAATGAATATTATGTTGATATTAAAGTTTTAACTTCGGGAGAAGTAGATACTTATAAAAGAGAATTAAAATTTCAAATAGTTAACCAAAAATGAAAAATATAAATGAATTAGATGTCGCAAGTTTTATTAAGAACATTGTTGGCGATACAGGAAGAAACGTATTAACAAGTATTCCAGGTGTGGGAACCGCTGTAGGTGTAGGTGCGTCAATAAAAAACTTTAGTGAATTAAATGATGATTTAGAAAAATACAAACAACTTAAATCTGAAATAGTTGATGGAGAAGTTATAAAATCAGAAACGTTTGAAAAACTACTTGATGTTCAAGATGAACTCGAAGTTGATTTTATTGATTTACTACAGTCAATTGCTGGAATTACAAGTATTCCTGGTCTCGGATTTATTGCAAAAGGTTTAGGACCGTTTTTAGTAAAGTTGAGTATTGAAGAAATACTTGAAAAAATTAGTAGTGTTGTACCTATAGATAAAGAGGCTGAAGAATCATTCATTCCATATTTAGCGGCAATCAAAGATATCGAGGATTTGAAACAAAAGGCTAAGGAACTCGAACCTCTTACCAAAGACGCAGACAAATTTATGGACCAAATGCTCGAAAGAAAAAATTTAGAAGAAGCTAAGAAAAACAGAAAAAAAACGGGAACTAAATTATGTGCACGTGGAAAAGCGGCCGCTAAAGCAAAATTTGATGTTTATCCATCTGCATATGCTAACGGATACGCAGTACAGGTCTGTCAAGGTCGTATAAAGGGATTAGACGGAAAGAAAAGGTCCTCAGGGGCATATTCTTAACAAAATAAAAAAAAGGGGTTTTAAGACCCCTTTTTTAATGAATATAGAATTGTGTTAACCCATTGTTTGGTTTTGTCACCTCCGAGTAATAAATAATTTAAATCATTGGTTTCTGACTCATTCAAAACATTTTTGTTTAATGATGCATGAAGTTCTGTGACCATTTTTTCGGTAAATGGAACTCTGTTGTATAAATTTTTAATTACGGTCAAATTTTCGTTGATACCTTTTTTTTTCATCTCGTATAAAATTTTACCAGCCAATTTTGCTAAAGTAATTGGTGGTAAATAATTAACTGATTCCTTTGTTGTTTTGTAAGATGAGTAAACAGGTTTTTGTCCTTTACCTGTTTGTGTATCTGCTTTCTCAGCCTTTCTTTTTTTAGCACAAGCGGCTCTTTTTTGAAAATCACTCATACGTGCAGCAACACCTTTGGCCCTACATTTAGGATATGACTTTGGGTCTGCTTCGGCTCTTCCACAAGGTGGATGTCCACCACCTTCTTTTTTTCTACAAATATTGACCCAAGGACCTGCGGGTTGTTTAGAACCCTTAGGTTTTTTCTTAGTACCAAACCAAACCGCTAAATCCTCATTGACAACAGGAACACTATTGACTTCAGTGTTATGTGTACCACCAACATTTTTTTTTAATTCAACAATATTTTTTTTGATTATATTTGTTATTTTTTTTTGTTTTTTTTCTTTATCAGTTTGGTCAGAAGGATTTTCAGTAAACGGACCTAATTCTGAATTATTCCATTTTTTTTCACCAAATACAAGAACTTTATTATAAACACCAGTACCTACTGAAGTTGACGAACTTTCATCAATTGATAAACTATTTTTAGACAAAGACATAAAATATTCATTAAGAATATTTTTGATTAGTGCTTTATTGTTGTTCATTTTTTTACGATTATTATATATAAATATCTTACTATGATTAATAATAACACAAAACTATTCGATTTTTTACAATATAACTCAAATGACGAGCTTGAAAAAATAATTAATTCTATTGAAAAGGAGCAATCTTTATTTTATTTAATACAATCAGTAAAATCTGCGTATAAACGAGGTTGTTTTACATTAGAAGAATCTGAAATTATTTCAAAATCATTACGTGTTTTAAGTACACCCGATAAAAAAGATGAAGCATAAAAAAAGGGACAATTTCTTGTCCCTTTTTTATTTCATTTAGAAAAGATTATCTCAATTCTCTTAAGTCAAATGTTCTAACACCATCAACTGTGATTTTACCGTAGAAACGGTTGTTCACCATCTTCTTAGCGTATCTTGTCATGATACCTTTGATAGGTGTGAAGTTGAATGGGTTATACATTGTTGGAGTCAATTGTAATGGTACGTATGGTGCGTACACATAACCTGTGTCTAACAATGAGTTACCTTTGTGACCCAACAATACTGTGTTTGGTGGGAAATAAGGGTCTCTGTAAACTTGGTATCTACCAGCCAAAGTACCAACTCTTTCAATACCCATGTTGTATTGGTCTTGCTCAGGAGCTGCGTTTGATACGTGGAAGTATTCCAAATCATCAAAGATTGCACTGATTTCTGAAGAAACAACAATCCAGTTAGCTCCACCTCTCAATGTTGATTTGTGGATTTGAGCTGAAAGTTGGTTGATTGCTGTAATCAATGTTTGGTTCCAATCTTTTTGTGTGTATTGTGTTAATGGATTTGAAGCAGTTCCTCTCTTCCAACCGTTGTAATCCCATCTCAAAGTCCATGCTGCACCTTTTCTCAAATCTCTCAAGATTTCTCTATCAATTTCTGCCGCAACTTGCTCAGACAATAAAGCTGTTAATTCAGCTTCAGCGTCAATGTTGTGGAATGCTGCAACGTCTTGTGCTAATTCAGGAGACCATTGTGCTCTCAATTTTCTTTCAGTTACAGAAACTGTTACTGATTCCAAATCAAAAGAAACTTCACCGATTTCATCTTCAAATTCTAAGTTTTGATAAACTCTATATGTACATTTGAATGCTTGATTATATGCGGTTGTTACAGATGTTGTAACACCTGAGTAACCATCTAAAGAATCAGCACCGATTGAACAAGGAACTTGAGTATCCACCTCTAAGTAAATAATACCAAGAGCATCACAGATATTGTCATAAGAACCTCCATTACCTGTACTTGGGAATGATGTTGTTGCTTGTGAACCATATTGTACAATACCTTTACCGTATTTTTGAGTTACAACTCTAAATAATTGGTTACCAGACAATCCTGAAAAACCATTTGAAGTAGCATCTGTAATTGGTGTTACAGATAAGCTAGACAAAAACTCTTCAGAATCCATTTCGTTACCGTTAGGACCAATTAATTTACCAGCACCAGCTGTGTTAAATCCTGATAAAGCAATAATAACTTTTCTGTATTCACCAGCACTGTAACCACTTTGGATTAATTCTGAACCACTCCAAACTTGTGTAGACGCTGTGTATGTTTCAGCACTAAACTTACCTTTAGAATAGTCAAATAACCCTGGAGGGTCTAATGATGCTTCGTTACCTTCGTAGAATCTGTCATACAAATTCTTATCGTTTGCGCCATAACCAGCATTTGTTGATGATGGTCCATTAGGTGCTCCAAAAGGTGCGAAGTGTGTACCACCTTCAGTTGGGTCTTGACCCATGTCATAACCCTGAATTTTAGGTACGAAGTAGAACAATTTACCGATAGGTAAGTTCATAGCTTGTACAGATACGATGTCGTTAGCCAACAATTTAGAGAAAACTCTTCTTACGATTGGAAATACAACCGTTTCGAAAGAACCGTCTGATGCTGTGCTAGCAGCTTCGTTAATTAAGTGAGATGCTTGGTTTTCATAAAGTTGAGCGATGTTTTCTTTAACATGTCCTCTCAAACCTTCCAAGAATCCTAATTTGTCCCATTTGTTAATAGTATCTTCTTTGATAACTTTAAGGTGCTTAAGACCGATGTTACCAACAAGACCTGATTCTAATAATGCTCCCATTTTTTAAAATATTTAGTTTGTTTTTAGTTTATTTTTTATTTATTCATTTTTGACATAAGGTCCTTCATTCTTAAGAACTGTGGATTTTCATATGTCTTACTTTCAACCAAATTAGTTGAACCTTTTGATGGTGTTCTATCAATGTTTTCAACGATAGATTCTTTAACCATTGGTTTTTCAACTGAACCCAATTCCTCTTTAATAGTTTGATAAAGATTTTTAGATTCTTTGATTGTTTCGACGTTGTCAAAACGTCTCATGATATTTATTTTTTCTGATTTTGTAGTTGTATGTTCAGTAAACAATCTTGTAGCGTAAGCTAAGTTAGAATTGAAAACAGCAACTTCATTTAATTTTTCTCTGAAAATATTTAATGCTTTTCTGTACTCTTCATTTTTAGCTCTCAACTTTTCAACTTCTTCTTGTAAAGCGTCATTTGTAATAACTTTCATTTTTGGAAGACCTTTTCTTTTTGGAAAATTTCTACTTCCATTTCCGTAAGTTCTAGCAGCTTCTTTTGTTTCAGTTTCTTTTTCTTCAACATCATGTTCACCTTCCTTAAATTCAAATTTCTTAGGACCTTTAAAGTTTTCTTTGTGTTGTGACATGTTAGATTTGAAACCTTGCATGTTTACTTTACCTGAAGATTTTTCTGATTTAACTTTTCCCATACCCATACCTTTTGGTTTAACCATCATACTAGATTCCGTTACTGTAGAGTCATCTTCATCAACATTATCATCTTCACCTAATTCAATTTCGTAAACAATTTCTTCGTCGTATGATTCATTAGTATCATTAGAGTTGTAATAATCTGACTCTTCTAATGATTCCATCATGTCATCGTCTTGGAAAGTAATTTTGTCTACATCTAAATCTTCACCAGTTTTCTTAATGATAACTCCGTCATTATCGCCCATACCGTTAAGTACTGCCATAATTTCTTCCATAGATGCTCCCGTCATGTCTAACGGTTCTAGTTCATCATCATCATCTTCCAATCCCATGTCATCCATGTCATCCATGTCATCCATTTTCATAGAATCTGAATCATCGGACATCATATCATCACCCATCATAGGTGTCTTCATGTCCATAGCCATCAATGAATCTTCTTCTTCATCTTCAGTAACATCTTCGTTACTATAAGACTCATCTACAGCATAAGTGTCAGCCTCTTCAAGAGACTCTTTTACTAACTCTTCGATTTCTTCCTTCATTGTAGAAGCAAGTATTCCTTTTGCGTTTTCGGTAACAACTTGTTCCAAATTTTTCATTTGTAACAACGCTTCCTCAACTAATGATTTTTTTTCGCTCATTTTTTGTGTAATAAAATAGTTTTTATTTACACTATAAATATGCCCCTAATCAAAAAAATCTTAAATGGTGATATAATAAAATAAAAAAAACCCGATTTCTCGGGTTTTAAATTATTCAAAAACTTCATCGATTTTACTTTCACTGACTGCCGTTATTCGCCAATCATGTTGAAATCCTTTGAATTTTTCGGTTACTTTAGCTTCAACATCTGTTACGCTGTAACCTTTAACTAATTTTTCTTCTCTAACTTTTTTGATTTTTCCTGTGTTTTCATCAATCAAGTCGTACTGAATTTTTGCTACAAAATATTTTTCGTCCATAATAATAATTTTATCTATATCCCAAAAAATCGTTCAATTTTCCCATTAAGTCAAGCGATTTACCTAAACCACCATCAATTCTTCCATCTTCTTTTGATTTTTTTTCTTCTTCAAGATTTTCATCGTATTTGTGACGGTCATCCTTATTAAGGAATAGATAAGCGCCGGGTGTAGATGGATTCATAACCAAGTCAAAACAAATCATTTCATAATCATTTTGAACTTCATTGTGTTCTCCCTTTTTAGCTAAAGAACCTACACCACGTGAAGATACCCCCATCGTAACACCTTGTCTCATTAAGTTTGCCGCTACATCACCCTTAGATGATACAATACCTCTTTCATGGAAACCTGGTGTTGTTAATAACCTTAGTTTACCCATAAGAACGTTATCATCCCACCATATATCATCAATAATGTGTGATACTCTGTCTAAATCAATCAAAGATGATTCAGGGTGATTAAGTTCTGATGTTGCCAAACCTTTAGATATTGTTTGTTTATATTTTTCAGCTTCTCTTTTAAGAATATTTTCAGGATATACACGACCATTTCTATTAGGTGTACCATACTTTTGTAGAGTTGCGTAAAATACAAATGGTTTAGAGTGGTCTAATTGTGATTTTTGTTCATTAACTAAATCAGTATCTACGGCATTTTTCATAGATATATGACCTGCATCATATTCTATCAATATTCCTTTACCTATTTCATTCGGTTTAAGTATCTTCATATTAAAATATTTATCAATAAATATTAGAATATCTCAAAGTTTTTGTTTTTCAACTTGTTTTTAGAATATTGAATGGTAAAATACTTTGATTTCTTTAAAACATTGTCGTGAACTTCTTTTAATACGTGATTTAATTCTGTTGATATATTTTCAGATTTGAACTCAATATTTTCTTTTGTAAAGAATGTAATTTCAAGATTTAAAAAACTTGCTTTATCTACTTTTATCCCACTTGTTCTTAAATCTAAATCAACAATAAAATGTTCTTTGAATAATGATTTATTGTAAACTTCTAAAACTTTATGTTTAATAGTTCGAGATATTGTCCCAACTACTCTTTCCCAATTATCCCTTTCTTGTGTGGGTGTTACCCATGTTTGTAATACTAAATAAATTGATTTTAATTCTGTCGCATCTACACTACCGTAATAGCACTTAGCATCTTGGAATAAATCCAATTTTGATGTTTTTCCTTTTTTCATTCTTTTTCATTTGTGAAATGTTTATTTGTTGTAGTGAAAAGATAATAAAAAAAAACTTATTAACAAATTTAATTTTATTTGTATATTTATATCAATAACACACATTTTTTATATGATAAAAATAATTTTAGAAAAAGGTGAAAGTTTGGAAAAAGCTTTAAAACGTTACAAACACAAAGTTATCAAAACAAAACAAATTGAACAACTTCGTGCAAAACAAGAGTATGTTAAAAAAACAACTTTGAAAAGGGAACAAATAAAAAAAGCAATATACAAACAACAAATCGCCCAAAGTAACTTTGACTAATATTTATTGGTAACAAATACCAAGAATATGAAAAACTTTATTATGAATTTACTAGGAAACGGTTCTGACGTTTCATCAAAAAGATTCGCATCTTTATTCACTTTATTAAACGTAATTATCTTAGCTTATGTTGCAACATTTACATCTAAAGATGGTGTAACACCTGAGTATATGTTTGATGCACTTTGTTTAATTGCTGGTGGTGGATTGGGTCTTACAGTTGTTGAGAAGATTTTCTCAAAAGGTTCAGACAAAAAAGCTGAATAACAAAAAACCCCTCTTTTGAGGGGTTTTTATTTTAAAGTCCTTCTGACAACTTTTTAAGTTTGTAATATGATAAGGAATCAATCGGTGTTGATTCTATTCTTACCTTTGTTTCATTTAATTTTTTGTTGGTATCATCATCACTTTCGTTAATACTTGAAAGTTTTCCAAGAACCTCAGTTTTCAATCTTTCAATACCTTCACTCAATTCTTCTTGTGACATTCTTAAGATTGATTTTAATTCAAACAATTCAGATTCACTTAATTGTGAATATTCTTTTGCGAATGTGTCAGCTGCCACACCAAACATAGATTCTAATGGAATGTTAACTGATTCTGTGATTGTTGATTCTTCTTTTGTTTCTGACATTAACTTCCACATTTGTTTTCTTGATTCAACCAATTTAGTAAAATCATCGGCGGTTTTTGCATAAACCATGTTATCTAATAACTCATATTGATTATCAATACTTTCTCCTAAAGTTTCAACCCAGCTGTCGAACTGTTCAAATTCACGTTTGTTACTGTTAATTGTATTTTTTATGAAATCAACTGAAAGTCCCAAAAATTCTTTCGCAACTTCTTCGTTCAATCCTTTGGTTTTCATTAAGGAACCGTATTCAACATATAGTTCACCAACGGATTTGTTGTCCTTAATAAAATCTCTAAATTCTTTTATAATTTGTTTAAAATCTTCAGTTTTGTATGTTTTAACTAAAGCATTTTCAACAATACTTTTTAATAATCCAAAATTTCTCATATCAATAAATATCTTAAGTATTTAATAATTCGTTTAATTTGGTTTCAATTTCATTAATTGATGTTCTACCTTTAGATAAATCAATTTCATCTCTACCACTAATTAAATCATCTTCCAAAATTAAATTTAAATCGTTCATTTTACTTTCAGGTGTTACTTCACCTCCAGCCGGTGGTTCAGGGGATTCAGGAATATCAGGTGCTCCACCCATATCTTCAGGTCCTCCACCTATTCCACCTAAACTACCCATATCACCACTTGGTGGTGCTCCACCCATATCGTCACCCTCAGCAGGTGGCGTGGCTGTTTCACCGGGTTTCTTACCATACAATCTATCAATATTATCAAAAATACCTGTATGAATAATTACCTCAGGAGTTTTTTGTAATTCAGCCCCAACTGCTTTTTCAATTCTTTGTTGTTGGATATCCAATTTAATTTCCTCATCAGAGAATCCAAGAATGTGTTTTTTTGCCCATGTTGTTGATACCGCTTGGATACCGTTACCTGGGTCAGAAACCGCATCTTTATAAAGAAGTATTTTTTCTTTCCAATTCTCAATCTTTAATAAATCAGCTTGAGTTGATGGGTTAGTTAATCCTAATGTGAAGTTTGTTAATTCATCTTCAAAACCAAGAATAAACAAGTGAATAATTGCAATCTTATTTAATTCCTGAATCATTGATTTTTGAATTCTATTAATTGTTCTCGCAAAACGAATATCTTGTAATGCCAAGTTCTTACCATCACCAACAACTTCTTCAAAACCTAAGAACGCTTTTGGTACACGAAGAGCGGTTAATAATTTCTTTTGGATATATTCAATATCGGCAATTTCAGAAAGGTTCTGTGCTCCCGCCAATGTTTCAATAGGACTTGTTTGTGCTGGGTCACGAACAGGAATGAAATAATCTTGGTCAACCGCCATTTGGTTCATTCTTAAGTCAACGTTACCTGTTTTTGAGTCAACAACTTGGTCTCTCTTAAACTTATTAGCAATTCTTTGAATGTATGGTTCAACGTCCTTATCATCCATGTTACCAACATAAACTTTGAATACACGTCTTTCAGGTGCTCTTGATGTTCTATACACCAACATTGCATCTTCTGATAATAACAACTGTTTCCAAGTACGTCTTGCTTTTTCCAACATAGCAGTACCATAAGGAAGTTTTCTATCATCACCTAACAAACGGAAGTGTGCGACCTCCCAAGTATTCATTTCCATATCTTTTACTTTCCATACGAATTTCAAAGATTTTGCATCCTCAGTTGTATTATGTGATGGTTTGATTTTCATACCACGTTCCAAACGTTCAATTTCAATGTTTGGAAGTTGTTGACAACCCATAATACCTTTTTCAGAATCCAATTTTAAGTAAACAAAGTTATCACCATACTTACAAGTGTTTCTTGTCCACATTGGTAAGTTGGTGTTAATATCCAATCTGTTATTAAATAAATCCGCTAATATTCCCTTAATTCTATTTGATTCTGAATATATTTGTAGGATATATCCATCTTCATTTGTTGTTGTTGATTCCTCAGCGTAGATATCAAGTGCTGCGGAAATTTCAGGGGTATACTCCATTGACTCATAATCATAGTATGATGCCAATCTTGTTGGTTCGTAATAAATTGCCTGAGAATATAAATTATTTTCTACTTTACCCCATTGTTGACCAAGATACATTGTCTGTTGAGCTTGGAGTTTTTCCTTCTCAAATTCTTGCTTATCTGTGGTTTTTAATAATTCCTTCTTATCAAATTTATAAACTGGAGGCTGTTGACCCAAAGTTGAGTCGGGACCAAAGACTTTGGTAAGTCGTTGCCATATGGTGAAATTGTCTGCCATCCCTCTAAATATAGTATCTTTTTTTTATGAATAAACTTTATCTTCTACCGAATAACCATAAATACTGTTCATAATCCTTTTTTGTTGGATTTGATGAAAAAGCATCGTTATATCCTGTTGGTGATAAAACAGGCATTCCCGGATTAAATTGTGTTATTTCTCTATTTGTACTGTCGTCAGCTACGGTCCAAGAGCTTAACATAGCCTTTGTTTGTTCATTAACCTTTTCAAGTTGATTATATGCGTTTTGTCCAACATATAAAGCCATTGACATTGACATAATTAAATCATCATGTTGCCCTTTCATGTGGTCAGGTCGTCCGTTTATATAAACATACGTATTCATCTCACCAAGTAATCTAGCAGAATACAATTTAAATCCATGTCTTAACGCTTCCTCAAACGCCGCAATAATTTGAACCCTTTTACCATTAAAGTTTATACCCGGTATTTTTTCATTAGACTTAACAGTTGACTCCCAAATATTACCATAATTAATTCCATCAACATATAAGTTTTTATAACCCAATTCTTGTAATTTTCTTGATGTTGAAACTCCCATACCACCCGTAATATCAATAACAATAAACGCATCGTAGTAATTTCCCCACTTATAAGCAATTTCAGCCGCAACATCAGGAGGAAGTTTTCCAACATACTCGGCAACTTGTTCCCTTTCGTCAAAATCGATAACTTGGAATGATGTAAAATCCTCAGAGTCACCCCTTGATACGTCCATACCCATAATGTATCTGTGACCAACAACTGGTTCTTTCCAAATCCATAATTGATTTTGAACCATCTTTGATTCAGGTTGACGAACCATTTCAGTTCTAATCTTATCAGTTAATTGTGCATCGAATACGTTATCTCCCGAACCTAAAAAGTTACATTCCAACTCCTGAGAAATTTTTCTCTTATCAAATTTTAACTTTTTGGCCATAGTTTCAAACCAACCAGAACTTACTTTGTAACCATCATCCATTAATTTTTTGAAATCACCAAAATTTCTTTGACTTGTTGGTACACCATCAAAACTAATAATCTCAGGGTTGGGGTATTCATCACGATTTAAAAAATAGTGAATTAAATCTTTGACTTTAATAAAGTATAAATCTTTAGTATATCTTGGGTCTCTCCACCAATACATTTCAGTAACTTTAAAACTATTCATTCCTTTAATAGCCTGTTCATAGATACTGTAATAGATTGCATCATATCCGTTTGGTGTTGAAATTACAATAACTTTACCACCTGTTGATAACGATGCCATACAAGCTGCCCAGAAATCGTCATTAGCTTCGATGTACGCAGCCTCGTCAAATATCAATACGGTAGGGGTATAACCACGAAGTGCATCAGGTGAAGTTGCAACCGCTTTGACTTCACACCCATTTGATAATTTAAAGTGTCTTTGTGAATTCTTTTCAGATGAAAATGATACCCCCATCCAATTTGGCCACTGTTCCGTAAACCCTCTAATTTTATTAGCAAATTCTACCGCAGTATCTAATTTGTTGGCAATTACAAGAATTTTTTCAGGTTTTTGTTTGTTTGCAAAAACTACTTTTTTAGACGCCCAAGCGGCAGTAACTGTTGATACACCGGCTTGACGATATTTTAAGGCAATGTTTTCCTCGTAGTTATCATAATCTTCTACTAAGGTTTCTTGGTCAGGAAATAAATCCAACGGAACGTATTTTGACTGTGTGTTGTCATACGTTTGTAAATAATTTCTTAAAGCGTATGGAGTGTTTTTGACACACTTAGCATATTCTATAAGGGCTTGTTCTTTTGTGATACTCATCCCTTATAAATACTCCGTTACTTGGTTGGCGGAGTATCAATACCTAAATCACTTAAGAAACTCAAGTCAACATCATCGTCATCATCATCGTCAGATGGATAACCCATAGTGTCGTCATCGTCATCATCTTCATAGTTTGAACTACCTAAAATTTCTTCTAAATCTTGTTTGTTTAACTCATCGATGATTTGGTCAGCAATACGTTCCATTTCAGTATACGCAGTTGCATCACCCTTATTAACTCTTTGGGCTAATGATGTGAATTTGTTTTTTGGTAATTTAGAAAACTCTCTGAAAATTAAACTTTGAACAATCTTCATGTTGTCTTCTAATACTTTTGCAGGATATGTTTCCAACAATTTTTCCCACAAATATGTACCTGTGATAATATCAAATATTTCGTTTACTAATGTGTCAGCAGTTTGTTTAACCATTTGAGCTTGAATTGGGTCAGTTGGTAAAGATGCCGCACCTAAAATATCGTAATAACCTTTAATTAATTCATGAACCAAAATTGGGAACATAACCGCCTTTGCTCTAACAACAAAATTACCAGTATATTCACCGTCTTCATCTTGTTCCATTTCTACTTCTTCAGAACCACCCATATTTTGTCCCGCCGCAGCCATTTGTTGTACCATTTCAGGTGGTAATAACCAATACAAGTAATCATTCATTGCCATCAAAGCACCATACTTGTCAGTAATACCAGGTTCCATTTCTTCCAATGAATCTCTGATTAATTCAAACATAAAGTGACCCTTTTTAGCGGCACCTTGAATAATTGCGTTCATAAATCTACGTTTTGCAACCATGTAATCAAAGTTTTCAAACGCATCTACAAATTCTTCTAAATCTTCACCTGAATCTTCAAATGCTAATTCAATATCTTCAGATGAAAACTCTTCAGGTTCTGCTTGGAAATTTTCATTCCCCGCTTCACCCATTCCAACCAACTTAGGGTCAAATTGTATAAATTCGGCATATTTTGGGTCAACCAATTCATTTGATACTAAATCTTTTGCCAATTGTTCAAGTTCTTGTCTTCTTGAACTTTCAAATTGACTAACCTCACCAAACAATCTCATCATCATCATTTGAAGTCCACCCATATTGTTAGGAACATTCATTCCCAAATATCTTTCAAGTTTTGTCACAACATCTCTAAATCTTTTAGATGCTGCAATTTCTTCAAATGATTGTCTATCATCTTCACCCTTTTTAGGAATAAATGGACTATTAGAAAGTGGTGTTTCACCTCTTTCAATTGCCCTTTTTAAATCAGGGTTTATACTAAAACCTGTTGGCTCATCAATTGGAGCTTCAAATATTTTTCTTTTGTTTTTCATTATTTTAACTTGTAACCCATTGAGGTGAATGTATTATAGCTCAACCATTTTGGACCTTTAGCTTTTGGATTTGGTTTTTGTGCCGGTTCAATCTTGAAAGGATTTTTCTTACCAGGTGCTTTACTTGGTGTTTTTGTTGGTGTCTTAACAGGTGCTTTTGTTGGAGCTGGTGCTCCAACTCCCGCTTCAGTCATCTCAGCTTTTGGATTTGGTTTTTGCGCAGGTTCAATTTTAAAAGGGTTCTTCTTACCAGGTTGTTTTACTTTTTCACCTGGTTTTACAGTTGGTACCTTTGCAGGTGCCGGTGCCGATTTAGTTGAACCTTCAAACATTTTCATTAATTGACCTTTAGTGATATGTTCAGGTATATGCTTTTCAATTAACTTAGTCAAGCTTTCCTCCAATTCTTGCATATCTTTCTTCTTTTTTTCAGGTAATTTACTGAAATCAGTATCATCTGAAAATTCTTTAGCCCATTTACACCATTTTCTTTTGGCTTTCTCAGTTCTTGAGTTTTCACATTTTGCCCAAAATAATCTTTGTTGTGATTTTGATTGAAACTTTTCGGTTACTTCAGTTTCACCTACCATTTTTCTATCATTATTTTGTGGTGATGTATCATCATCCATACCATCATCGGCAGATTGGCTCTCACCGTGAGCACCTAATTGTCCTGTATAATCTTGGTCAGCGTCTAATCCAAAATCATCTTCATCAATATTTTTTTCGGCTAAACCTAATTTTTTCATTTTTAACTCAACATCGGTTAATTTTCTATTCAATAAATCCAATCCCTGAATGTTTTTTTCTAAGTTAGGATTTGTTGGTTGTTCAACCAATCTTGTATATAATAACCCAATCTGAGATTCATTCAAACCTCTTAGGGTGTTGTAAGTAAAACCATTACTTATCAATTTTTCTATTTTTTCACCAATGTTAGACATGTGTTAAATTTTTTTCAAATGTTAATATAATATCCCTCTCGTATAGTTTTGACATAACATCTTGTTCACTATCACCATAATGAAATACCAATCTTGTATCTTCTTCATTATAGTATTCATTTTCAATGTCTTCCCACGATAATGCAATCACTTTATCAACTGCGTCGTAGAAAGAAAAAAAGTCAGAGTTCTGAATAACGTTAAGTTTTATTTTATCGTTTTTTAGAACTCCAACTTTTGTTATGTAGTCTATATGAGGGGGTTGTGGATTTCCACCAGCTGGTGATGATTCCCAATCTTCCCCGCTTACGTCTTCGTTGTCTGAGAATATAAACTCATAAAGGTTGTCGCCTCTAAAGTTTGGTCCTAACTCATTTACGAAAACTAAACGGTTCATAGAATTTCACCTTTTGGAGAAACCTTAATTTGTTTTCCCTCGTTTTCAAATACTAAGTTTTTCAAGTTAGTTTTACCAATAAATTTAGCACCTTCATTTTCCCTTAAAATAAATTCAGATGTTAATTCTTGTTCAATTGTTTCTGAAAGATTTTTAACTTCTTCCATAACACTAACTTTGTTTATTTTTTTCTTAATATAAGTTTGTACTTTTTTTGATTCGTTAAGTTCTTTTTCTTCAGGTGTTTCAACAAAATACTTAGATAATATTTTATCAACTTTAGACTCAGTAAACATACCGTCCATAATTGCATTTATCTTAGAATTGTAACTATTACCTTCACCTACTTCAGGTTCAGCAGTAATTTCATCACCCATGTCCAAATCAGAAGTATCAGGTTCAGTTGGTTCCATACCGATTTCGTCATAACTAGAACCATCTTCACCACCTTCCTCTCCTTCAAATCTTGATAAGATATCCTCCTTATCAGTTTCGTCCAATAAATTCAAATCAACAGCTGATAAGATAGAATTAAGAACATACTTAACATCTTCAGAAGTCATTTCTTGTTCAGATGCGTAAGCTCTTAATTTTTGCCCCAATTTACCGGTTAACTTTTGAACTTGTTTCAATGTCACAGGACCTTCATCTCCTTCACCACCCATATCATCTGGCATCATATCATCACTTGGTGGTTCTTCCATACCCATATCATCCGGCATCATATCATCACTTGGTGGTTCAGGCATTGCCTCATCTCCCATAGGAGCAGGTGCTGGTTCAGGTGATGGTGCTGCCGGCATTTCAGGTGCGGGTGCAACGGGTGCAGGTGCGGGAACATCAGATTTTGGTGTTTTTAAAACAAACTTTTTTTGTTCACCAAACAATGCAGTACCTTGTTCATTTTCATTCAATCTATTTAATTCACCTGCAATTAAATTTAATTTCTTTAATGCTTGTGAATAAGATGAATGATATTTTCTATTTTTCATTGGGTCAATGTAATCCAAAGTAGATTCATCAATACCTTTTTTAACGATATATCCGTTTCTTTCTTTTACAATACCGTACACATTGCCATCGGCAAGTACTCTTGTATAATCGGTTGTTTCATTTACATTGATTTCTTGTTTAGGTGCTTCACCGTATCTTGCAATTTCCATTATTCTTGCAATCTTCTCGGCTCCTTGAAGTTTTTCACTACCTATTGGTTTTAAATCTGCCATTTTATATGTTGTTTAATTTTTATCTTTTATGAGTTTAGTCCATTAAATCCACCCAATGTTATTGCACTACATTGGATTGCGATTGATGTATTATCGGTTTCGGTCCATACAGGGTGTGGTGTGTTGAACGTAACAATTTCACCAACGGTATTTCCTGTACCAGGTACGTAACCTACTACGACTGCGGTATTATTAGAAGTACATGCTGTTGTCGCCATAATTTTTCTTTATAAATATGTTATTACATCAAAATAATTCATCATCTTCCAAAGAAAGACGTTTATCCATCAAATCATTTTCAAAGTCAAAAAGTTTTTGAAGATATCCATTTCTTCTTAAAACTTTAAAAGTTAAATTTTCATACGAGTATTCACCTTCTTTTTCTAACCCACTTGTTCTGTATTTTTTTATTTTATCTTTAACTTTTTTAATCATTTCTTTAGCGTCATCCAATTCTTCTTCCTCAGCATTATCAATGACAGTGTCTATCATATCTTGTAATTGTCCTACCTTTTGAACTAAAATGTCTTTATCAATATTGACATCTTCTTCTTTCTTTGGGACGGTGTCCCACTCATCGTTCATGATGGAATATACACCCGATGAAAAGTGTGCTTCGTTTGAATCTTGGATATACAATTCAACTTCAAATCCTTTGATTGTGATATTGTGTGATGAGTTAAATAATGTTTTCTTTAATTTGAACAATTCAGAATACAATTCTTTTTGTTCCCCAAAATCTTCAAAGTTTACAATGATGTGTAAATCAACATCAGAATATTCAGACCAGTTGTAATTACACAATGAACCTGTCATGATAATGTCTTGAACAAACATATCAACATTAACGAATTTAATAAACTCTTCAGCGATTTCATTAAGTTGGTCTCTAATTTCCAACTTCATGTGTGACTTAGACGCATCGTCAGGATTTACCCATATTTCAGGATTTAATTCTTCTTGAACACCAAAACTAGAAATAATTTTTTGCAAGTCTTTCACAATGATAAATACAAAGAACTTTACAATTTTTTGTATTTATAATTTTTACTGATTTCAGTGGTGAAAAACTTACCTTGTGATTCTGATAATCTGAACTTAGCGTAAACTTTGTGTGGTACATTTTCATATTCATACTTTGTACCGTTTTTAAATGTAACAACCATATTTTCGGTTGACATATCATACTGTGATTCTGTGATGTTGGATGATTCAATTACATTATAAATCATCATACCTTTAATTTCTTCTCTTAAAATTGCCATACTAATAAATACAAAAAAACCCCTACTTTGTGTAGGGGTTTTTCTTTAGGACTTCATTTTATTTATTTTGTCTCGTAATTTAATTGCCGATTCAAAGTCTTGTTTACTTATAACCTCGTCCAATTCGGTTTGTAGTTTTTTGACTTCATCTTTGTTCTTTTCAAGTTTTTTGATTTTATCTCTAACTTCGGCAGCCTTTTCAAATTCTTGATTTTCAACATAATTTTCAATCTCTTTTTTAAGTAGAGAAATTTCATCAGTTTCTTTAGGAGACTTTTTGTTTGGAGTTCCATAAGTCGTTGTAATCACGTACCTAAACATTCCATTTGGTGATGTATACGTTTCTGTTTTCCATTCACCATTTTCATTAGAACCTTCTTTAATTTCAGATTCATCATGTGAGATAGATGAAAATTCTTGGTTTAATGAACCAATCATCTCATCCAATTCACTCATCATTTCTTTTAAACTTTTTCTGTTTCTTCCAAATAATTCAAACATATTTTTTTTCTTAATTTTTTTAGTTTATCTTTGTAAAACCAATTATACAAAAATATGCCAAACAAGTAAACCTGACAATATGTCATATTTGTATGTCATTTTGACATTATTGATAATTTAGAATAAAAACTTATACTTTAACATATGATTGAATCACAAGACCAAAACGAAAAGATGGGTGGAAACCGAAAAGGTAAAACAGATACAATTAACTCCAAAACACCTGTTTTGGACAATTTTTCTCGTGACCTTATTAAACTAGCAAAAGAAGGCAAACTTGACCCTGTAATTGGTAGGGAACATGAGATTGAAAGATTGGCACAGATTATTTCAAGAAGAAAGAAAAACAACCCTATTTTGATTGGTGAACCAGGTTGTGGTAAAACCGCAATTGTTGAAGGTTTAGCTATGAAAATATTTCAAGGAGACTGTCCTCAAAACTTAATTGATAAAAGAATTGTTAGTTTAGATATGACATCAATTGTTGCCGGTACAAAATATCGTGGACAGTTTGAAGAACGTATTAAAGTAATACTTGATGAGTTGAGTGATAACCATGATGTTGTCATATTCATTGATGAAATTCACACAATCATTGGTGCTGGAAATTCATCAGGTTCGTTGGACGCTTCTAATATCTTTAAGCCAGCACTTGCTCGTGGTGAACTCCAGTGTATTGGTGCGACAACCTTAGATGAATACCGTGAACATATTGAAAAGGATGGTGCGTTAGAGCGTCGTTTCCAAAAAGTACATGTTGATGCAACATCTATTGAGGACACAATTATAATTATGAATCGTGCCAAAGAAAACTACGAAAAACATCACAAGGTTCATTTTAGTAATGAAGTTATTAAAACTTGTGTAATGTTGGCGGACCGATACATCACTGACCGTGAGTTTCCTGATAAAGCAATTGATATTATGGATGAGGTAGGTGCAAGATGTCAAATCAACGTAACCGTTCCTGAAATTATTGAAAAACTTAAAGAGGAAGCAAACCAAATTAAGGACCGTAAAGTTGAAGTTGTTAGAAGTCAAAAGTACGAAGAAGCTGCGGAATTACGAGATATGGAACGTAAAGTTTTAGCTCGTCTTCAAGAAGAAAAAGAGAAGTTTGAAAAAGACCGACTAACAAATAAAAAAGAAGTTACCGAAGAAATGGTTTATGAAGTTGTTTCCCAAATGACCAAAATCCCAATTTCAAAACTTTCACAATCAGAATCAGATTCGTTAATTAATTTAGAAGAAAGTTTAACCAAAGCGGTTATTGGACAAGAAGATGCGGTATCTAAAATTTCAAAAGCAATCCGTAGGAATCGTGTAGGTATTAAAGACCCGAATAAACCAATTGGTTCATTTATTTTCTTGGGTTCAACAGGTATTGGTAAAACACATTTGGCTAAACAATTAGCCAAAGAAATCTTTGGAAGTTCAGATGCTTTGATTCGTGTAGATATGTCTGAGTATCAAGAAAAATTTACAATGACAAGATTGGTTGGTTCGCCTCCAGGTTATGTTGGTCACCAAGAAGGTGGACAATTAACTGAACAAGTTAAAAACAAACCTTATTGTGTAATCTTGTTTGATGAAATTGAAAAGGCACACAAAGACGTTTATTCACTTTTGCTACAAGCGATGGATGAGGGACATTTGACTGACGGTCTTGGTAGAAAAATCAACTTTAAAAATACCTTGATTATTATGACATCTAACATTGGTGCTAGAAAAGTACAAGACTTTGGTACTGGAGTTGGATTTGGAACTCGTTCTAAAAATGAAAAAGAAACTGAAATCAAACAAATGATGATTGAGGATGAACTTAAAAAGTTTTTTCCACCTGAATTTTTGAATCGTGTTGATGATGTTGTTTTCTTTAATTCATTAAAAGAAAATGAAATTAAACAAATTGTTACTTTGGAAATTTCTAAATTAATTTTACGATTACGTTCTATGAACTATAACATTGTTATTGATGAAAGTTTGGTTAGTAGAATTTGTGAAGTTGGGTTTGATGAAAAATTTGGGGCTCGTCCAATCAAAAGAGCTATCCAAAATCAAATTGAGGATTTTATCTCAGATGAGATTCTTAAGAAGAATATTGTTAATGATTCAGTATATATATTGGAGTTTGTTGATGACAAAGTTCGTATAAAAGAAAAAACATCAGAAATTACTGATGTTTCAGAAAAACCAAAAAGGGGTAGAACAAAAAAAGGGGTCAATTAAGACCCCTTTTTTTTAATCCCATAACATCCATCGTTCCGTTTTTGGTTTGTGTTCGTGGAATGTGTGACCCAAACTTTCAATCATTTGTTTTACCATCTCAATCGCTGTGAACACATCCTCAATAACAACATACTCATTGGCTGTGTGGTAGTTGTAATAACCACAAGATACATTTAAACAAGCAATGTTGAATTTTGATGCAATTTGTGAAACGTCAGTGTACGGGTGTTTCATCAATTCATGTTTTTCACCAAAATGTTCATTAAGAAGTGGTCCAACCTTTTCAAAGAAAGGAGAGTTACGGTCAAAAAGTTTTACACCCCAACAATATTCAGTTACCATCCAAGATTCGGGAGCATCAAACTGAATACAGTAACCAACATTAGAGAAAAACTCAGGACTTGCTTTTCGTGAACCGTGACAACCTGTTTCTTCAGATACAAAGAAAGCCGCTTTAATAACGGGGAGTTGTTCAAGGACATCTAAACATGAATAGACACCACATTTGTCATCACCACCAATTCCAACAGGGTTACCTGTAACTGCGTGATAAGCCTTAAAGGAATCTTTTAGTTCCCCATGTACGTTTGGGAGTTGTTCTTCCTCTACAACCATTTCAGTGATTGAGTGGACGGTGTCAGTATGTGCAATAACACATGGATAGACATCTGCCTCACCTTTTGTAACATAAACGTTACCATACTGGTCAATTGTGTGGTCGTATCCTTTTTCAGTAAAATACTTGTCAAGATACTCAATCATAAGAGTTTCTTGGTAAGTTTTAGTCGGAATAGAAAGGACTTCTTTTAGGTGTTGAATTTTTTCTGGAGTCATTTGACTACAAAGATACAACAAATATTTTAAATTTCAAAAAGTTGATAATTTTTTAACAAAGAAATTAGTTGTTCAAAAGTTAATGTATATTTTTTAACTTTTGCCGAGTATCCAATATTTTTTTGTATTTTCACGGTTATTGTATTATCAGGTTCCACACCAACAATTATAATCTGTGTGTCTTTTAAAGTTGGTATGTCTTTTTTAACATTAAAACCAATCTTATCAACAATGTATGATACTATTTTTTGATATTCTTGGATATCATCAAATGCGCCATCTTCTTCATCAAATAAGTTTTCATATAATTCATCTAACAATTTTTCGGATTCAGAATTAAACCTTGCGTCAAAAGTATCATCATCTTTGTATTCATAATAATTATCAAAAATATCACTTACCGAGATTTCTTCATCAATCGCAGCAGTAATAACGGCTCTAATTGATTTTTGTGGTGAACCATATTTTTCATAAAGTGACAACATATTGTCAACCGATGTATAATATTTACGAAAACAAACTTTAGATTCAACACCAATTGGTTCTAAAACATTACAATATTCATCATTAACCGCAGCTTCAATTCCAACTGTATACGCATCATTAGTAGCATATTCATATTCTTCCGTCATTTTTTCTTTAAACCAATTGTGTGCGTTTAAAATTTCAGCACATTTAGAATAATAATCACTCCTATAATTTTTCATCAATTCATCTTTTTGTTGAAATAATTGTGGTGAAATGAGAGTGATAATATTATCTAATTTTTCTTTATTTTCTTGATTTAAAGATGTTAAAACATAACCTTCCTTCCAATCTTCCTCGGCAGTATATGAATCAACCCATTCAGTTTGTCTACCATAACTATTACCCGCAAATGACTCTAACTGTGATATTGTGTATTCGTATAGTTGATGTTTAAATAATTTAAAATAATCTTCAGGGTCAAAAAATAACATAACATTTCCATCAACAATTTCAAAAGTTTCTTCACCACTTGTAATATTAAACGATGCGTCAATTTTATCTTTTTTATAGTTAAGTAATGTTTGATAATCAGTTCCACCAATGTTTAAAATGTTACTTAATATTTCGTCCATTCCTGGCATTGATGCGTATAACACATCAAAATTTGAACGATTGTCTTGTTGGTCCCATACTTCAGGTTTTCCACTTTCAGGTATTCTAATGGCAAATTTTGAATTTCTAATGTTGGTTCCTTTTTTATTGATTACATAAACAAATTTTGAATTTCTAGTGTAATCGTCAAAGTATCTTGAACTATCTCTTGATGAAACACACCATTTTGTTTCCGCACCATAAACACAAGATGCTTGGTAAGTCATTGGTTGAACAATCAAATATTTTTGGTCTTCGTATAATTTTCTTGACTCATTCTTGGCTTTTTTAATTTCATCTGTTGTATATGTTCTATTTTTGATTTGACGAAAAAACTCTCTCATCGCATTTATATCTGGATATGCGTTGATGTCTTTTGGTGATTTAACAATTTTATTATACGACGAACCAAAATTTTCTAAATCACCTCTCTTCAATCTATTTGCAAATTCTTCGGTGTCTTTTTTGGAAACTCTTCTATCAATAAAAATCATTATGTCACTAACCTGAGACATTGAATTTAACAAATTAATCCAATCAAGTTTTTTAATTTCTCTTGCCTGTGATATTACCCAAGGCAAATACTTTTTTGTTGAACTTTCATCACGAGCCCAAAGTGAATCAAATATTTCTTTTTTTAAATTTTCATTATCAACATCTTTTCCCCAATCAATATCCAAACTTTTAAAGTCATTATATAAATCAGTTTGTTTATCTTCTCTTAATAACCCCTCAAATAACGTTCTTAGGTCCTCTGAAGGACCGTTAAGCATCACGTCAATATAATGTGACGTTTCCTCAGGTTTATCTTCAACACTACCAAGATATTCACTTTTACCATTATACTCACAATAAATTCCACCTTCAGGTGTTATGGTTAATGTAAATGTTAATCCGTCACCTTCAATAACATATTGTTCAGTTCCAACATCAGTGTTATCATCATATGTACAAGTAATTCTTTCTGTTGGGAAATCAAATTTTCCCAAAATCTCTTGTATTTTAGTAATATAAGAAAAATATGAAGCTGGTTGTCCGAAATAACTTATTTGTTCCATTATAAATAAATACTTTGATTTGGCACTTTGAGATAATATTTATATCTTTGTATAACAAATCACGGGTGACTCCCTTAATAGTTAAGGCTGACCTTAAGCATCTGACGCAAGTCTATACAGGGGGCGAAAGTGATTTTAATGTTCTTTGAAAATATGGGGGTGAAATAGAATCGATTGGCGTGGCTAGTCAATGGATGCACGTATGAGCTGAGTTAACTCATTAAAAACTGATTTAAAAAATTAAACGGCAACGTTTTGAACAAAATGGCAGCTATCGGTTTAATCCGTGAAGATGCTTCTGTATTAGCTTAATTGTTAATACAACACAGGTCGGGAGACATATAACCTAGGAACAGAAGTCTTGAAAGATGTGGTTTCTATCTTAAAAGGAACAAACAGGGTGTAGGACATCCTTTAAGTTCTACCACCGTGGCTGAACGGTGTGAAAATTCAGATATTTTGGATTGTTAGAAAACAATAACCTAAACGTGTAGTATCTTTTGGTTGGGACGAACAAGACCGCAGGGCGGTACTGCGCACTTCCACTAAACAAATTAAAGTGGTCTAATTTGACCACTTTTTTTTTTGTAAATTAAAAAAATTGTCGTATCTTTGTATTGTTAATCACTACCACTATGACAAACACAACCACTAAACTCAACGCCAAAATCAGAAACTACAACGGTCAAAATGACTTCGTTCGCAAAATGAAACAAGTAGTATTCCAATACGGAGGACTAACTGAAAAACAAGCCCAAGCAGCTGAAAAAGCATTGGCCGAACCAACAAAAGTTGAGACACGTTTCCTACCTGACAATATGAGAAAAATCGCTGACTACTCAGGTGAAAACACCTTCGTGTTGGATGTAAAAGGTAAGTTCCTTAAATACGGTACTTTGTCAGACGCACAAGTATCTGCAGCAAACAAACAAATCCAAAAAGAAAATGACGACAAAAACCGAATGGACGTGAACATTGACGTAATCGGTGAAACAATCGTGGTAGGTCGTAACACAGGTGAGGACTTGAAAAAACAAAAAGGTTTGAACTTCAACCCACTTTTGTTGGACATCACTGAGGTTGTTACCTTGACTGCAAAAGCGGTAAAATTCAAAGGTAAATTGACAACCAAAAACTGTGGTGTCTGCAAATCATGTGGTCGTACCTTGACCGATGAGTTCTCTCGTCTAACAGGATACGGTAAGACATGTGCAAAACACTTGAGAGTTGAGTACATCAAAGACAAGTCTGAAGTTGAACGTTTCAACCAAGATGTACTTGCAAGAATTGAAGAGATTGGTGAAATGGAATTTTGGGTTCCTCGTCGTCAAATCAAAGTGTGGAACGGAGTTTCAGCAATGTTGTTGAAATTCTAATAAACAAAAACCGATAAGTGTTTGATACTTCGGTATCAAATACTTATCATTACACAAAGTATATGGAAAAAGTATTAGTATTAAACAGCGATTACACACCCTTGAACGTAACAACAATGCGTAGAGGATTTGTATTGGTTGATAAAGGTAAAGCTGAGGTATTGAAGAAGGATGAGAATCCCATTATTACCACTATTGGTAACTTTGTAAGACCTATCATCATTAGATTGCTCAGTTATATCAGAATTAAGAAAAACGCTAAAGATATCAAGATTTCCCGTTCACGAGTTTATCAAAGGGACGATTATGCTTGTGTATATTGTGGAGGATTAAAGAAATTAACGATTGACCATGTCATACCAAAATCTCGTGGTGGTGATAACACTTGGGAAAACATGGTCACTTGTTGTTTTGATTGTAACTCAAGGAAGGGGAGTAAGACACCTGAAGAGGCTGGTCTGAAATTTAGGGTTCGTCCTTATAGACCCTCCGTTTTTTCTGAATTGGTTGCAGGTCGTGCCGCACATATTTGGGAAGAGTTTCAACAAGACTTCTTTAGTTATCCAAAATAATTTCTTATCTTTGTATAAGAAATAATTGCTTGGGTGGCGGAATAGGTAGACGCGCTGGACTTAAAATCCAGTGAACAGTAATGTTCGTACGGGTTCGATTCCCGTCTCAAGTACTAAAAGAAAAAGGTGTCTCACGACACCTTTTCTTAGATTTAGGACCCCTCCTTTCAATTAAATGTTTATCCTATATGGAATTCCGAATCTCTTCGGCTTTAGCATCCATTTTATCGGACACCTTTTTGAGTTCTGAACAAATTTCTCCCATCATTTTATCTTGTAAATCTCTGTGGAAATTATCATCACCCATGATTGTTTGAACTGAAGATTTAAATACCTGACCTGTTTTTGACCCTAATTCGGTATCAATCCCTGTTGCCAAGATATTATCACCAAAACCTTGTATCATTCCTTTAGACACTTTGTCTGTTAAAAATCTACAATCAGAAAAAAGTTTTGGAACATCTTCATCACTTACATTTTCAATTTCTACTTTTACTGCATTTCTTACCCAACCATCAAATTCCATTTTATCTGAAATCCAATCGGCCAATCTTGATTTAACTGTTCCAAAAAACTCACTATCAAAATCACCAAACAAACCTTGTAACATATTGAACAAAGATTCGTTAATTAGTTTATTTGAAAAGTTTTTGTTTTGGAATGTATTAACTTTATGTATGGTAGTCTCAATTAGAGAATCTATATCAGAACAATTTTTTAAAGTTCCAAAATGACCATCAAGTATTTTACTCTCAATCACCAAAGAATTTTTGTTCTGTTTTTCTTCTAATAAAGCCCCACGCAATTTATTTCTAAGATTCATAACTATAAATATATGGTTGTAATTAAATATCCAAATAATATGGACTATCTTTATCTTGTTGGATTCTAAATCTCTGTGAAATTAATGTATCTAACTTAGCTCTGTCTTTTAAATCAGAAGATTTCTGACAATATAATATTTTGTCTTTAATTGGTCTTAATTGTGCGTCAGTTATATTTGGCGCTTGGTTTACCTTTTTCAATCTTCTGTAATTTAATGCTTGTTCGGAATAATAATCAAACAATGATTTACAAGTTGCGTAAGCAGGTATACCAGTACCAACAGCATTTGCGTAATCATTTAAATACTTTAACTCAATTGGTGTTGATGTTGTAGTATTTGTTGGTGGTGCAGTTGTTTTTTGTCCCGAAGATGAGACACACAACTTTTTGTATTGTTCAATACTACATATTAATTCTTTACTGATATTACCATTGGTATTATCTAATCCGTTTTTACCTTTATAATCAATTATAAACTTATCAAAATCATCAGTAAAATAAGGTGTACTATCTTTTGTATAACCTAAAGCTTTTTTAATTCTGGCAACTGTATCGCTTTTTTCTCCCCTTATTACTTCATCACCACCACCAATTACTGATGTAATTATTTTACCTGAAGCGTTTTTGTAGTTGTCATCTTCAGTTTGTTTTTTTGGAATGCCATTAACAACATTAACAACAACTATTTTTGATGCTTGTTCTAAAATTTGTGATAAACCACTACTTCTTTTTAATTGAATTCCCTCATATAATGTTAAGTAGTTTTGTAGACTTGGTAAATGAAGGTCAATTTTACTTTGTATATCTTCATCTGTTTTATATTTAGAAATATTTTTACCATATAACGATAAAATTGCTCCAACATATGAAGTTTCTTCATTAAAGTTTTTACTTAAAAAATGTTTAATTTTATTACTTACTTGTTGATTGTATTCTAAATTGAATTTTTCATTATTAACTGATAAAAAATTTACTGATTCATTAAATTTATCAAATATTTCTTTTGCTTTGTCTACGGTTTCTGATTGTTGTGCTGCACCACCACCTGACGTTAAAGATTGTTGATACTCATTACCATACTTTTGGTATGCAGTTCTAATTGTATTATTGTTAAATGGTCCTGTCGCTGATAAATTTATTTGCGTTGCATATGCCGCATCAGTTTGTCTAACCCACGCTCTAAACGCATCACCTTCAGCTTGTGTTTTAAACGGTGTTGAAGGTAATTGGGTACCTCCTGAATTCTCACCTGTGTTAGTGTTAGTTTTTTGAGGTTTACCAGTTTTTTTTGGTTTGTCTTCTAATAATATTTTTTCTAATCCCATGATAATTATTGTTCAAGATATTTAAAACTGTTGCCGTCCTCAGTGTATTTATAATCAACACCATTTACATCTGTTACAATATAAACATTACCTTCTTTATTGAATTTTTCTTTACCAGTGTAGTCAGCTCCCCAATCTTTTTTAATAAATTCTTTAAAATTAAATAATGGGTCAACCTTCTGTATTTGTTTTTTACCTTTATCCCACAATTTATTAGCCGATTCCATTGAAATGTTTTCAGATAGCATATCTTTGGTATCCGATAAGAATGTTGCTGGTAACCAAAGTGGTGTGTAAAAAAACTTCATACCAATTTTACTTATAAAGTATTCTTGCCATTCAGTTAAAGCAACTTCTTTTTGGGTGTCAGTCATTGTTTCCCATTCAGGATACTTGGTGTTAACCCATTTTGTAAAAAGTGCATCTTTAATTCTTAAACTCTGAATTATTGAGTATCCGCTAATTACTAACCCGATTGTAAAATACCACTGTAGTACTCCTGTCAATTTATTACCTTCAAATTTATAATTTTTCAAAAACTTAGTTATCCATGATGTTTTATAATTTGCTGGTAACTCATCATAAATTTTTTGAATATCATTGGTTAAATATGTTAAAACATTTTCATATGTGGGTTCGTTAACATTTTTAACAATTTTATTATATAAACCATCTAAAAACTCTTGAGCATTTCTTTTTTTAGTTATTGCATTAAATTGGTCTTTTGTATTTGGGTCGGTAAGTAATTCAACTAAAGCATCATCTGCGTTTTTAGTTATTGTATTTTTACCAACTTTGATTTCTTCGTATACCCAATTAAATATTTTTTTCTGTGTTAGAATAGATGGGTCAGTTAAAAGTGAGTTTGTAATTTTTTTAATATTTACTATGTCTTCTATACCTACTTTTTTCAAAAATAATTTAAAGTCATCGTATTCTAGAGCTCCTAAATCTTTAAGTAATGGTTTGTTTATTAATAAATTATCAACAAAAGTTTTTTCTAATTTAGTATTGCTATTTATTAATTTTAAAAATTTTGATATTGCGTCTTCTTTAGTTGAAGTAGCTAATTCAGAAACTATTTTACTAGCTCTTGCAAATTCATCATCAACATTTGTTATATTTTTACCTAAATTAGGAAACTCAGTCAAAAAATCATCAATTGAATTTGCGAACACATTTTTTTCGGCTCTTGAAAATGTTTTAATTCCTGATAGTACGTTATCTAATACACTTAAAACTGTTGGGAGTAATCCTTCAGCTTCCGTTATCAACATCAATTCTCTATATCTTTTGATTTCACTAATAATATTTTGTTTCATAATCATATAAATATATTGTAAAAGTTATTTATTTGTTTGTGTAGTATCAGCATTGATAAATAAATTCTTTTCATCTGGTTTTAATTCAACATCAAACATACCTGATAAATCAATTTCATTATCCATATTATTAATTGTTGTGTCTAAACCATTTGTAATTTTTTCTAAGAAAGTATTATATTCATTTTTAGCGGTGTTTTCTTTTATCTTATTAATAATCTTTCTTTTTTCCTTAATATCATCAAGAATTTCTTTAGCGTTATTGAATTTTTTTTCGGTAAATAACTTTTCAAAATTTGTTTTTAATTGATTTTGTTCATTTTCTGTTAGGGTCTGGTCCGCAGACAATGAGTTAAAGATTAAATCAAACATTTCCAATCTAGTTTTAGATTGTATTTCTGCATCATCCAATGTATCCCAAAGAGAATATAAGGCTAATCCTGTTACACCAAGTTCAGCACCTATTTTTTGACCAATTATGTTAGATTTAACAGGACTTGATTTTACAAGTTCTTTAATTTTATTCTGTGCGTTTATATTTTTTACTGAATTTATTACCTTTTCTAAATTACCTGTTTTTGATAACGCATCCATTATTTTTAACTCTTCGTCAGTCAATGTTTTGAATACATTTGCAACATCACTTTTTGTAGCGTTTGCAAACTTTTTGGCCAAGTTTGTGGCCTCCGAAGGACTAACTTTAATACCAAATGATGCAAATGGTGTAAATGCAAGTATGGTACTTAACAAAGCTCCCGCAGAATCACCTGAATCTGATTGTATTTTTGCTGCAACTAAATCTAAACCAAGAGATGCTAAATAAGCAATTAAATTACCTTTACCAAGTACGCTAACAATTATGGAAACCCCATTTAGTATTAAAGGACCATATTCTTCAATAAATGATGCATTACCATATCTTAATTTATCGTAAGGAATTAATTTATCATTTGATTTGAAATAATATTTTTTTGATATTTCGTAATTTCCTTCGTTATTTACATATAAATTTTTTTTCCAAACATATTCATCATATGGTGGTGGTAGTATAAAATCTTTTACAGTATCTTTAATTTTACTAAATATCAATTGATATAAATCACCATTTTTAGGTGCGTTACCTGATTGATAAAGTCCTTTAGGTGAATTTGTAAAACGTCTTAATTCATCATCTGTCAATTTGGTTATAAATGATTTTTTAATTGAGTCTACCGAATTAAAATCTTCGTAAGTAAAATAACTAACTTTACTATTTTTTGGTAGGTCAACATCACCATATTCATTAAAGGATGCAAATTTTGTTTTACCATATTTATCATTCAATTTTTTAACCTCTTGGCAGTACTCGGGATAGTACGCACAGCTACCCGAATTTTTTTGATATTGTATAATATAATCATCCAATTCTTTTCCTGATAAACCACTCCCATATGGTGAAACCATTTTTTTGGTACCAACACCAAATTGTTTTTTTAGTTCGGCTAATTCTCTTTGATATAAAGATTCAATATTTTTAAGTTGTTCTTTTTGTTTTAAAACCGGTGTTAATTTTTCTTGTTGTTTTGGGTCATACTCAGGAAATTGTTGTTGGAATCTTCCACCTGGTCCTAAGTAGTCTGATTGAGGTATTTGAGGCTTTTCAAATTTTGGAATTTGAGTTGTTTGTGTTTTTGGCATCTGAGAAACAATTTTATTAATGTTTCTTCCTGCCAATGCTGTTTGAATTTTATTAAAATCAGCGGTTTGTGGGTATTGATTATTTGTAATGTTTGGGTATATATCTTTTGCTGGTATGTTTGAGTTGTTAGTTCCAGGATACCCAACCAATTTACCTGATGGTGTGTAATAATATCCACCTTGTTCCAATATTATTTCTCTGTTTTCAGAAAGCGTTTTTGAAGAATCATACCTCATACAAAGTAAAATTTCATTTAATATGTCTTGTGGATTCTGATTACTCATTATAGTAATGTATTACCTTTACCTCTTTTAGTTCCTGATTCCCATTTGGTAACACCAATTTGATTAGATTTACTTCTTGTTAATCCTGATTCCCATTTAGTGGTTCCAACAGGATTTGCTTTACCTCTTGACACACCTGATTCCCATTTGGTTACTGATGGGTATCCTTTTCCACCTTCCGCTCCTCCCGATGAACTTGAAGATGAAGAACTTGACGAAGGTGTTGATGGTTCTGATGGTGTAGAAGCCGCAGCTGGTTCAGCGGCAGGTTCTTCATCCTCTACCATCATCAGTTGTTTAATTCTTTTCAATTCCTCGTTAAGCATTACCAATAAATACAACAATATTGTATATTATTCGTATTCTGCGGGTGGAATTTTGTCAGGGTAAACAATATAAAATTCATTTAGAAATGACATAAGTTCATCTTCATCCAAATATTCAGGGAACTCGTTGTTAATTTCTAATGAATCTTCTTCAAATAACCAGTCAGTAACTGGCGCTAAGTAATCGTATCCAAACTCTTCAAAGAAGTTGTTTTCAATTACATCTGTCCTAACCATGTCTTCTTCATCATTCATTAATCTAAAGGTGACTTCAGTAATGTTTTCGGATTGGTGGTAGGAAATAATTTCTACTATTTCCATTTTGTTTTGTTGTAAAAAATATTTATCTTTGCTTATCAAAATATCTTAATAATTTACAAAAGACACATTAAACCAAAAAAATATGTTATTTAAAAAAACTAAAACCGAACCAAATTTGATTGAATTTCGTAAAGCTTGTGTTGTTATTAACTCTTGTAAGACCTATGCTCAATTAAAAATTGCAATTAATTATGCAAATCTTTATTACGTCAAAAATAAAGATTTTACCACCCACCAACATTTAATGAAATTGGTGTCCAAAAAACTTCAAGAAACGAAATTAGTTAAAGTTTGAGAATCTCTTGAACCAATTCAAAGATTCTTTAATTGAATCTTTAACTTTTTCAGGATTTTCAACACCCTCAAAAGTATTTGTTGCGCCATAAGGACCTGGTGAATCAAATTCGTATGCTGGTTTTTCTTCAGGGTACATTTCTTTACCATCTTCCATGTCGCCGTTGAGTTTTACCATTCCTAAAAAATTTCCATCAGAATCATAAGAAGGAAATAATTCCTCACCACCAGCTTGCATGTCTTCATCTTCAAATTGTTCAGGTCCTTTTGAATCAAAATCATAATTAGAAAAATCAATTTCAGAATAAGGTTCAGTAATATCTTCATTCATGTAACTTTCACCACACACTTCGCAAACATCTTCTTGAATAGAACCACCACACGCTTCACACATTTTGTTCTCAACGTAATCAAACGAACCGTAGTGTGGTTCAGCAACATCACTATTCATTGATTCATTAATACCCACATTGGTATATCGTTTAACTTCACCTTTGTTATTAACAGTGATTCCCGCTTTATCACCAGCAGGGTCATAAGTATGAATTCTATTGTCAGGTTCAGGGAATCTTAATGTTTGATAACCATCATATGGTCTGCTATGTTGGTTTAATAGGGCTTGTTTTTCTTCATCAGAAATGTTTAACATGTATCTCATACACAATAAATATCTTATTTGTTTAAAATCCACTTGATTATAATTTTAATCTTTATTACAATTTCACTACAGGGTAAGGAAATGGTGATTTGAGTCTAAAAGCATCTTGGTAATTTGTAAAAGCCCTAAATTCCATTTCCCCCTTTTTTTGACCGAAAAAAACAAATGAAAAATATATTTCTATCCCTATTATTGTTGTTATCAACAAGTCTATTTGGTCAATACACGACCACACAAATCCGAACAAATACGGTATCAACATCAAAAATGATATTCAACTATCAAACTGATAAATGGGATTTTGTATCAAACAATGATTACACATCATTTGTTAGTGATTGGACTTTCAACATAACTGATGAAAACACAGGAATGATTTCAAATGGTGGTGTCAATTATGATATCTTATCATATTCAAAAGTTGATGATGCCGCTTACGTCAAAGTATTCAACACTAGAGCTCAAAGAGTCATGGAAATAGTTATAAGAAAAACTGAAAATGGTCTTGGTATTGTTGTATTTGATAAGGAACAAAGAATATCATATTATTTTTTCCCATGAGTTTTACAATAGATTTAGATGAATATGCCGAAGGTGCCATTTTGTTAGATGGACTTGAGGAGGCAATTATTGGAATTGTTGAGGAATTTGGAAATGGTAGACGAATCTTATATTCTAAACCAAAAATACTATCAATATTATGTGAAAGAGATTTGATGACAATGGGTGAGGCCGAAGAATTTTACGATTATAACATTTTAGGTTTACATGCTGGTGAACAAAATGCGGTATTCCTTGATGTTGATGTGTCCGTAAAAAAAACAGGAGAAGGTTACAAGTATTTGGTTAGTTAAAATTTTAATACTATCTTTGTGGTATGAAATTGATTTTAGAAAAAGGTCAGCAGTTATTTTTCACGAGTGATACACATTATTCTCACTCTAATATCTGCCGTGCAACAACTCGTTGGGCTGGTTCTGAAAACTTAACCCGTGATTTCAAGTCTCTTGACCACATGAATGACACATTGGTAAATAACATCAACGAAATGGTTGGTGAAAATGATGTTTTGATTCACTTAGGTGACTGGTCTTTTGGCGGGTTTGAACAAATTGAAGAGTTTCGTAACAGAATTTTATGTAAAAATGTTCACTTGGTTTATGGAAACCACGACCATCACATTCGTAGAAACAAAGAGAATGTTCAAAGTTTGTTCACATCAACTCAAGATTATATCCACTTGGATTTAAGAATCCCAAACGGAAAAGAAATGGACAAACTTTCAATTGTATGTATGCACTACCCAATTGCAAGTTGGAACGGAATGAACGATGGTGTAATTCACTTACACGGTCACGTTCACTTACCTCCACACCTTAGAATTAACGATGGTAAGGCAATGGACGTGGGTGTTGATGGTAACAACTTGTATCCAATTAACATCAAAGAAATTCGTTCAATTATGAAAGACCGACCACACAAAAAATTGACATTACCTAAAGACCATCACGAAAAAAGAATTGACTAATATGACAACTTATACATCAGCAGGAAAAAACCTTTATCTATTACGTGGAATACCAGGGGCTGGTAAATCCACCTTGGCAAAACAACTTGGTTGTACTCATTTTGAGACCGATAAATATTTTACGGATATTCATGGAAACTACAATTTTGATGGATTAAAATTAAAACAAGCACATGAGTGGTGTCAATCTCAAGTTGAGATGGCAATGATTCAAAATCATATTACAAGTGGTTTGGATTCATCTGACATTGTTGTTTCCAACACATTTACACAAGAGTGGGAAATGAAACATTACTATGATTTGGCAAGTCAATATGGGTATAAGGTATTCAGTATAATTGTGGAAAACAGGCATGGTGGTGTTAATGAACACGGAGTACCTGAGGACAAATTACAGGCAATGAAAGACCGATTTGAAGTTAAATTAGTTTAATAAAAATAACTATTTAAAATCCCCATCAAAAGTGGGGATTTTTTTTACACTCAGAATACCTTTTTGTACATAATATTGTCTATACTTATAAGATATGAAAAAATTATTACTTTTAATGATGTTCTTGTTCAGTTTTTTAACTGTTCAGGCAACCCACATGATGGGTGCAGATGTTTCCTACAAATGTTTAGGAAATGGAAAGTACAAAATAATTGCTAAAGTTTACCGAGATTGTAGAGGTGTGTCTATGGGTACACCGTCATTTGGCACTTATGCAGGATTAAATGGTGGAAATGGATGTGGTAGTTACACATTAAGTGGACTATCAAGGGTTTCAATTAAAGACGTAACAACAAGATGTTCAACAAGTAGTAATCCATGTGGTACCGCAAATTCCGCCTTTGCGAATAAAGGTGTTGAAGAACACACATTTGAAGCCACGATTGATTTTAATACGTCACCATTAAACAATTTTGTAAATAAATCAACATGTTGTGAGGTTACATTTTATGTGAATGAGTGCTGTAGAAATGGTGGTATTACAACAGGACAGTCAAATCAAAACTTTTACGCCACGGCAATGGTTAACATTTGTAACCTTCAAAAAATGAAGAACAAGTGTAACAGTTCACCACAATTATCTAACCCACCTATTGCCTTTTTATGTTGTAATCAACCTTGGTATTACAATAATGGTGCGACTGACACAATAGATTATGATTCAATTTCATATAAGTTAGTAAATGGGCTTCAGGGTATTCCTAACAGTTCAGTTTCATATTCATCACCATTTACTGCTAGAGTGCCTATGACACCGTATTGTGTACCACCAACGACAATTAACTGTACACCAAACCCAAAAACAAACCCACCAAGAGGTTTTTATTTTGATACAACAAATGGTGATATTATTACAACACCAACCAAATGTGATGAATCTGCGGTTATATGTGTTGAACAAACTGAATGGAGAAAAGACACGTCTGGTGTATGGCGTGTAATTGGTAGAACAAGACGTGACATGCAGGTATGGGTTAGGGATGATTGTGGATATAACAAAGCACCGACTTTGGGTCCCAAGTTTACTTACAAAGTATGTGAGGGTGAAACTTTGAAGTTTAAGGTTGAATCTGATGATGAAACTTTTACACCATATCAGACAACTCCTGATACAACAACAATGAAATGGAACAACGGTATTCCTGGCGCGAAGTTTACATTGGCGAATAAGAGTGATTGGCCAGAAAAAAGAAAGTCTTACGCAAACTTTGAATGGACACCGCCAATTGGTTCGGCTTCTGATATATCATATTCATTTACAGTTACCGTTAGTGACGAACACTGTGAACCACCAGCAACATCAATTCGTTCATTTAAGATTAAGGTAAATCCAAAACCTACATCAAAACGTAGATATACCCAATTAAAATGTGGAAGGTTCGCCATGGAAGCGTATGAGTTATATGCCGCAACAAGTTATTCATGGAGTGTTAGAGATACTTTGGCGAACGAGTTATTTTACTCTTCAAAGAAAACCGATACCATGAATTACTATTATGAAGGTAAGTATATTATCATTCATAAATTAACAAGTGCCCAATCATGTGTTACGATTTATAGTGATACCGTTTATTTAACCCAACCACCAAAAGTTGTATTGGCAGATGCTGATAGTTTTGCTTGTAAAGAAACTACATTTACATTGAAGGCTAAAGTAATTGCTGGTAAACCTACTTTGAAATACAAATGGAATAATGGTGATACCACCGATTTCACAACGATTAAAAACTTCAAATCTGATTCAACGTTGATGTTGGAAGTAACTGATGGTGATGGTTGTAAGTTCCGTGATACCACATTAACATTTGTTAAACCACTACCTGTTATTACTTTCGGTTCAGATAAGGTTATCTGTACGTATGAAACTAATACATTTGATGGTCAAAACAATGACACGGTAAAATACTTGTGGAGTACGGGTGATACAACTCGTTACATGACAACAAACCTAAAAGGTAGTTATTGGGTTAGAATTACTGATACGACATATCAGTGTGTGAAGTATGACACGGCAATACTTGTTGTGAATGATACTGTCATATCTAATGCTGGACCTAACCAATCAATATGTGATAAAGATACATTCACCTTGACTGCCAATCATAAACCAACATCATTGACTCCTACATATACTTGGGGTGGATTAGGGAATTTATCAACCTATAAGTTAAAATCTGATATTACAAAGTTAACTTATATGTTTACATTGAAGACGGTGTTGACTCAAAACGGGCACACTTGTGAAGATATGGATACAATTTTTGTAAGGGTTAAACCATTACCAAAAATTGGTTGGGACCCAAAACCATTGAAACCTCAATGTTATTCTTATGGTAGTGTATGGATGGAACCATTCTTGGTTAAACCTCATAACTTTGGAACATATGAAATATGGAGCGGAAACAAAAATAAAATAGGAAACATTGTTACGAATCCATCTAACGGAAGGTTCCTATTCAACACAATATCAGTAGATAATAGTAAATTACAAGGAGGTAATAACTTTACTACAAAAGTTTATGTTAAGTTTAACGATACAAATGGTTGTTCAAACATGGATTCAACAACACAAACAATATATGGTACACCCATTATCCAATTAAGAAAGGCGACAGTATGTCAAGATATTGGGTCAATGATGATGGACAATTTGAGAGTAAGACCAGCAACCAAAAATGGTGTGAACATGTTATGGGAAGTTGTTAGAGCACCTAATGGTGTGGACACATCTAAACTACTTTATAATATTTCTACGAACTCAATTCCAAACATTAGATTTAACTTTGGTGCACCTTCACAGGATTATTACAAAGGTTTGTACACTTTCAAACTTACCGTTAAAGATTTAATTACGGGTTGTCAAAGTACCGACACTGTTGATGTAAATATCATTACAGAACCTAAAGTTGAATTGACAACCATACCTCTTTATTGTGAAAATTCAGGTGTGAGTATTAATTTATTTGATTACATTTTGGTGGATGGTGTTAAACCTACTCAAGGTACCATCTTTATTCAGGATAGGAATGGTGATAGAAATGACCCTAAAGTATCTACAGATATATCAACAGGTATATTCAAAACTAGTATAGGTGTAGGTAATTATAACATTAAGTTTGTAAGTAACCTTATAGCTCCTGACCATTCAGTTACTTGTTCAAGAGTGGATAGTTTTGATGTGATTATTAGTTATAAACCTGACCTGAAAGTAATAGGTATGGGTTTTTGTTCAACATATCCTTGGCCATATGAATTGAAAAATGTAATAACCGATGGTAGTTGGGGTGTGACAAAAATCACTTACCCTGATGGGGGACTTTTTACACCAACACCGAAGGCTAAAGGATATATCGGAGGTTTTAATAATCCTTACAAACTTATGATGGTTGGTGAAAGTCAATATGGTTGTAAAGATACTGAGATATTAAAACTAACAGTAATGAACCAACCTGAAATTAAGTTTGTTCCACCATTTGTGAGTTGTGGTAAAGATACTTGGACTCTAAAATTAGACACTGCAAACATTGACTCCGCAGTTAAATTCAGATGGGTAGTTAATACTAATCTTTATGATACTCTAACACCTCCTGGTGGTCAAATGATTGGTAACAAAAGAGGTTTTGGTAAAAAACAATACGTACCATCTGATAATGATACTGCAAGAGGATACTTTACGGTTAAATTCAAATCTTGGGACGCACCACTTTGTGCTAGAGTAATTGACAGTGTCAAGATTTTAATCACACCTTATCCTGAACCTGACTTCACCACAACAAATGGATGTCAACCACATTTTTCAACATTCACACCGACTGAAAAACGCGGAATTAAATCAATTGAGTATTCGTGGGTTGTAAATGATACATTCTTACTAAGAGATAATTTTAGTTGGTCAAAAACTTTTAATAACTTTGGTTATTATAGAACATCATTAACAGCGGTTAATAACACGTTCTTTCCTGAAAAGATATGTGGAACATCTATAACAAAAACATTTGAAGTTTATCCAAAACCAAGTGTTGTGTTTACTACTGACCCATTGTACAAAACAACGGTGGCATTACCTAAGTTTAAAACTATTAATACATCAAGTGTTAGTCAGAATCCATTTGTGACTAATATGAAGTACAATTGGACTTGGGGTAAATTATTTAAGATTGGTAGTGATACATTTAAGAATTCAAACATTGTATTTGGTAAAGATACGGGAACTTATTGGATTAAGTTAGTTGTTACAACAGATAAAGGATGTAAAGACTCAACAATTAGTAGAGTACTAATTGGGCCTGACATAATTGTGTTTGTTCCTGACGCTTTCACACCTGACAATGCAGGTCCAAATGAAAACAATACATTCAAACCATTCGTTATTAATAATAAAACATACGAAATGTTAATCTTTAACCGTTGGGGAGAAAAAATGTTTGAAACAACTGACCTTTCAAAAGGATGGGATGGAAACTATTTGGGTAAACCAGCACCCGATGGTGTATATGTGTATAAGATGATTGTAACTTCATTGGAAGATAAGGTTTTCCAATATAATGGAACTTTTACATTATTAAGATAATATGAAGCTACATAAAATAATTTTGGCATGTATTTTATTAGTAGGGTGTGAAAAAGAACCAATACAAATAAACCCACCTAAAATTTTAAATAATTACCAAAATGAAGTTAAAACAATTTCTAAACCTAATTCAAAAAAGCGTAAATTGGGTAAAAGAACATTCCGTATTCCAAAAATTCTAAAAACAAAAACTAAAAACTATTTATAAATAAAAAAACATGAAAAAAATAATATTATCGCTCGTTTTAGTTGGTATGATTGGTTTTATGGGTTGTGAAAAAGAACCTATACCAACACCAAACCCAACAGTTAATCTTTTGGTAGATGAAGAACCAAACGCTGTAGTAGATTCTATGGGTACCGTTATCTTTGATAACCCAATGACATCTGACATAACACCAACAACTGATGCAACAATAATGGATTATCCATTATTTTTGGATTACGACCCATTTACAATGGTTACATCAAGAACTGGTAAAATTGATTCTTGTGTAAAAGGTATTGAAGTTACAAAGGCCGAAAAAGAACTTTTAACTAAGGCTCATTTAAATAAAGTTGAATGTCAAAAACAAAACAAAATAATTGTTGCAAGAATTAATAGAGAAATTGAAGGTTGGGCTAAAACACAAAAATATAATTATTATGTAAATTGGTATATGGTTGAAAAATCAAAATTAGATTATGATTTAAAAATGGGTGTAATAACTGAATCCCAATATAAAGAAAAACTTACCACTTTAGAAAAAACATGGAAAAGTAAAATGTCCTATTTAAATAATCAGGTAAAAGAAAAAATCAAAACAAGTTTGGATAGAGCAACTGCGTGTGGTAAAATAAAAGATTGTGAAAAGGAGTATCTACATAAGGTGTTAGATATACTTGGTAAATCAAGATATAAGAAATGGATGGAGTGTCACAAACATAACTACAAAAAGAAATAAAAATAAGACCCAAGATTTGATTATCTTGGGTTTTTTTATTATTATGCGGTTATGAAAAAAAATATAATAGGAATTATCCTTTTAATTATTCTAATAATTTTAAGTTTTATAGGTATTAGTTCAACCCTATATTCAAAACCCAATTTACCAAATGATACAATCATTGTAATACCAAAAGTTCAAGATACCGTTGTTAATATTAACGGAAAATATGGAACTTTTATTGGTGATTCACACACATCAAATCATAATTCAGGATGGCAAGTTGTTGTTTGTAAAAAAACAGGTCTAAGAATGAATAATCTATCAGTTTCAGGTAAGACAACAGGTTGGATGCTTGAAACCGCAAAAACATCACTACATAAGGGTATTGATTATTGTTTTGTTTATGGTGGTGCCAACGATATGTTCACAAAATCAATAACACCTAAACGAGCAGTTTCTAATATTCAACAAATTGTTGACTTATGTCATACATATAACATTCGTTGTGTGGTTTTAACAGGTTTTGACCCTGTTAAATGTACAAGGACATCAAATCCCGCTTATGGTCCAAGATACGCTCAGTTTCAAAAAATGTTAATGGATTCAATATCAGGTGCAACTGTTGTTGATACACGTGTAATTGATAGAACAGGATGTTGGGACGAATTATGTCATATGAACCCTGAAGGTCACAAAAAAATTGGAATGAAAGTAATTCATGACATGAAATTTCATATTATCAGATAATTTTATTATCTTTGTATTGTGTTACCTAAATTAAACAAATATCACAATGATGGACTGTTATATAAACAGACACATCCTACATTACCGTTAACCATATGGAATTATACACCAGCGGTTCAATACGGTGAAAAGTGGGATGAAGTAACTTTACAGTGCCGTGGTTTAGTGACTGGTACTGAAGGTAATGTAGTTGCAAGACCATTTAAAAAATTCTTCAACATAGAAGAAAACAAACACACACCTACCCAAGATTTTGAGGTATTTGATAAGATGGATGGTTCATTGGGAATCATATTCAAGTACAATGGTGAAATGATATGTGCCACTCGTGGTTCTTTTACCTCAGACCAATCAAAGTGGATGAGTGAGTTCGCTCAAAAGTACAATTACCAAGACATCATAGTTGAAGGGTTCACTTATTTGTTTGAAATCATCTACCCTGAAAATAGAATAGTTGTTAATTATGATGGTCAAGAAAGATTGGTATTGTTAGGTATCATCAATACTGAGACAGGTGAAGAACTTCCACACAATGAGTTGTTTGAAGGGTTTGACGTTGTCAAAAAATACGATGGAGTTCGGGATTATTCCGAATTAAAGGGTAAAGTTGAGCAAAACTCTGAAGGATTTGTTGTTCGTTTTTCTAACGGAGACCGAATGAAAATTAAAGGTGAGGAATATCTACGACTTCATAAGATAATGACAAATGTATCAACCACTGGTGTTTGGGAATTGTTATCTAATGGTGGCGACATCAATGAGTTCTTAAAGGACGTACCTGATGAATTTTATAAGAAAGTAAAAGATTATGCGGATTTATTGAAGTATGGGTTTTACCGAGTATCTGAAGATTGTGGAAAGGCACACTATTACTTCAGATATGGAAAATATAGTGATAAAGAAATTGAACCAACTAAAAAACAGTTCGCAGAACATGTTATGAATCATGGACATCCACCATACAGAGCGGTGATGTTCGCCATGTGGGATGGAAAACCTTATGATAAATTGATATGGAACATAATAAAACCAGAATGGAAGAAACTGTAACCCGTGAAGAAATGGTTTCATTGGTCAAATCACGTGGATGGTATTCTATGTGGAATGAAAACAATTGGAATAGTCCTGAGACTGATAATTTAGATTGGGGTGGGCGGTCTTTGAAAGCCGCCTACCAACAATGTCTTGATGATATTGAAATGGAAGAACGAGTTAAACAAGGAAAAACAATAAAAATTAAAATATAAAGTTATGCCAGATTTTAGTACGGAAATCGACATTGATGTTGATGAATTTTGGGATGAATGCTCAAGAAGTGAAAAAAAAGAGTTAATCGACCTTTTGGTTGAGGAAGGACATGTTACAAGAGTTCCTAACAGTAGTATCAATGATGAAATTCAAAAACCGTCTTTGATAGAAATTGAGTGGAATGATATGATTGATAAATTATCTTTATTAAGACAGAGATTGTCAATTGAAGAGGAAGATACCATAAAGGCTCTGGTTGAAAAATACTCATGAAAAACAAAAAAATCTACTACTCATCTAAAAATGAAAAACACGAAATTTTAGAAATTTATTGGATAAAAAATAAATTTATTAATAAAGGATATCATGAGCTAACTGTTAACCTTAATGGTGCACATCACTCATATGATATAAATGATTTAAATAGATATACAATCAATTCTATTGCAGGTGCTTATATTAAGAATATAACTCTTGGTTTCAAATGGGTTCGTGATGATGATTTTATGGATAGATTCATTCAAACACTAACACCAATTGTTGAGGAATTTAAAAAAGACGTTGAATATCATCATTCAATTGATGGTTGGATTGGAAGAGTTTTTATTGAACCTATTGAAAACCTTGTTGATTGGTTAAAAAAATAAAACTATATTTAAAACATGTTTAACAAATTTTATAAATTAGATTTTGGACTACAAATGATTATCACTTGTCTTGTCCTATTTTTTTCAAACCAACTTGTGTCATACACATTGAGTATGGCTAACGTTCCTAGTACAGTATCATTTAACGTGGGTGTTGTACTAACATTTATATTGTTTTTACTCCAAACAATATCAATTTATCTTGGAGCAATGGGAATTATTAACTACATAAAACAAACAAAAACAAAAAATAAAGATGAGCAATCTAACTAAACTTCTAATCGGAGTATCGGTACTGGTACTTTTGATTTTCGGGTTCACGGGATGTGAACGAATTGACGCAGGACACGTAGGTGTTAAAGTAAATCTTTACGGTGATGGTAAAGGTGTTGATGATGTAACTGAGGTTACAGGATGGGTATTGTATAACCCGATTTCAACCAAAATTGTTGAATTCCCAACTTATGTTCAACATAAAGAATATAAAAAAACTGAAGACGGTGTTGATGAATCTTTTGTGGTAAACTCTAAAGACGGTTCCGAGTTCCATTGTTCACCAATGGTAAACTACGCAGTAAAACGTGAAAAGGTTCCTTATATATTTGCAAAATATCGTGTTGAGTTGGACCGAATTGAAGAAGGTTTCTTAAAGACATCTATCTTTGATGCGTTCCGTGTGGTAGCAAATAGTTACACAGCAGACGCTCTTATATCTAATAGACAAGAGTTTGAAATCAAAGTCCGACAGGTATTGGAAAAACAATTATCACCTGAAGGATTTGTATTACAACAATTTACATCAAACTTAGTTTACCCTGAAACATTTAAGAAAGCGATTGAGGCTAAGAACAACGCTGTACAATCGGCACTTATGGCGGAAAATCAAGTTAAAACCGCTGAAGCACAAGCAAGAATTAAAATTGCAACCGCTGAAGGTAATGCACAGGCTTTGTTGACAAACGCAAGGGCTGAGGCGGAATCTAACAAATTGAGACAACAAACTTTAACACCGTTGTTGCTTCAACAAATGTGGATTGAAAAATGGGAAGGTAATGTTCCAAGTACTGTTCTCGGAAGTAACCAAAACCTAATGTTTGGATTAAATAAGTAAAAAAAAATAACCCGGGATGTAAAAGTCTCGGGTTTTTTGTTTATCTTTGTAACATATTATGGAACTACTATATATTGTATTCGGCATGTGGATTGGGGTAATTTTTACTTATTTCCAATGGTACAGACCAATGGCACAAAAAATTGAAGACCTTGAAGAAGGTATGAAAGATTGTATTAAATCAGGATTAAATGGACCAATAAATTACGGTTCAATAGAAAAAGACATGGACTAAAAAAAAAATAAACGATATGATAACATTTCAGGAAATTGAACGTAAATTTTTATTGAAGAGATTCCCACGTCTCGCCAAAATCAATACTGTATACCAAATTGAACAATGGTATCATGCCGATGGTTTTAGATATAGATATCAAGTTGAAATTCCTACAGGTGAAATCCATATTTTTAAAACCAAAAAAACAAATATTTCCAAAGGTATTAATACTGAGGAAGAAACAACTTTAACATCTGAGGAGTTCCAACAACTTGATTTGGCAAATTCACTTCATATTAAAAAAACCCGAACTGTTGTAAAACATAAGGGTCATAAATTGGAAATTGACAAATATGAAGGTTTAAATATTGTCATCATGGAGATTGAACTTGGTGATATTAATGAAAAATATTCATTACCGAAATATATTGAAAAAGAAGTCCTTTATGAAGTAACGGGTATAAAAGAATTTAGTAATAAAAATTTAGCGGAATGAGAAAAATAGTGGACAAAGTTATTATTTTTTTCTTATGTTTAATACCAGGACCGATAATCATGCGGTTTATTAGAAACGACAAAAAAGACAATTGGTTAATATGACAAACGAAGAATGGATTGAGGAATTGTATCACCTATCTCATGAGATTGGTAAGTACAATGAAATGCATGGTAAAGTAAATGAGTGTAGAAAAAAACACCCTGACTTAAATAC